AAACAGGTCAATTAAACGAAATACACGAAAATTACGAATTATCAAACTATTTTGTAAGAGATGGTCAGATTGAAGACCTCAGCCATTATCAATTAATTGATGGAATCTATAAGCGTAATGTAATATACCCATTTCCAAAACACATTGAAAAATATGCAGAAGGTTATGTTTATAAATCACCACTTTGTTTGGTTTAAGATTTGGATAATTCAAAATAAAGTCGTATATTAGTGTCTATGGAAAAATTCGGAAGTAAATACGGAACATCGTTCCAAAACAAAATCATATCAGCGTTGTTGAGTGATAGGAGTTTTTCTCGCCAAGTATTTGACATTATAAAATCAGAATACTTTGATTCAGAAGCATCAGAGTGGCTGGTTCGTGAAATTATGTCTCATCTTGAAGAATACGAAAAACTACCAACGCTGGATGTCTTAAAAGTCCGAATTAATACCGTAGATAGGGATGTTCTAAAAACAAGTATTGTAGATACACTTAAATTTGCGTGGAATCACCTTGAAAGTGATGATTTAGACTATGTTAAAGAACAAACCCTTGACTTTTGTAAAAATCAATGTATAAAGAACGCCATTCTTGATTCCGTAGAGTTATTAGAACAAGGTAAGTATGATGTGATTAAAAAGAAGGTTGATGATGCTATGAAAGCAGGTCAAGATTCTAATTTGGGTCACGAATACAAAACTATGATTGTGGAACGATACGAAGATTCTATCAGAAATGTAGTATCAACCGGATGGCAGTGCATTGATGAAATTACGCAGGGTGGTTTTGGAAAAGGTGAATTAGTTTTATTTGCCGCCCCTCCCGGCATCGGTAAGTCGTGGTCTTTAGTTAACATCGGCGTGGCGGCTATGAAATTAGGTAAGACTGTGGCTCATTACACCCTTGAGTTAAATGAAGGGTATGTAGGACAAAGATACGATGCTGTTTTGAGTAAGATTGCAGTTGCAAATCTGAAATACAATATGGAAGATGTTAAGAAATCAGTTATGAATGTTAAGGGAGACTTGATTGTAAAACATTACCCAACCAAAACCGCCAGCGTGACTTCATTAAAAGCCCATATGGATAAGATGATTTTACGAGGTAAAAAGCCGGATGTTGTGATAGTAGACTATGCTGACCTACTGCGTGGACCATCAAACAAAGAACGACACGAAGAATTAGAAACCATTTTTGAGGACTTGAGGGGTATGGCTGGGGAGTATGAAATACCTGTTTATACCGCATCTCAAATCAATCGCAGTGGTGCAGATGATGACATTATTACAGGCACCAAAATTGCAGGTTCATTTTCCAAAATGATGACCGCTGACTTTGTGGTATCTCTTTCTCGTAAGATTGAAGATAAACTTGCTGGAACAGGAAGATGGCATGTCATTAAGAATCGTTTTGGTCCTGATGGTATGACTTTTCCATCAAAAGCGAACTTCTCTACGGGTGAAATTTCCATCTATAATGAGGATTCCATTTCTGGTCAACAAACCAAAAAAGAGATGAAAGGTGGGGAGAGTTTAGTAAGAAAAGAACTTGCTCAAAAATATAAAGAAATGAAGGGTGAAATAGATTTTTAACTACTATGTATATTCACCCACACAAAAATATGTCTAACAATTTAACGGAGAAATCGCATGTCACTATTTGATGAACGAATCCCATACAAACCCTTTGAGTATCCTGTTTATTATACCGATGGTTGGTTATTACAAGCTCAAGCATTCTGGCTACATACCGAAATCCCAATGCAAGGGGATGTAAAAGACTGGAATGAAAATTTGTCAGTTTCGGAAAAAAACTTGGTGGGAAACATTCTTTTAGGATTTGCTCAAACCGAATGTGCTGTTTCTGATTATTGGACTACAATGGTAACCCATTGGTTTCCAAAACACGAAATTAAACAAATGGCTATAATGTTTGGTTCACAAGAAACCATTCACGCTACAGCATATTCGTATTTGAACGAAACTCTTGGTCTTGAAGATTTTGAAGCGTTTTTACACGAGCCCGCTACTGCTGAAAAGTTTGACTTACTAATTCAAACTAAAGCAGAATATAACCACGAAGATTTGAAGTGGAGTAAAGAAGCAAGGGAAGATGTTGCTCGTTCACTCGCAATCTTTTCCGCATTTGCAGAAGGTGTGTCACTTTACTCATCATTTGCGGTTCTTTACTCATTCCAAATGAGAAACCTTCTAAAGGGTATTGGTCAACAAATGAAATGGTCAGTTCGTGATGAATCACTACACTCAAAGATGGGATGTCAACTTTTCAGACATATGTGTGATGAGTTTCCTGGTCTAAAAACGGATGTTAGAGATTCAGTTATTGAAGCGGCTGAATTGATTGTAAAGTTAGAAGAAAACTTTATTGATAAAATGTTTGAAATGGGTGACCTTGAAAATCTTAACTCAAAAGATTTGAAAAACTTTATTCGTAAAAGAGCTAATGAAAAATTAGTAGAGTTGGGATATGACCCACACTTTAATTACGATAAAGAATCAGCCGACCAGTTGGAATGGTTCTATCACTTAACAGGTGGTTTGACTCACACCGATTTCTTTGCACTCCGACCAACGGATTATTCCAAAGCGGGTGAAGGTGAAAATTGGGAAGATATTTTTTAATAAAAGATAAATTATGGCAAAAAATTATGGCGAAGAGTTCGGATGGGAACTTGGTATAGATTTCCCGGTTTGGGGCAATACTGAAATTTATGTAAAAACAATCTCAAAGGGATACCTACTTGTAGGAGAAACCCCAAAGGATGCTTACTGGCGTGTATCAGCCGCAGTGGCTCGTAGGTTGGGTAAACCCCAACTTGCTAGTAAGTTTTTTGATTACATCTGGCGTGGGTGGCTTAATCTTGCTACTCCGGTTCTTTCAAACACAGGTACTGATAGGGGACTTCCGATATCTTGTTTTGGTATTGATGTTGGTGACTCAATCCAAGAAATTGGGGCAAAAAACCTTGAAATGATGTTACTTGCCAAACACGGAGGTGGTGTTGGTATTGGTGTTAATATGATTAGAGCGGCAGGTAGTAAAATTACCGGCAATGGTACATCTGATGGTGTGGTCCCATTTTGTAAAATCTACGACTCAACAATCCTTGCTACAAACCAAGGGTCAGTTCGTAGAGGCGCTGCTTCAATTAACTTAAACATTGAACACGGTGATTTTGACCAATGGATTGAAATCCGTGAACCAAAGGGCGATGTAAACCGACAATCTCTAAACCTACACCAAGCAGTAATCATCGGTGATAAGTTTATGAGAAAACTTGAAGAAGGTGACGCTGAAGCAAGACGCAAATGGGGTAAGGTTCTTCAGAAAAGAAAAGCTACCGGCGAACCCTATATTATGTTTAAAGGTAATGTAAATAAAACCAATCCGGAAGCATACAAACAAAACGGATTAAAGGTCTTTATGACTAATATTTGTTCGGAGATTACACTTCACACGGATGAATCACACTCTTTTGTATGTTGTTTATCATCAGTCAATTTGGCTAAATATGATGAGTGGAAAGACACCGACCTTATCTACACCGCAATTTGGTTTTTGGATGGTGTATTAGAAGAGTTTATTCAGAGAGCCAAGAATATGAGAGGATTTGAAAATTCGGTTCGCTCTGCTGAAAAAGGTCGTGCTTTAGGACTTGGAGTTCTTGGATGGCATACTTACTTACAACAAAGAGGTCTACCATTTGAAGGTTTACAAGGTCAGTTTGAAACTCGTAAAATCTTCTCTCAAATGAAGATTGAAGCTGAAAGAGCATCTCGTGCTATGGCTGAAGAATTGGGCGAACCCCTATGGTGTGTTGGTACAGGTATGAGAAATACTCACTTGATGGCAATTGCTCCGACTGTATCAAACTCAAAATTGAGTGGTAATGTATCTGCTGGAATTGAACCTTGGGCAGCAAATGTATTTACGGAACAAACTGCTAAAGGAACCTTTATTCGTAGAAATCCTGAATTGGAAAAGGTTCTCCGTAAAATTGGTATTAATAATAAAGATACTTGGGATAAAATCTTACAAGATGGTGGTTCAGTTCAAGACATTGCTGAATTAGACAATTGGGGATACCTCAATAGTAAACTAACCAATCGTTCAGATATGACCGAATCTAACTTTGAAAACAAAGAAATTGATTGGGTAAAGGATGTATTTAAAACATTCAAAGAAATTAACCAATTAGATTTGGTAAAACAAGCTGGAATTCGCCAACAATATGTGGACCAATCGGTTTCTCTAAATTTGGCGTTTCCATCTCAAGCAACTCCAAAGTGGATTAATCAAGTCCATATGGAAGCTTGGAAGTCGGGTATTAAAACCCTTTATTATATGAGAACGGAATCGGTTCTTCGTGGTGACATTGCTACGAAAGCTACTGACCCGGATTGTTTAAGTTGTGATGGATAGATGTTATGATTATTATTGATAATTTTATTAAAGACAAAGAGTTTCTAAACGAGATTAGAAACGACAAAACCCTTTTTGATACAAAAGGATATCATTGGTGGGATGGTTGGTGGAATTCTCCAGCAGATACTATCAAAAAAAGATTGATTGAGTATATTTGGAGAGACAATTGTCCGCCTGACCACATCTATGAATTATATGGATTTGAGTATTGGATTGGAACTTATTCAGCATCCGAAGTTGGTGATGGTAATACTGATAATCTAAATATGCACTTTGACAAAGATGAGTTTTGGTTCAAAGAAACCGGCGAATTAAGGGTTCCTATTATGGGTACGGTTTTTTATCCGTGGGAACACGATATTGATGGTGGATACCTTGAAGTATTTTCAAAAGAAGGTGAAGAGCCAGAACGAATTGCTGCAGTTCCAAATAGATTGATTATTTTTCCTGCTGGAAAATATCCACATAAAGTTACTCAAGTGACTCGTGGAACAAGATACGCAATTGCAATTAATTTGTGGGATGTTGAACCATCAGGAGTTTCCAACGGACAAATGATGTATGAATGATAACATTTAGAATGTCGTTACGAGGAGAATCACACCCACAACATAAATTAACGGAAATACAGGTAAAATCTATTCGTAAATTGTGGGCTATTGGGCATAGAAACATTCGTGTTCTTGCACGAAACAATGGCGTATCATCCGCTAACATTCGTAAGATTGTAAAAGGTGAAACTTGGACTCATATTCTTTTTGGTGAATTCAATGACTACCAATGAAAGTAGAAGGTAAGGTATATTTTGACCCATCCAAATTTTCAATAAGACCTATTGCAAAATCAGTTGCAAAGGACATTATTGTAAATAACCATTATAGTGGTATTTGGACAAAAGTATCTTATGCGTTAGGGCTTTTTTACAAGTCAGAAACGGAACACCAATTTTTTAGTGGAGTCAACGAAGAGTTAGTTGGAGTTGCTACTTATGGAGACCCCATAGGTAGACATTCCGGCCAATCTATTTCACCCCTACTTGCCCGAACCGAAGTGTTGGAACTCACAAGATTATTTGTATTTGATGGATATGGGTGTAATGTAGAAAGTTGGTTTGTGGGTCAGACCTTTAAGTGGTTAAGGGAAAACGCACCCCACATCCGAGGACTCATTTCATACTCTGACCCAAAAGTTGGTCATAAGGGGACTGTTTATATGTCTACCAATTGGATTTATCAAGGTAATCGTATCAGACCAAACGACTCGTGGTTATTTAAGTGGGAAGAAGGTGGTGATTGGACTCACTCACGCACATCATTTGTAAAGTTTGGAACCAACAATCCAAAGAAAATCCAAGAGATGACATCAGCTACTTTTTGGATAAAAAAAGAATTAAGAAAACATCGGTATGTTTATATTTTGGATAATTCAAAAAAAAGTCGTATATTGAAGTCATTAAAATACCCATCATTACCCTATCCAACGGAAAATGAAGAATTTATAGAAGAAATCTACAAATTAGACCCAATTGAAAGAGGACAATAAGACATATGTAGATACCTCAAAAGTATCCATTCGTGAAATCAACAAAGCCATTGCGAAGGATATGATTGTGACCTATCATTATTCCCATGCGTGGACTATGTGTAGGTACGCCTTGGGGATATTTTACAAAACTGATGAATTGGACATTCTTGGTAATGATGAACAACTGATTGGTGTCGCTGTATATGGGTTTCCCGTTGGTAGGTCGGCTGTAACCTCAATCATTGATGGATTGGGTAACGACCAATGTTTGGAGTTAACACGATTGTTTATTCACGATGGGTATGGGTCAAACATTGAGTCATACGCATTGGGACAAACATTTAGGTGGATGAGGGAACACGCTCCTAACATCAAAATGTTATTATCTTATTCAGACCCATTCCAAGGTCATTTAGGTGGTATTTATCGTGCTACGAATTGGTTATTCCAAGACACCAATAAAATCCAATTGATGCCGAACTATGGTATTTCATTAGAAGGTGAAGATGGAACTTATATTCACTCACGAACTGTATTTTCAAAGTGGGGTTCTCACAATTTAGAACATCTCAAAACCGAAATTGGTAAGGATGGATATAAAGAGTTCTGGCGTAGAAAGGAAATGTCTAAATTAAGATACATTCAAATTCTACCAACGAATAAAGGCGAGAAGAAGAAACTGATGAACTCACTCAAACATCCGTGTGAAACCCCACCCAAGGATATCAGCGACATTCTACCAAAGAGTGAACGATACGAAACTTACGAGCCAGAAAATATGGTAAACTTTTGGTAAATTTAACAATTTCTTAACATTAGCAATTTGGCAGTTCCAATATTTTTCGTATCTTTACTATGTAATCAATAAGAAATAACAAATGAAAATAGTAGAAAAAGTTTCCCCTATGTTAGCTGAAGGTCGTGAGAAACGAATCTTCAAATTAAAAAACAATGGTAAACAAATGAGTAAGGTTCAGTTTTCAGTTTACCCTCACTCAACAATCACCAATCACTACATTTTGGAGTTCCAATACAATGGACATATGGGTGATGGTGGTATGAAGCGTGAAGTTGATACCATCAAGAACTGGCCAAAACCTATGTTGAATATGGCACAAAGTGTTTGTAAGTTGAAAGAAACTGCCCACGGAAACCTATCTTATTCAACTGAACCAATTTCAAGTGTTTCTTTAACCAAGGTACTTGAAACTGCTAAAAGTGATTTGAAGAAAATTATTTTTGCCGGTGGTTGGTAATTTAAAAAAAATGTCGTATATTTGTAATATAAATAAAAATTGAAAGATATGAAAAATTTAAAAAAAGCACTTGAGTTTGTTGGTAAGAACAAAGCAAAGCCCGCTATTTTTGTTAGGACAATGGGTACTGTGACATTCCAAATGTGTGGTGAATTGATTGAAAATGGTGCTCTTGATAATGAGGGTAACCGAGATGAAGATTTGGATACTCATAAAAAGTATTGGGGTAAACTTCACCACTTGATTCGTTTCATAAGTGGTATCTCCGAAAAGGGTCAATTATTGGTATCTGTCCTAAAAGACAAACCATCAAAAGTTGGTTACATTCGTGATAACGGAACAATGTTTTCTTTGGCGTTTGGTAAGTATTTTGATAGTAAAGTCATTACGGGTAATGAGTGGTTGATGATGTGTGAAGACATCATTGAACATTACGACATCACAAATGAAGATGATAAGTGTATAATCAACATGATTACTGCCTATTTTAATACCAAGACGCCCCAAGAACTTGATATTCAGTATTCTCTGAAAAATGTAGTGGATGGTTCTGACGAGTTTCGTCAATTCTATAATAATAGTCAAATGGCATTTGTCGTTAATCTACACACTGTAAAACAATTTGAAAAGGATATGATTAATTGTAACCGACAACCAAATGCTTGGTTGGCTTACAACTTCTATATGACTCCTTTGAAACGAACAGATGAGTACAAAACTTACTATTGTGGCGACACAGTTTTACAATACTTCACTAATAAAGCTGGAACTGATATCTTTGGTAAAGGTAAGTTAATGTATGGGCATCAGGGTTACGCTGATAAACACAAAGTAGCTAAGATTATTCCTATCCTCCAAGCCTACATTGGTTCTCACTATTGTGAAACGATTGATGACTTTAAGAAATTCAACGATATGGTTGTTGGGTTTGAGAATGGTAAGGATGATGGTAACGAAACCGAATACTGGCAAAAAATGTTCTGGCGTGTAGTTTCGGAAGTGAGTTATGGTGAGTTAATTAAATGGTATGAGAACACATATGTAAAGGTATTTGAATCGGATGATTGGAAGACAATCACAAATACGATTAACAAAATTGTAAATCATAATTTAAGTGGGAAAAAAATCACAGCAATGGATGACCTTCACATTAAGAAATACCACACCGGAATTTTGTTATTCACCTTTGTTTTATACTTCAAACGAACCAATAAATCGGTTGGACTATCAAAGTTAACATCTAAAGTAGTCAATGAGTATTCTAAACTACTAAATGGTAGTGTTAACCACGAAGGTAGTCAAATCTTGGTATGGGAGTATTTTGGAACACAATCTTCCGTTTACTCTTCAACAAGTGCCGGTCAACGATTTGACAAATTGTTCAAGTATGTTTTTCAGAATGTTGATGCTAGCTTGAAAGCTGGTTCTAAAGACCGTGACCTTCAAGCTGAATATCGTGACCAATCGTTGACACGAATGTCATCCTTCCTTGAGTCAGAGGGTATCCCCCAACGATTGAAACTATATCCACTATCTACTGATGTGTTGAGTTTTGTAAACTTCAAGACCGGAGAGGGTTTCCAATGGTTACATAAATCACCCAACTCAACCGGAGGTGATGCTAAAGATGGATTTTTGGGTATGACCGATGATAACCTAACTGGTAATCAGAAATATAAGAATTGGAATTGTACACCAAATGAGTATTGGGAGATGCTTGCCGACCATAACGAGAAGATGTCTGACAATTTGAGTCTAATTGAAAAACGGATTGTCACTTCATCAATTAATACAATTTATCAAATCCTTGAAACGGGTTTAAACTTCGGAGCATAATATGAGAGTTTTAGTAATACCAAATTATACAAACTTTGGGGCTGTTAAAGACATCAATAGGGATTCGTTCCTATTGGTGTTCAAGTCCTTTTTAGATAATACACAAATCGGAAAAGATTGGGAGTGGATTCTACCATATCCTGATTTGAATAACCACCCTGGTATAATCAATCAATTTGAATATCCAAATGTTCAATTGCTTAAAATGGATGGATTGGATTGCTTTCCACCAAAGATGAGGGTAGATTACCCACATAAGTTTTTTGAGAGGATTATTGACAAATATAAGGGTGAATTTAACCTAATATGGTCACACCTACCCGAATGGACTAACGAATATAAGATTACTCGTATCTACAATAAAACTCAACCTATTATTGGATATTGCCATTGGTGGGAAATTAAAGATAATGGTGCTAGAGATGATAATTCTTTTTGGAGAAATATCAAAGGTATGTTGGAAATGAAAGTTTGTGGTGTAAACTCACAATGGGTAAAAGATTTAGTAATTAAACGTGCATCGGAATCATTTCAACCACATATCATTGAACAATTAGAACAAATCATTCAACCTTGGTATTTGGGTTGTGATTCAGCAACTCCAACATCTACATACGAACCCAAAACTATTTTGTATAATCATAGATGGGGTGTGTATACAGGTTCGGAATTCTTCTTTGAGGTAATGGATGAGTTATGGGAAACTCGTAAAGATTTCCAAGTATGGACCACATTAAAAGAAATGGGTAAACCATATACAAAATACATTGGACACGCCGATAGAGATGTGTATATGAACCAAATGTCAAAAGCACATTTTGGTGTAGGTACATTCCAAGGATATTCTGCGTGGTCTATGTCAGCAACTGATGGGTTAAGTAGAGGTGTTCCATATTTACTACCAAATGACTTTTGTTATCCTGAAATGGTAGGTACTGATTATCCACTACTTTACAATGGTAAAAATGAATTTAAAGAAATGGTAATAAAATTATTGGATGGTGATATTGAACGTCCTGATGTAACACATATTGCAGAATCCTTACTTTGGGAACACCAATTAAAAAGTTGGAATGTAGAAGAAAACTTTGTTAATACCGCACGAAAAAATTTTAATTAATGTATCAAAATGTATACTATGAAAAAGAAAATGGTATCATCCATTGTTGGGATGACCAAAAAGGTTATTTTACAAGTAAGTACCGTAGATATGCTTATGTTAGAGATGGGAATGGTTCTTTTACTTCTATTCACGGAGAGCGTCTTAAAAAGATAAACTTTTGGAAACAAGAGGATAATCTTAAACTTTACGAAAGTGATGTAAACGAAATGACTCGTTTTCTGATTGACCAATATGGTGATTCAGATGAGGTATCAACCGGTCATACCACTCTAACCTTTGACATTGAGGTTGAGATGAATACGGGTCTGCCGGACATTGATAAAGCAGGTAATGCAATCACTTCAATTGCAGGTCACGATTCGGTAACCAACGACTATTTCGTATATGTTGTATCAGACAATTATGTTGATAAAACCATCAAAGGAGCAGAGGTTCGTTCGTTTAAAACTGAAGCTGACCTACTTGAAGCATTCCTAAACAAATGGCAAGAAATCAACCCAACAATCGTTACGGGTTGGAACATTGATTACTTTGATGTCACCTACTTATATAATCGTTTAAAGAATGTGTTGGGTGAGAGAATGGCTAGTAAACTTTCTCCCATTGGTAAGATTGGATACAACAAATATCGTAATCGTTATATTATCGCGGGAGTAAGTTGTTTAGACTACCTTGCTCTTTACAAAAACTTTACCTACCAAGAATTCCCAAACTACCGATTGGATACCATTGCTAATATTGTATTGGGTAGGGGTAAGATTGAATACAAAGGTAATCTTGACCAATTGTTCCGAGATGACTTGGAAAAGTTCATTGAGTATAACTTGGTGGATGTGGAGTTGGTTGTTGAAATGGATAGAAAACTTCAATTCATTGAATTGGCTCAGGCGATTTGTCACGCAGGGCACGTATTTTATGAAGATTTCCTATTCTCATCAAAGTGGTTGGAAGGTGCTATCTTAACTTTCTTGCGTAGAAGTAATCGTGTCGCGCCAGACAAACCACGAAGAGCAGACAAAAACGAAGATGGGTCGGATGGTGAAGGTAAGTTCACCGGCGCATATGTGAAAGAACCCAAACCTGGTCTTTACAAATGGGTATATGACTTGGACTTAACATCGCTGTATCCATCCATTATTATGACCTTGAATGTGTCGCCAGAAACCAAGATTGGTAAACTCAAATCTTTCTCTTCGGAGGATTATATGAAAAACAAAATTGATACATATTCAATTGTAGATGATTCTGGCGTAGAGTTTCCACCAATGACCCGTGATGAATTCCAAAAACTTATTACGGAATCAAACTATTCACTATCATCAAATGGTGTATTGTATACCCAAGATAGAGTTGGTGTAATACCTGAAATCTTAAATGTTTGGTTTGACAAACGAGTTGAGTATAAAGACTTGATGAAAAAGCATGGTAATGCGGGTAATGATGAACTTTACAAGTTTTATTCTCAACGCCAGTTGGTTCAAAAGATTATGTTGAACTCCCTTTATGGAGTATTAGGTCTACCATCATTCAGATTTTATGATGTGGATAATGCGGAAGCCACCACAATTACAGGTCAGACGGTAATCAAGACCACGGAGATGATTGCTAACCAATACTACAAAAGTATCATTGGTAAAGAGGATGACTACAATGTGTATACCGATACTGATTCCGTATTCTATCAGGCAGCTCCGCTTGTAAAAGCAAGAAACCCACAAATTGATGTGGAGTCTGATGAACAAATGGTTCCTGCGATTTTATCAGTTGCTCAAGAGGTTCAAGCCCACATCAACAAGGTCTACGACACAATGTCTAAAAAGTTATTCAATGTGGACTCTCACCGATTTGATATCAAACAAGAAACCATCGCAAAGGGTGGGTTTTGGGTATCAAAGAAAAGATACGCACAATGGATTATCAACGACAATACAGTTCCTTGTGATAAAATGGATGTAAAGGGATTGGATGTTCGTAGGTCATCATTCCCAACTTACTTTAAGAAGGTGATGGAGACTGTTTTGTTGGATATTCTAAAAGGTGTTGATAAATCTATAATTGATGATAAACTCATCAAATTCAAAGAAAAAATGTCGGACCAAAACTTTACGGATATTGCAAAGAACTCTGCTGTGAAGGATATGTCCAAGTATGTAAAATCTCGTAAGGAATACGCATTGGGTGAATTTGAAAAAGGAACCCCAGCGCATGTTAAAGCTGCTATAACTTATAATAGATTATTGAAACACTATAACGCTCCTTACAAGTATGAACCTATGAAGGATGGTGATAAGATTAAGTGGGTTTACTTGAAAAAGAATCCACTTGGTTTAGAAACCACCGCATTTACAGGTCATAATGACCCACCCCAAATCAATCAGTTTGTTCAACAATACATTGACTATAATAAAATATGGAAACAAGATTTGGAAAACAAACTTGATGATTTTTACGATGCAATGAATTGGGATAAACCAAATCCTAATCTTTTAAAAGCATCACAATTTTTTGGATTTTAATTTTATTTTTTGTATATTTGTATTATGACTATTGAACAAGCAAAACAAGTATTGAAGGAGAATGGCTATTATGTAGATAATCTCTGGCACACCGATGATGTTCACCACCTTGGTGATATTTCAGAGGATGAGGCATATGATGTGTTAGATTCAGTTTTACAAAATGCATATACCATTGAAAAAATCAATGAAATGCTGCATGATGAATTCCACGAGCGAAGAAATTAATGAGCGTAACCAACTACATAGTAGAACCTTGCCCACGGAGTGAAATTGTAGATTTCGTGGAAACCCATCACTATTCAAAAAATATGAATGGATTACACATTTCATATTGTTTTAAGTTGATGGATGGTGATACTATGATTGGTGCTATGGTGTATGGGTCGTTGGGTATGCTTGGGGTTGCTGAAAAATATAACCCCAAAAATCCATCCAAGATTTTAGAACTAAAAAGATTGGTGTGTATTGATGATACTCCAAAAAATACCGAATCGTATTTTATAGGTTGGACACTTCGGTGGTTACAACGAAATACTGATTTAGAAATGATAATCTCATACGCTGATAAAACATTTGGACACGAGGGGGTGGTTTATAAAGCTACAAATTTTGAGTGTATGGGTGAAACATCAACGGGAAGAGTTATTATGTGGAATGGTCGTAGGTATCACGGCAAAACTTTAAGAAACAAACACAATGGGAAATTAAAACCCGTTGCTATTGAATTGAAAAATGCATTGGATGATGGAAGTGCTCAGTATGTGGAAACCCTTACAAAGAACATTTACATTTACCGATTTAAAAAAAGAAAACAAAAAATTAACCAATGGTTTGGATAATTCAAAATTATTTCGTATATTAGTATAAATAAAAAATAAAAAAACATGAAAAAAAGTTCATTTGAGGGATTTGTCTCTCGTTATAATCTTGGCGGTGAAGTTGAATCCGTTAAAGTGGTCTCAACTGATGAAGGACTATCAGTCCGATTCATCTCCGATGACAAAACCCTTTTGGGTGTTGTAGAAAGTGAAGATAAAACATTCCCTAACGGAGAATTTGGTATCTACACTACTTCACAACTAAAAGGTTTGTTGGGGGTTCTTGACGCAAGTGTTGATGTAAAATCTAATGAAAGTTCATTGGTATTTTCAGACACTAAAACTTCGGTAAACTATGTGTTGGCTGAATTGTCAGTAATCCCAGCAGTTCCAGAACTCAAGCAACTCCCCAACTTTAATGCTACCATCACTTTGGATGAAGCATTCATTGGAACCTTTATTAAATCAAAGGGTGCTTTGAGTGATTCGGATACCTTTACATTTACTTGTAGTGGTGAATCAAACGCAGGTAAGATTGTATTGGGTTATTCTAAAATCAACTCTAACCGAATCTCTATCAATGTAGATTGTGTTTGTGAAAGTGATGTTCAACCTATTTCATTCTCTGCTAAATACTTGAAAGAAATCTTGAACGCAAATCGTGGTGCTAAAGCATCTTCTATGAAGGTATCATCACAAGGTCTTGCTTCGGTTTCTTTTGAACACGAAGGATACAAATCATCTTACTACCTCGTAGAAGTAAAGTAATGTTTTGGGATACTGAACCAGCGAAACCTGCGTTTGACTATGATGTAGAAAAGGGTAAGTTCATTGAAAATATGGACTACCTTTCTTCTATGTCCGTAGAAGAACAAACACTTTACAAAAAGTGGCAGGAGTGGAACTATGACTTGGCTACCTCTATGAAGAGAAAAGCAGGTCTGGCGCTTCACTACGATGCTCTTTGGATGCCGAAAGACATTCAAAATAAGGAACAAACAATCAAAGAAATTGAAGCGCTTGAACCTTATGTAGAAATTGTTGATGATGCAAAAGAATCTACTCGCTGGACTGAAATCCGAAAACTAATTCATACGATGTCCTTTGATGCTAATCCTGGTCGGAATGTAAAGATTTACATTAAAGATAGGGTTAGTGGTAAAATACTTGGAATGATTTCCTTGGCTTCAGATGTCACATCATTGGGAGTTCGTGATAAATACATTGGGTGGACCCAAGACAACAAATACAAAGATGGTAAGTTGAATCATACTACTATCGCATCCACAATTGTCTGCACCCAACCTTTGGGATACAATTTTTTGGGTGGTAAGTTGATTGCTTGTATGGCTACATCAGAGGTAGTTCGTAAACATTGGAAAGAAAAATACGGACAAACTTTGATTGCAGTTGGAACCACTTCTTTGTATGGTATTCACTCTCAATATAATGGTATCCCCCACTTCAAAACTTTGGGAGAATCCGCAGGTAAGGTAGCTACAAAGCCAGATGATTCAGTTTATGAACCTTGGCACCATTGGATTAAAGAAAACAAATCCGAACAGTACGCTATTCAAACTGCTGAAAAAGAAGGTGTAGATGGACCCGCAACCGGAGTAAAGCAGAAAGTCATCAATATGATTTTCAAAGAACTTGGGTTAAAAGGTTCTCACTACCAACACGGATTCAAACGAGGTGTGTATTTCGCCCAAATGTATGAGAATGGTAATGAGTTTCTCCGTAATGAGATTGCTGAAGACCAACTGATAATGAAGGATAAGTTTGTTGATAGTGATGAATACACAATGAAGTGGTGGAAGCCAAAGGCAATCAAACGATACGAAAAACTCCACGAAGAGGGTCGTATCAAGCCAGAGTCATTGTTTTATCTTGATATCATTGGTATGTCGTGGGAAGATTGTAAAGAAAAATATTTAAAAGAAGTAGGAAGATGAGTAATTCACTATGGGTTGAAAAATACCGACCAGATACATTAGAAGGATATGTAGGAAACGAACACATCCTTGAAAAGGTAAAGATTTATATTCAAAACGAAGATGTCCCTCACCTCTTATTGTATGGTCAAGCCGGTACGGGTAAAACTACATTGGCTAAAATTATTACAAATCAGATTGATTGTGATTTGATGTATATTAACGCTTCCGATGAAAACTCCGTAGACGCAGTTCGTGATAAAATTCGTGGATTTGCATCATCTATGGGTTTTAGAAAGTGGAAGGTTATTATCTTGGATGAGGCTGATTATTTGACTCCTAATGCTCAAGCAGCTCTGCGTAATTTGATGGAAACATTTTCAGCATCTACTCGTTTTATCTTAACTTGTAATTTTGTTGAAAAAGTAATTGACCCCATCCAATCTCGTTGCCAAACATTTGCAATTACCCCACCATCTAAAAAGGATGTTGCAAAACGATTGAATGATATTCTAACAGCCGAAGGTATTGAGTTTGAAATGTCAGACCTTGCTTTTACTGTTAATAGTGGATATCCGGACATTCGTAGAGTTTTAAACGCAGCTCAACGACAAGTCATCAACGGAAAATTGGTGATTGATAAACAATCAACTCTTGAAGCAAATTACACCGAAAAAGTAGTGCAAGAATTGATGTCTAATAATGACGCAAAAACAAAGTTCACTAATGTCAGACAAATTATTGCTGATTCAGGTGTTAAAAGCTTTGAACCTTTGTATAGAACCCTTTACGATAGAGTAGATGACTATGGGAAAGGTAAAGTAGGACAAACCATCTTAAACATCGCGGATGGTCAGTATAAAGACGCAATGGTCGTTGATAAAGAAATCAATGTAATGGCGATGATGTTAAATATTATAACAAGTATCTAAAATGGCAAAAGGTAAAGTAATTCCAATGGGTGGTAAACAACAACCAACTCAACAAGCACCAAAATTAAATGTTGACCCCTTTAAACTCAAAACAGTAACTTGTCCGAATTGTGAAGGTATTTTCTTCACGGAAGTGACTATGTTTAAAGAAATCCCAGCGGTAATGTCTCCCAATGGTCAACAATCAATGTTACCAATCCCTGTGGTTGTGTGTAATGAATGTGGAACTGTTCACCCAAAGTTTACTCCAAAAGAGTTTTTTGAAGGTGGTGAAGAAAAGTGATGAAGGTGTAGTAAAAGCCAAGGGGTTATTTGACCACTTGAGTGGTATTACTCACCTTAAAACTCCGTGGGAGAGCTTGTCTGCGATGGATAAGAAATCTTTTGAAACCTATATGGTTAATAGATTTTTGTCTATGGGTGCTGATAATGTTGAAATTGTAAACATTGTAAATCAATACACCAACGGACAGCTAACCCCACGAGAGGTTTACAAGTTTTACTTGGATATTCTACCAAAGAAAAAATCATTCAACAAGTATATCAAAGGTAAGTCCGAAGATAAGTGGCATGAAAATGTAATTCAGTATTTTTGTAAATACTATGAAGTATCATCTCGTGAAGTTTTGGATTACCTTGATATTCTTACCAAGGATGAAATCAAATCAATAATTGTTAAATATGGGGTTGACCCAAAAGAAATAGATAAATGGCTAAAATGATTAAAGAAGCAAAAACCAAAATAGAGTGGGTTGGTGAAGAAGAACGCCCTACCTATGGTGGGTCCAAAGAACAATCTGCGGTTACATATTGTGAAGAAAACTACCCGCAAACCACCGAAGAGTTCAAAAACATTTTGGATGAGATGTATCTTACTTTTTGTAAAAAGCAGAGAAACTACGGACCAGGTAATATCTCCGTAGGAACATCACTTCAAACCCAAGATGAGGTTAGATTGTCTTTGACCGGGCTGTGGTTCCGTATTAACGATAAAGTTAATCGTTTGAAGCAGATGGTTGTATTGGGTCAGCCAGATGAGGTTGGTGAGTCAATCCAAGATACATACGAAGACCTTTCGGTCTACGGAATTATCGCTCAGATTGTTCAACGCGGCAAGTGGGGAAAATAATGAAAAATGTTTTTCTTGCAAGTATTTTGTTTTTAAGTTCTTGCTCTACACTTTCACTTGTTAATGTTTCTACGAAAGACTTTACTTATCAAGGAACTGATATTTACTACAAAGGTGAACTCTGCGCTCAAATGGGTGCTTTGGAAATTGCATACGATGGTGGTAAAATTGTTCGTGAAATGACTTACATCGTAACTGATGAAAAGTTCAATGATGTAGCTATGGGTATTTTAAAGTATGTTCGTGAACGCAGACCAAGTTGGGAAGTTGAAGTTGAGCTAAAAAAAGTTATAAAAAGTTTGGATAATTAAAAACTTTTTCGTATATTTGTATAGATGAAAAAGTCAAAGACAACACTACTTCAAATTCCTGTTTATTTAGAAAAGCAGGGAGATGTGAAGGTTTCCTATTCACAATATACGATGTGGGCTAATTGCCCAAAACAATGGAAGTTGACCTATATGGATGGTCACAAGATTGATGACCCATCCATTCACCTCATCTTCGGAACTGCAATGCACGAAACCATCCAAACTTGGTTGGATACGATGTATTCTTCAACCGTAAAGAAAGCCAATGAGCTTGACCTACATACGATGTTGAGGGATGTGATGGCTAAAGAATACAAAAAGACAATGGCTATCTATGGTCAAAAGTTTACCACCAAAGAACAAATGAACGAGTTCTACCAAGATGGTGTTGAGATTATTGACTACTTGAAGAAGAAACGCTCGGTGTATTTCTCTACCAAGAAAATCAAGTTGGTGGGTATTGAGTTGCCAATTTACTATCCAACAAATAATGAAAATGTGATGATGAAAGGTTTCCTTGACCTTGTGTTTGAGGATACTGAAAATGGTCGTATCATTATTGATGATATTAAAACATCCACAAGTGGTTGGAACAAGTGGGCTAAGGCCGACAAAACCAAAACCGCTCAGTTGATTTTATATAAGAAGTTTTTCTCCGAACAATACGGATACGACATTGATAGAATTGATGTTCAGTATCTTATATTAAAACGAAAGTTGAGTGAGAATGCTTACGACAGACGAGTTCAAGTATTCAAGCCAGCCGCCGGTAGTCGGACTCTAAAAGAAATTACCACAAACTTTGATACCTTTGTATCAGCCGCTTTTAATACTGATGGGGTCTACCGACAAGATGGACCATTTCCTGCAAAAGCCGGTGATAAGAATAAGAATTGTAGATTTTGTCCTTTCAAAGACCGATACGATTTGTGTCCTAAATCAGAACGACACGCAGTTTAATCAAAATCCTTAATTATGTTGTATAGCTACAATAAAACCCTGTTAGAATTCAAAAGAATTGGATTACGAAAGTTAATTCTTATTTTGAGTGGATTCACATTTGTAATTGGTAGTGTATTTTATGGCGTTGGTAGATACGCTGCCTTTGGCGATTTGAGTATCTATGAAAAAAACATACTATTGTTGAATATCAAAGAAACTCCATTTAATGAGGCTGATTTAGTTAAGTTGATGAAAGAGCTCAATATGAAATTTCCACATATTGTATTGGCTCAATCTTATGTAGAAACAGGTCAGTTCAAATCTAAAATCTTCCGAGAAAACAACAACCTATTTGGTATGAAGCAAGCCCGTCAAAGGGTTAATACCGCAAAAGGAACACAAAACAATCACGCATATTACGATAGTTGGGAAGAGTCAGTATACGATTACGCATTTTACCAATGTAGATATTTGGGTGGTATTCATACTGAAGAAGAATATTTTAGATATTTGAACGCTTCTTATGCTGAAGACCCTAATTATGTAAGTAAAGTAAAATCGGTTATTGAAAAACAAAAGTTACGAGAGTTATTTTAATGAGAAAATATCAAAATCATTCCCCGAATAGATTGCGTGTAAAAAGCTTATATAATAGAAAAGAAGGTATGAAGGTCGCATTGATAGGTGATGTTAGATATGAAAATCGCGGTGAAATCAAAGACCTTATATTTAAACTAAAACAAAAATTTGGAGACCAACTATCAATTATCAGTCGTGGTAATAAAGATGGTATTGAAAAATGGGTTCGGAAATTTTGCATAGAATTGGATGTAAACTATATTGAGTATAATCTTGCATCTACACCTATGAACCTATACAGTGGAATGTCCGAAGAATACTACGACAAACCACATCACCCAACGCAGAAACTACACCAATACGACTTGATTGCTCAGAACGCAGACAAGATTATGTATTTTGGTCAAATTGATATTAAAGAGTGGAAACACTTTGAAAAAAGAGTGTATTGGAACGATAAAAAAGTTACATTCATACAATGATTATATTAGGAATTCACACAGGCCATGATGCGTCTCTATCACTAATGCGTGATGGTAAAATTGTATCTGCTATTGCGGTAGAAAGATTATCTCGTAGAAAAAAAGATGATTTTATTAGTCGTGAAGTATTTGATACTTTTTTAGAAAAAAATGGTGTATCAATTGAAGATGTTGATGTTATTACAATGGGATATTGGAATCAATGGTCTATTCCATTTATGAATATTTATTCACCACTTGACACAAAATACCCATTAAGCACCTATGGCACATACGAACTTGAAAGTAGAATATTAAGTGGAGTTGACCCAAATCATACACCACAACTTATAGAGAATTTAGGTTGGACTTTACCAAGGTACATGGATAGAATAACCCCACCATATGGAAGTGGAACAACACCCCACATTGGGTGTGCTAGATTGTGGGTTTTGATTGATGGTGTTGATAAAGTATTCCAAGGTTATTTTGTAGACCACCATACCGCACATTCTTCATACGCTTTTTACCTATCACCATTTAAAGAATCTATGATTTTTACAGCTGATGCTAGTATAAGTGACCATATGGCTTGTAGTTCTATGCAGTTTGGATGGGGTAATCAAATAAATCGGTTTAAGAATCCACAATATATGTATGGAAACTTTTACGATGTTGCTACGGAATGGTGTGGTATTGGGCCTGGTGTATTAAAAGCTGGAGTTTTGATGGGGCTGGCAGCATATGGTCAAGTTAGTCCGAAAACCAAAAAGAATTGGAAAAAATGGACCAAACCTATGAGAAAACGAACTGAAGAGTTTGATAATCTTTACATTGATTGGTTATGGTCTCAAATTAGTGGTAAATTTCCAAAAATTTGGTATCCAAGAGAAATTAAAAAAGATGAAGACCAGTTTTACACAAGACCACATCAGTATGTTTACACCAAAGAAGAATCTGAATCAAAAGAGGTGATGAATGTTGCAGCTGATATTCAATATATGGCTGAGCGTTCATTGGTAAAATATTCACAAGACCTTTACCAAGAAAGTAAAGAGTTCAATAAAAACTTATGTGCGGCTGGTGGTATATTTTTAAATTGTAATGCAAACTATAAAATTATTACCGAAAGTGGATTTGAAAACTTCTTTTTAGCGCCCGCTTGTGGTGATGATGGTACATCGGTTGGTTCATCTTTGTATGTATATCACCACATTTTGTTGAATGATAAAATAGATTATAAAAATTCAGAAATTATGTATCTTGGATTTGATTATGATTATCAACCACCAAGTAAATACACCGCAGTTGACTTGGATTTAGATGTTATTGCTAATTCAGTTGCAGATGGTAAAATTATTTGTTGGTTTCAAGGTCGTTCTGAATTTGGACCACGAGCATTAGGTAATCGTTCATTCATTACCGACCCACGGAGAAAAGAAATGAAAGACATTCTAAATTCAAGGGTTAAGTTTCGTGAGTGGTATAGACCATTCGCACCTGTTGTTTTGAATGAATACAAAGAAGAATGGTTCCAAATGGATTTTGAATCACCATTTATGTTATTCACGGTTCCTTGTAAAAAACCACAAGAAATTCCATCCGCAGTTCACATTGATAACACAGGTCGTGTTCAAACTCTTCGTAGAGAAGACAATGAAAAATTTTATGATTTGATAGATAAATTTAGACAAATCACAGGCGTTCCTATTGTGATGAATACCTCATTAAATATCAAGGGTGAACCTATTGTTGAAACGCCCGAAGACGCTATGAAATTGTTTGAAGAATCTGATGTTGATGTGTTAGTAATTAACAATAAAATGTATTTTAAATAATTAACTTTAATATTTATACCAAAGAGTTACGATATGGAATTACAACTACCGAAGCTACGAAAAGTAGACCCTAATAAACCAAAGAAAAAGAAGATTTTACTTCTATCGGATGACCTCCGATTACATAGTGGAATCGCAACCCAAAGCAAAGAAATAGTCCTATCAACCCTACACAAATACGATTGGGTTCAGTTAGGTGCTGCTTTAAAACACCCTGATGAAGGTAAGGTGTTTGATGTATCATCTGACGCTGCTAAAGAAACTGGCATTGAAGACGCATACTTAAAGATTTACGCATCCACGGGTTACGGAAGTCCGGATGTATTGAGAAACCTAATCAATATGGAAAAGCCGGATGCAATCCTACACTTTACCGACCCTCGTTTTTGGGGATGGTTATATGGTATGGAACACGAAGTTCGCCAGTTTGTTCCTATTATGTATTACAACATTTGGGATTCATTGCCAGACCCAATGTGGAATGCTCCATTTTATGCATCGTGTGATTTGTTATTGTCTATTTCAAAACAAACCTATGGTATCAACAAACGAGTGTTGGAAAAGTATGGAATGGAAAAAGAAGATTGGGCTTACAAATATATTCCACACGGAGTATCACAATTGTTTAAACCACTACCAAGTGATGATTCAAACTTGGTAAAGTTCAGAGAAAAGTATGGTCTTGATAAGTATGACTTTGTGGTTCTTTGGAACAATAGAAACATTCGTAGAAAAGTGCCAGGTGATATGATTCTTGCATTTAACGAGTTTGCAGAACGACACCAAGACAAAAAGGTTCTATTGTTCATGCACACCCAACCAATTGATGATAATGGAACGGACATTCCAGAGGTAATCAAATACAATGGTAAGTTTGGTGAATACAAGTTTACTGATGCAAGATTTTCAACCGAAGAACTTAACCTATTCTACAATTCAGGCGATGTGATTCTAAACATTGCATCAAATGAGGGATTCGGTCTTGCGTCTTGTGAAGCTCTACGAGCCGGAACACCAATTATTGTGAATGTCACCGGCGGTCTTCAAGACCAATGTGGATTTGAGTTGGATGGTAAACAACTAACTGAAGAGGATTATATTAAAATTGGTTCTATTCACAACCATAGAGATTGGAAAAACAAAGAATCACTATCTTGGGGTGAGTGGGCTTTTCCTGTATGGCCATCTAACCTATCACTTCAAGGTTCACCTGCAACTCCATACATTTTTGATGACCGAGTTGATTACTACGAAGTAGCAAATCAAATTGAGTGGTCCTTTAAAGAAGGTAGAGAAGCTCTTGTTGAATATGGTGAGATTGGTAGTCAATGGATTCAGTCAGAGGCAGGTATGTCTATGGAATCTATGGGTGGTAGATTTGTTGAAGCTATTGAGGGATGTTTCCAAAATTGGAGTCCTCGTAAACGATTTGATATTTATAAAGCATGAAAAAGTTATGTGTAGTTAGTTGCCCTATCGCAACACGAAGTGGGTATGGTTCTCGTTCAAGAGACTTTGTTCGTTCTCTAATTCAAGTAAAGGGTGAGGAGTGGGATATTCGTATCCTACCACAACGATGGGGTAATACACCTCAAACGGCTCTTACCGAAGTTGATTCTGATTTGACCTCACGGTTTGTAACCAAGTTGGAAATCAAACCAGATGTATGGATTCAGATTACTATTCCAAATGAGTTTCAAGCCGTTGGTCACTACAACATTGGTGTATCCGCAGTGATTGAAACCAACCAAGCCAGCCCAGCCTTTATTGAAGGGTGTAATCGTATGGATTTAAATCTTGTATCATCAAAACACTCTGCCACTACATTAAATGTTGTGTATGATAAAATGGATGATAAAACTAAACAAAAAGTAGGTGAGTTGAAACTTACTAAACCTGTTGAGGTTTTGTTTGAGGGATTCCACGAAAATATCTATGATAATAAAAAGCCAGTTCACAATTCAGTAAATGAAGTGATGTCTGACATCAAAGAAGATTTTACATTTCTATTTGTAGGTCATTGGCTACAAGGAAACTCGGGCGAAGACCGAAAAAATGTTAGTGGATTAATTTATACATTTCTTGAAGCTTTTAAAAACAAAGTAAAGAAACCAGCACTTATCCTTAAAACATCTATTGTAGCCCCCGGCATTACAAATGTCCACGAGTTGAGAAAAAGAATTGAGATGATTAAAAACCAAGTTGATTCAAAAAATCTACCCAATATCTACATTCTTGATGGTGACCTTTCAGATGAAGAAATGAACTCATTATATAATCACCCAAAAGTAAAAGCGCATGTATCTTTTACAAAAGGTGAGGGTTTTGGTAGACCACTATTAGAAGCTTGTATAAGTGGTAAACCAATCCTTGCATCAAATTGGAGCGGTCACTTGGACTTTTTACACAAAGATTATAATTTCTTGGTAGGTGGCGATATTAAACAAGTCCATCCATCATCAGCTAATGATTGGATTATGAAAGAAGCCAGTTGGTTTAATATAGATTATTCAGACGCAGGTGGCCATTTAAAATGGATTTACGATAATTATAAGAAAGCAGAAGAAAGGTCTCGTAAGAACCGCAAGTATGTAAAGGACAATTTCACTATTGAGAAAATGACTCAATTGCTTGGTGATATTCTACAAAAGCATGACGCGGGAAAAGGACCTCAACAAGTTACACTTCAACTACCTAAATTGAAGAAATTAGATGCCTGATTTTAAAAACCAACATCGGAGTAAAATGACCGACCCCACACGACTTCAAAAGTCAAATTTAGAAAGGGGTATGGTTGCAAAAATTGATTACACCAAAACTAATGGTGAACAGGGTGATTATTTGGTATTTGTTTTACAACCAAGGTTTAAAGAGTATCTTCATTGTATAGACCTTGATAAGGTTAGTCCAATTATATTTTCAAAATTAGCAGCAGATTATCCAGAGATTATGGCGGAATCTACTCGTGTTCGTAAATTAGATTTAACTAAATTACGAATTGATGAGGCATCCAAAGTATTTTATATGGGTGAAATCAAAAAGAAAAAACTACAAGAAGGATACCGAACTTTGATTTATAAAAATGTGGGTCAAATAATGGTATTCAATTACAACTATGGTGTAAACGATAAAGTTGCTGCGGCAAATAAAAGAAGACAAGAAGAACAAGTTGAAAAAGATGATTGATTATGAAAATTAGTTACGCAGTGACGGTTTGTAATGAGTTTGTTGAAATACAACGATTACTCACATTCCTTATTGACCGAAAAAAACCACAAGATGAAATTGTGGTGTTCTACGATACAAATAACGGAACATCCGAGGTAGAGCGATACCTAACTATATTGGGTAATGGTATCCGAAGAATTGGTTATCACTTTGATGGTCACTTTGGACATATGAAAAACGCTTTGACCGAAGCTTGTTTGGGTGATTATATCTTTCAGATTGATGCAGATGAAATCCCTAACGAAGTTCTTATGGACAATATCCACCAAATCTTGGAAGAGAACGATGTGGATGTGATTCTTGTACCACGAGTAAACACGGTTGAAGGTTTGACCCAAGAACACATTCAAAAGTGGGGATGGAATGTAAATGAAATGGGTTGGGTAAACTTTCCAGACCCACAATGGAGAATCTATAAAAACAATGGAGTCATTCGTTGGGAAAACAAGGTTCACGAGAAACTCGTTGGATACAACACGATTTCAAATCTACCTTGGGTGGAAGAATTTTCATTCTATCATCCAAAGGGAATACAAAGACAAGAACGACAAAACGATTATTACGAAACCCTATCGTGATGGGTGTTTTGGAAACGAATCGTGTGTCATAAAGAAAATTTTCAATTTATCTATTAGCGATTTATGAATATAGTATATTGGGTTGGCGTTAAGAGTTCAAATGAGCTAACAAATGAAAAACATAATGGGTTTGATTACTTTGAATATTCTAAAAGAACTTGGAAGTATTGGTGTAAGAAAAATAATGTAGAGTTTTATGAATATGATTCTACTGATTGGGACACTACTAAACACAAAGTAACTTGGACACGGTGGTTTGATTTAGAATCAAAACTTTCACACTTGGATTGGGATAAGGTAGCTGTTGTTGATGCTTCTTATATGATTAGATGGGATTCCCCAAACTTTTTTGATATGACATTTGATGGTTTGAGTGTATTCAAATCACTTGAAAATGTTAGATGGGTCGCTGGTGGAATTGATGGATATAAAGAATTGTTTCCAAATGTAGAGTTTGATTTGAAAAGATACATTGATTGTGGATTTCAAATTTTCACAAAATCACATATTAATTTTTTAAACAAACTTAAAGATTTTTATTTGGCCAATTACGAAAAAATTTGTATATTAGAGTCAAGTGTTAGTCGTGGGACTGACCAACCTGTTTACAATTATATGTTACAAAAATTAGATATTGATTTTAGATTTGAATTACCCAATTCTTTTAATATAAATCACATGAACCGATTTAATTGGTTATCACATAACTGGCAATTAAAAGAAGACCAAACTCCGTATTTTATCAAGTATGGTAATTTATGGAAGTTTTCCGGCTTTGATAGAAAACAACGAAGTCCCTTGATGAAACAAACTTGGGATATCGTAAAGGGAATGTACAATGAGTAAGAATGTAATTTTTCTTATAAACATAGAACACAACAAAAAGTTCCAAGGTGGTGGAAATACACTCACCGGTGCTTTTGAATGGTCGGTTAAATCTTGGAAAGATTATGCAGCTCGTTGGGATTGTGAAATCTTCGTGTTGGACCAACCCCTCATGGATATTGAGTGGATGAAACCGAATTGGTTTAAGATGTATATTCTTGATATTCTTGAAGCAAATGAGATTGATTATGACCAAGTTCTTTATGTAGATTATGATACGATAGTTACTCCTGATGCTCCAAACATTTTTGAGTTGACCGACCACAAATTTACGGCAGTTCGTAACTTTGGTGATATGGATTGGGTGTGTAGGAGTATTGAAAACTACTCAAAATTTGTGTTTGATGGATTCACATTTCCATACTACAACTATTTCAATTCAGGCGTTATGGTATTCAACAAAAAACACAAAGAGTTCTTTAAAACACTCCAAGAATTTTATAAGACAAATCGTGATAAATTAATTTGGATGCAAAACACATATTGTGTTGGTAATGACCAACCGGTGTTTAACTTTTTTGTAAATCGTGACATTCCACACGACTACAAAGTATTGGATTATGAGTGGAATATGCAAGATATGATGAGGTTTGAAGTTTTGGGTGATGATATGTTACATACTCGTTATGGGTATGTTAGTCATTACAATGCTGGAACTCCACCATCATCTCAACATTGGATGGAAAAAACTTATAAACATTTATATGAAAACAATTGAAGAACTATTAATAGAGGTTGGTGAAGATAAACATCAAAACCTCTCAACTACATCATTCAAATTCAAAACTGATTTATGGGACTTTTTTAAAGGATTTGAAGATAAAGTATGTGTTGAGTTTGGAACTCATAAAGGGCAAACTACCCGCATATTATCATTTTTATTTGATAGAGTTCATACTATAAATAATAACGAAAATGAATCAGCCAAAGAACTAAATAATGACCGAACTAATATAGTTTATCATAATTTTGATTTATATTCAAATCAAGTGTTAGACATACAGGAAGAAATTTCGGTTTTCTTAATAGATGCTGGTCATCAATACGACCAAGTAATATCAGACCTTAATCGTGCCGTTAGTATGAATTGTTCTTCAGAATGTTATATTGTGTTTGATGATTATGGTTGTAATGTTCATAGTGAAACCGTAAAACGTGCTGTTGATTTGGCATTAAGCAAAAACCACATAGAACTTGTTAAAGGAATTGGTCATAGTGCTGGTCACAATTTTGGGCGAAAAGCTAATAATGAGCAATTTAGAATATTAGAGGATTTTGAAGGTGTAATTACAAAAGTTATTTGGCATGAGTAAATTAGGAGGATGGGCTATTCAAGAGTCCTGTTACAATTTTATCAAAGAAATTTTACCGGAAGGTAAAACTATTTTAGAATTAGGAAGTGGTATAGGCACTGACTATTTAAGTAAACACTATAAAATGTATTCAATTGAAAATTACCTTGAATGGGTAAACAAATATGATTCAGAGTATATTTTTGCACCAATTAAAAATTACGATGATACTTGGACATCGCCAGATTTACCAAGTGAAAATGGACCAAAACAAATTGGCTGGTATAATCCTATGTTTTTAGAGGATAATTTACCAGAACACTATGATTTGATTCTTATTGATGGTCCAAATGGTATGTTTGGTCGTGGTGGTTTTTTAAAACACATTGATATGTTTAATACATCAGTACCAATGATTTTTGATGATATAAATAGACACACAGAACGTGCTTTGATGATTAAAGTTTCAGAACACATTGGTAGGCCATGGATTGCTCTTGATGAAAACACAGGATACATACTATGACAAAATTTGCAATAGGGTGTTTGGTACAATGGTATGAGTATGAAATGATATTTGAATATGTTTCATCTATCAGAGCGGCTATAAACAATTATTCTAAACAAAATGTTGTGATAGATTTTACTATCATAACCGGTCAACAATTAGAACAATTTGATGGTGATAAAAATGATTTTTTATTAGTTTATAACGATATAATTAAAAAAATTAATTATCTTAATAACGACGGTTTTAATGTTAATATAAAACATATCAACCAATACATTTACAGCATCGCAGATTATCGTAGAGATTTTAATGAAAAATATTGTGAAGAAGCTGATGTTCTGATTTGGGGTGAATCTGATATGTTGGCACCAAAGCAAATGTTTGTTATACTTGACCAATTACATCAACAAGTTAAAGACCAAACTCCAAAATACCTTTCATTTTTTGGAGGATGTAAAATGTGGGATAATTCTTGGAAATTATTAGAACACCCAAAGTTTACCGACAAACCATTCATAGAAGGTGATACTGAAAATTGGTGGTCGTTACGATATACAATGTCTGAATCTGAAATGGATTCTATAAACCAAGAAACTGAATCTGCTGAAGTTATTGTTTTACCACAACATAAATTTAATGGGTGCGGGTTGGTAATTTCTTCCGAGGTAATTAAGTCTGGCGCAAACATTCCAAAGGGGATGTTTTTTGTTCACGAGGATACTGCATTTATGATGATGACTCAAAGATTATTAGGTAACATCCCACAATATGTTATTAGAAACATTCTATTAGTTCATAATAGAAAACATCATTCAAAGCGTAGAAGTGTTTTAGGTGAGAGTGGTATTGACCCCACAAATACAGGGCTGTTAAGAGAGCAACATTCTTGGTATAAAAAAGCTTATGAAGCAAGTAGTCAAAATCTTGCAAATTTGTTTAATCCTAATTATAAATTTAAAGGTTGGAACGATGTCTTATAATGTTTTAGCTATTGGGGCTCATCCTGATGATATTGAATTTGGGTGTTTTGGAACACTAAAAAAACACATCAACGATGGTGATAATGTAACTATGGTTGTGATGACTCAAAGTGATGTTAAAGATGCTCATACACAAGAAATAACACGAGATAGTTCTCAAAGTATCATTGAAGCAAAATCAGCAGCCGATATAATTGGAGCAGAATTAATTCTTGGACCATTTCAAGATACCAAAGTTCCTTTTAATAGTGAATCGGTAGCATTCCTTGAAAAGATTATCAAAGAGCGTAAGATAGATATTGTTTACACTCATTGGGGTGGTGATACTCACCAAGACCATATTAATACTCTTTCAGCTACAATGGCAGCCGCTCGTTTGGTTAAAAATGTATTTTGTTATGAACAAGTACCTCTTCCACGAATCACTACAACATATCCAGTTGCTAATTACTACGTTGATATTACCAATACGTTTGACTACAAGCTTAAAGGATGTTTAAAACATAAAAGTCAAATAGAAAAATTTAAATCTCATGGGTTTGATATGATATCAAATCTTGAAACATTAGCAAAGTTTAGAGGTAGCCAATCTGGAGTCAGTTATGCAGAAGCATTTAATGTGTTAAAGATTGTTCGTTAATGTATAAAAAATATACATACCAAGTTAAGTCGGGTACTGAAGCTCTAATTATAGCATTACACGAGTTGAGTGCTAAAAAAGTCATAATTCCATCTTACACTTGTTTGGATATTTTAAATGCTGTAAATGAAGTAGGATGTGAGTATCATCTTTCAGATTGTGGTTTAGATTTACAAATTGATGTAGATGACGTATTTCGTGTAGCAGATGATTATGATACTATTATTATACCACATATGTTTGGAATTCGTGCTGATGTAAAAACAATTAAAGAAAAAACAAATCTAAAAATCATAGAAGATTTAAGTCAATGTCACGGACTTGTTGGATTGGGTAAATACGCTGATATTGTTATATCATCTACAAATAAATCTAAATGGATTGACTTTAAAAGAGGTGGGTTCGTATTTTCAGATAAAATAATGCAATTACCTCTATACAATTTTGATGAACTAAAAACTACAATTCAAAGTAATCTTATTAAACGAACTGAACTATCTACCGAAATTAAAAATGCAGGAGTTAATTTGATTGGCAATGAAAGTTCTTGGCTTCGTGGTATGTATTTCACCGACCACTCTAAACGAGAACCATACATTCCCTTACATAAAATTGTTGGTGGACTTGGATGTTATAAAATTAATTCGTATATTGGTAAGGTAGATTGGGTTTCTATAATTGTTTAAATATGAATCAACGTGAAAGAATGATGACTTGGTACGCTGAGTCTTTAAAAACATATGGGGTTGGAGATTATAGGTCTCTGACATGGGGGTCTGCTGATGGTAGTTCTGCTAAGTTTAGATATGATGCTATGAATTCAATTATTCCGTTTTCGGATAAGTCCGTTATTGAATTTGGGTGTGGTTGGGGGTCTTTCTTTGATTTTGGTTATACTTGTAAGTCATATCATGGTATTGATATAAATGATGAGTTTGTTAAAATTGCATCTGAAAATTACAAAGAACATTCGTTTGAGGTATTAGATATTTTAGAATCAAAAATTAACAAAAAGTATGATTTAGCAATTTCATCCGGAGTTGCTGGAAATCAAGGAGGGCCGGCTGACCATCCAACTAAATTAAAACAATACCTACAATGTATGTATGATTGTTCTAATGTTGTTTTGGTAAATTTTCCAAGTACATGGGCTTCTATAAGAAGCACTAACATTGAGTATTTCTCACCAGCATCTACATTAGAGATTGCATTATCAGTAACGGAAAACGTAACCTTAATACACAAATCAAAATTTGATTTTTTAATGGTATTATTTCGATGAAAATAACAATACACCAACCCGAGCATTTCCCTTACATGGGATTCTTTCAAAAAATGGAAGCGGCTGACCTATTTGTAATTTTAGATGATGTTCAATATACAAAAAACAACTTTCAGAACCGAAACAAATTCCAAAATAAAAATGGAGTAGATGAATGGTTTAGTGTGGAGTTGGAACAACACGCAAACTTAAAGTTGATTAAAGATATTATAGTTAGTAAAAATGCAAAATGGAAACGCGTAATTTTAAATAAATTACAAACTAATTTTGGTGTAGATTTTTCTGAAATATATTTATCAAACTATCTTGTAGATATTAACATTGCTAGTATTGAATATTGTAGAACCAAATTGGGTATAACAACGCCAATGGTTAGGTCATCCGAGTTAGGAATCGTATCATTAAGTTCCCAGCGACTTGCAGATATATGTAAACATTTCAATGCAACTGAATACATAAGTGGTGGTGGAGGTAGAGCTTATCTTGATGAGTCGGTTTTTGATTGTAAAGTTAGCTACTTTCACCCAAATGTTACCAACTATTATACAGCATTACAAAACATATGAAAATAGCATTTTTTACTGAAGGTGGTTATTTTGGAAAAGTTCCAAGAAACAACCCAAATATGAGAACTGACCAAGCTTGGATATGTGCTTTAGATGCAGTTCACATTCCAATATTTTCAGAGTCATTTCCAAATGAGAACTTTGATGTTGGAATTGTGATTATTCCCAAAGAAAAAAATAGAGAATATCTTGCTGTAAATCAAGTTGATTTAATTCAAAACATAAAGTCTCTATGTAAAAAAGTTTATGTGATGCAAGAAAGTATTCAATGGGATTGGCAAGACGAACCATTTATATCTATGGCTTGGTTTTATAAGCAACTAATACATAGCGATGGTGTTTTGTGTCATAACGATATTGATGTTCCTTTTTTTGGAGGAGTAACGAATAAACCCGCATTTGTTTTACCAACTTTAATGATTGATAACGGAATAACCCAATCTAAAACAAAAGAAGAAAAAGTATTTGTTGCTGGAAATTGGACAAGTGCATATCGTGGTTTTGATGCTTGGTCCATAGCTTGTGAGTTTGACTTGCCAATGGTTGGTTATAAAACTGGTAAGTTTAAAAATGGTGAGGAACAAAACGGAGTTGAGTATTTACCGTGGATGGTATGGTCTGATTTTATGTTTGAATTATCAAAATATAAATATGCGGTACAATGCTATCCTGCGTCAGCCGGCCAATTCCCTTTAAATTGTTCTTATTTGGGTATTCCTTGTATTGGATACAATGATGTAAATACGCAAAAACATCTACACCCAAATTTAAGTGTAGAACGTGGTGATATAGTCACAGCAAAAGAATTAGCAAACAAATTAAAATCTGATACGGATTTTTACAAAGAGTGTAGCGAATCCACAAAGCAACTATACAACGAATTGTATTTGGAATCGGTATTTATAGAAAAGATAAAATCTATATTATGAAAATATTAGTTACGGGTGGTGCTGGTTTTGTGGGAACAAACCTCATCAAACGATTATTAAAAGAAGGACACGAAGTCCAATCATTGGACAATTACTCAACTGGTTTAAAATCCAATGAAGTAGATGGTTGTCGTTATTGGGCCGGTGATATTCAAAATATATCCACAATGGATAAAGATTTTAATATTATATTTCACTTGGCTGCTATTGCAAGAATTGGACCATCATTTGAACGACCTGAAGAGTATATTGATACAAACTTCAATGGAACATATGAAATGGTTAAATTTTGTATTAGGTATAATATACCCCTAATCTACGCCGGTTCTTCATCTAAACATAGTGGTAGGTTTAAAAACCCTTACACATTTTCAAAGGATTTGGGTGAAGATATTATTACCCTATACCAAACTCATTTTGGATTATTATCATCCATAGCAAGGTTCTACAATGTTTATGGACCACACCAACTCCTTGAGGGTGGATACACCACTTTGATTGGAAGGTGGATTAACAATATCCAAAATGGGATTCAATGTGAAATCTATGGTGATGGTGAACAACGTAGAGATTTTACGCATATTGATGACATTGTAGATGCTTTAATTCTTATCATGGAAAAACAAGCATATGGTTATGAGTTTGAATTGGGTAGGGGTAAAAACCATTCAGTAAACGAAGTTGCAAAAATGTTTGGAGTGGAACCAATCTACAAAGATGGTAAATTGGGTGAAGCAAGAGATACATTGAATACCGATTCTACAGCTAACAAAGTTTTGGATTGGTATCCAACTCGTGAATTAAAAAATTATATTAAGGAACTATGGACCAAAGAATAACATTTGTAATACCATCAAGAAACAACCTTGAGTTTTTACAACTTGCATATAAATCCATTAAGGATTTAAATGGTGAGCATGAGATATTAGTTTTAGATGATGCTTCAACCGATGGTACATCCGAATGGATTAAATCACTAAATGATAAAAAACTAATCACATATAGAAATGAAGGACCTGAGCGTATTGGTATAGTGGGTATGTTTGATAAAGGTATCCAAATGGCAAGGACTCCAATCATTATGGCGTTTCACGCTGATATGGTTGCTTCTCCAAATATGGATAAAAACATTCTTAAACATCTGACACCTCTTTCGGTTGTGTGTGCTACACGAGTAGAACCACCACTACACCCATCTGGTCCTGAAAAACTAACTATGGATTGGGGTAATGAAGTTGATGAGTATGATTATGATTTAAATCGCGTAAAACTATCTCAATTGGAAGTTGAATATACAAATAAAACTACCGAAGGTATATTTGCTCCTTGGTGTATGTATCGTGAAGATTTTCTATCAATTGGTGGTCACGATGAGTTGTTTGCTCCGCAATCAAAAGAAGACTCCGATTTGTTCAATAGATTTGTTTTGAACGGATATAAAATTATTCAAAGTTGGGATGCTTTGGTTTATCACTTTACATCTCGCGGTAGTAGATTTAATAAACATTCAGGCGGAGCTGCTGGTGTAAATTCACAAGAATGGATTCACACTACAACTAAAAATGGTAGAAATTTTATTCGTAAGTGGGGTCACTTTGTTAAACACGACCCTTTAATGAAGCCGATAGTTCCACACAAATACAATGTGGAATTTGTAGTCACAAATTGTCAAGCTCAACACCTTGAATTATTAGAACCTTGGTGTGATAGAATGAGCGTTGATTGTTCCCAAGATTTAATCAATCAATACATTGAATCAGAACAACCTAATACCAAATTTGATTTAAGTAAAAAGTTCAATATGAATGAGAAATCAGACATTATTGTGGAATTTGACGCATTACGGCTGAATAATAATTCATTTCAATTTATCCAAAATCTATCTCAAATTTTTGATTTTAACAACTTTGATAGTGGTGAGTATGAATTCGACATATTTAAAGTAAAGGTCAGCCAAGTAAAGCACTATGAAATGAATCTTATAAATTTATGATGTATTACATATTGTTAAAGGATGATGATGTTAAAAATCCAAACTTTTCTCCGAATGTTTTGGGTGAGGTTTTGTTCAAAAACTTTTGGGCAGAGGATGGTTTCCAAGCCCTTCAACAAATGATACAAAAGTATCCTGATAACCTTGATGAAGTGGTTATCAAAGACCAAAACAATAAATCTTATTCCATAGAACAATTCTTGGATAAACTTAATGGTTTACGAATTATTCAGTAAAATGGCAAAAATTAACATTCAACAATTGGACCGTTACGAAACGGAATATAAATCATACGAAAAAATTAATAGAAAAAATGGAAAAAATAAAATCCAAGATGGCGAAAACATTTTCCAATCATCGGGGAAGCTTGATAGAGGGCGAACGGATAACGATTATTAAATCAACCAACACTCATTGTAATATTTTAGACCCATTTGGTATAGAATGGGTGGTTCCTCTTGAATTTATCCATACTTATTAAGGTAGGGATAAATTTATCCTTTTGGTTTTTAAAATAGGAGTTTAAAATGGCTGTTTACAAAAAAGGTGATAATAACGAATTCATCAAAGAAATCCAAAAAGTATTGGGTGTTGACCCAATTGGTAATTTCGGACCAAAAACCGAAGATGCTGTAAAAGCATTTCAAAAGAAACACGGACTTACCGCTGATGGTATTGTCGGTGAATCCACATTAGTTAAATTAGGTCTCAAAGCCCCAGCAGCTCCTGCTGCTAAGCCCGCTGCTAAACCTGCAGCAGCTGCTCCTGCGAAACCAAGTGCTGCTGCAAAATACAATAAAGAATCTATTGAAAAAGCAGTAAAAGCAAAAGGATACAAGTGGTTTGAAAGTAAAGACCTTGAACTTAATATCGTAGGTGTTCGTAATTCAGATACGGGTAAAAAAGTAACCAACGCTTTTGATGATAGAATTACTGTATCATACAAAGAAAATGGTGTTTGGGTTTACAACGAGTGGATGAATACTACCGACCCTGGTACTAAAGGTGTTAAAGAATACCATAACGCAGCAGGTGTTGCAAGATTGGTTCCTGGTCAGTATGCTGATTCACACGCTTTGGGTCTACACCAAGGTAAGTATGAGGCGCTAAAACAATTTGGTAAAGTAAAAGTTTATCGTGATGCAAATCGTGATATGAACTACGATGAAACCAAAATCCAAGAAGGTGTATTTGGTATTAACATCCACAAAGCAGGTGCTGATTCTACATTTGTAGAAAACTGGTCTGAAGGATGTCAAGTATTTAAAAGAGCGGCTGACTTTGAACAATTTATGACAATTGCAAGAAAAGCAGCAGCTGCTGGAAATAAAAAGTTTACTTATACTTTAATTGAATCAAAAGATATCGTTTAAGATAGTTATTTAAAAGAGTTTTTTTAAGAAGTTTCGGGTCAACAACTAATAGGACTTGAAATTATGAAAAAATTATTATTCCTTTTATTGGGAATTTTATCAATTGGTGCTGTAGCACAAAATGGTAAGACCGAGATATTACTGGCTCCAAACTCAAATAGCCCATATATCTTGGTTGATACTTTGTTTACCCTTGAGGATACATCTATAACCACGGATATTTATATTCACTTTGCAAACCCAACTGCAAGTGCTGTAAAAGCCGTTCAGTTCAGATTGTTCTACGATAACACAAAGTTTTCAAATATTCAAGTTTTTTGGGGACCAACTGCTCTTTCTATACCAGACAAGTATGGTTCGTTCTTTAAAAGCGGTGATTATGTAAATATCATCGGAACTTACACCGGAAACAATCAAAACTTTGATTGGTCTGATGGTGCTATGTTTAAGGTAAGATTAACACATGGTTCTACATACCAAGGTGTGGTAAACTCAATGGCTACTACGGGAACTACCTCGTATTCAAACCTCGCTACTACCGGAAACGGAACGGATGTGACCTTGGGTCTATTCAATTATGGTGGAGCATTCCAAATGCAACCAATTACATTCCCAATCAGAGTTAAAAACGCAGATGGAACTCCAGCACAAGGAGTATGGTTCTCAGCATCAAAGAGATTAAAGTCAACTCCACAATCAACTTGGCAGCCAATTACATCCGACTCAACAAACGCATTGGGTTTAGTATCATTTACACATCCACTTGATACCGCATTTTGGAACTTAAAAATTACCGCTCAAACTGACACTATGTCCGATGGTGGTGCTATTTCAATTACGGACGCATACAAATTAGCAAACCACACTTCAATGCAAGATACTTTGAGTGGTATTGAGTGGTATGAAGGTGATGTAAACCAATCACAAACAGTAACGATTTCTGACGCATTTGCTGTGTTTAATAGATTGGCTCTTCAATCTACGGATTGGGATGGTTTATTTACAGGCGTAAACAACGTATCAGTATTATGGCCAAGTGAGTATATCACCGCTACATCAGCAACGGCTGCTCCAAACTGGACAACTTCACCAAGAAGATACCAAATTGATACTATTGTAAACTCACTTGACTCAATTAATCCATACATTTATGTAGTAGGTGACGCAACTACCACGGGTTATAACAACCCTGCTGTTATTATGGCAAGAATTGCAAACCCAGGCAATGGAACTGAATACATCCTTGACCCAGCGGTTTATATGGTTAATAGAGATGACACGGTTCAATTCCGTATTCCTAAATTGGTGATTGCAAACAACCAGATGGAAGTACCCGTGACTATGTTTACATTTGGTAATAAGATTGGTGCTGCTCAAATGGGTATTGAGTTTGATACTACAATCTTTGAATTTAGTTCTATCAAAGTTGGTGATGATGTATCAAAATGGACATCATTAATTTCAGTAGAAAAAGGTAGAGTATTTTTCGCAGGACACGAGGATAAGATGAACCCATCGTTAGTTGAAACAATGACTAATCAATTCACATTTGTATTTAATGTTATTAATCCACTTGGATGGCAGACCTCGCCTTTGAGAATCTTTGACAAATCTGCTGGTAATGAAAAAGCAGAAGACCTATCAGTTAAACCATCACCAAACGATGGTTCGGTAGTGAATAGAAACTCAATGAATCCTGACCTTGCTGAATTGATGACCGGATTTAAAGTGTATCCAAATCCCGTTACTGACCTTACTGATGGTTGGTTAGTGATTGAACACTTTAACGAGTATAGAAATTCTGACTTTACTGGTGTAATTTACAACATCAACGGTCAAGTATCACAAGTTTACCAAACAAAGATTACGGACATTGGTTTCCAACTACACGGAATAAATGTTAAAGACCTACCAAATGGAGTATACTTTGTTAAGTTAGTTGCGGCGGATAGAGAAAAAGTTGTGAAAATTGTTAAATATTAATAAAAAGGAAAAATATGGCATTTAGTGACATTTTTAAAGACAAAAACGATTTTAATGAAAAAACAATCGTGGGATTTTTGTCATTTTCAGTTATGGCTATCTTCGCCGGCGCTGATGTAGTAACAGGTATTATGGGTCAACAGCTAATCATCTCTGACACTATTTTCAATTCATTCGTAATGATTACTTTAGGCGCTTTTGGTATTGCTGAAGCTGGAAAGATTTTCGGTGGCAAGAAAAAAGATGAAGAAGAATTAGGTTAATTTAAAATAAGGAAGAAGTGATGTCAGAAGAACAACAAGAAGGTGGATTATCAGGTCTTAAAAAGACCATCCTCGGCATAGCTGGAACCGCTGTTACAGGTTTTGGAATCTGGGCAAGTACAAACATCAATAAAATTTTTGGTGTAGAAGAAGAGTCCGATGTAAAAACTGAACAAGTTCAACAGTTTCAACAACAACCTGCTGCAGCTCCTGTGGTTATTAACCTTGAAAATAATAACACTCAACAGCAAAGTAATTCAGGCGGTGGTACTCATACAAGAGAAATCATCAGAGAAGTTCCTGCTCAACAACCTGCGGCAGCTGCTGCTCCTGTGGTTGAAAAAAAGGAAACAATTGCTGAAAGAGTTGCAAGACTAAAAGCTGAAAAAGAAGCCAAGGAAGCTGGTAAGTAATGAGAACTCGTAAAGATGAAATTTTAGAACTTATCTTCGCACCTCTAGGAATATTAGTAGTAATAGGCGGTATGGTACTTGTAGGAACGATGGCTACTTCTTGTAAGTCATCTATTTCTACGGAAGCATACAAAGCCGAGTTTGAACAATCGCAACCATTAAATACATTATCAGCTTATACTGGTGAAAAACAAGTAGTTCAACTTGCTAATCTTAATGTAAATAAAGAACTTTGGGATATGTTTCCTGAACTGCGTGATAAACGAGTTGGTATGGGTGTTTCTAATCGTATTGTAGAGAACCTTGAGGTAACTAACAGGTTTACTTATGCTGAAGAAAAAGAAGCCATTGTAAACCAAATGTTGGATACTTGGGAAAAAGACTTACAAGGTCTTGGTGATGGTAAAACAAAATTAAATGTTGGTTCTGTGGTATTGCCAAAGTATATTGTGTATGCTGAAATCTATGACTTTTCAGTATCTTACGCTGAAACTTACGACAAGGGTAAATTGAGTAAGACCAACACTACAATTATTGGTATTCAAATCCGCATGGTAAATGTGGATAATTCACAATATATTGTAGCATCGGGTCAAGGAACATCTACTCAAGTTGGTGAGGGTTATTTTAAAAATCCAACTATGGGATTTGATAACTCTACCGTAGGTATCTCTACACAACGCGCTTTGGAGGTTGCTACAATGAACCTCATCAAGCGTATGGAACAAAATGGATGGTAAACATTGGATAATTTTTCTATTTCTTGTATTGGGTTTTGGTGTAACTGCACAAACATATCAGTATAGTTACACCGACCCCTGTACAGGGATATTAAACACAGTTACAATCTCACAACCCAGCGGTTCAGTCACGCTTTTCTACGCTGGTCAATATCAAACTTTTACAGCAGCTCAATTACAAGCCGGAGCGTATGAAACGTGGGTTGCTGCTATTAACGCTCAATTTCCACCGGGTTCAAACCCTTGTTCGGGTAATGGTGGGCAAAACGCAAACAATTCAAATGCTGCGATTGGAACAAACTCCGCAATAAACATCACAAACATTGTTGGTATAGCCACTTCAGTAAGCGGTTCCGCTTCAGGTGCTGCTGGAAATATCGGTGGTGGTATGGGTGGTGATATGGGTGGTGGTTCCGGCGGTGGAGACCCCGGTGAAAACGGAGCCGGTGGTAATTCATCTACATCAGGTGGTACTGGTTCCGGTGGCGGAACAAAACCACCAACCGGCGGCGGTAGTTCATCAAGTGGTGGTGGTTCTGGTGGCGGTTCAACCGGCGGTAGCGGTTCGGGCGGTGGAACTCCATCTGGTGGTGGTGGCTCCGGCGGTGGACAACCCGCATCGGGACAAGGCGAAGGTGGTGGTGGTTCATTACCATCTTCCGGCGGTGGTGGTTCAACCGAAGGTGGTGGAGCCGAACAAGGTGCTGTGGGTGAAAGTTCTACAACAACCGCAAGTGGTGGTGAGTCGGAGTCATCATCATCCGAAGGTGGTGGTGGAGGTGGTGGTAAATCCAAATCCAAACAAGAACGTATTGCAAGAGGTGCTTTAATTGGTGCGGGTGATATTGTTGTGATTAGAAACTCAGCAAATATCCAAGATACGGGCAAAGACAATTTAAAAGTAAACCTATCACTAACTCACGTTAACACAAAACAAAACTTTATCAAGGGCGCTGCATTCAACTATCAGACCGGAGAGAATGTGGCTAACCTAACCTTGTATGGTAGTTTTAAAGCAAAAGGTTATATGGGAGTGTTTTCCAACTCTATTATGACTAACTTTCAAACTGATTGGTTTAATACCGGCTCATTCTTAAACGCCCAAAAGACGGGTCCTATGACTTGGTTGTTGGGTTTAAACTATACATTTGGTTCATTGGGTAAAAGTGATTTCCAAAACCTATCTTTGGTAGGTGGGACATTTACAAATTTCAAAGGTGGTAAGTCATTTAGTTCTAATATAATGTTATTAGGTATTTATAGTCCGTATGTCTTTTATTATGAGGGCCAATGGTATAAGTCCGGATTCATATTAGTTCCTCTAACAAATATGGATTTTAAACTAACTGATAAATTCAAATGGAGTGTATCTTTTAGTGGTGCTTATCAGTTGGGTGCTGAAATTTTAAATTATCAAGTAATGACCGGTACGAAGATGATGTTATGAAAAAGTTTGTTTTAACTCCGATTTTTATACTATTAGTATCAATTCAGACTTATTCTCAAACTTCGGAGAATACACAAACAATATCAGATATAACTTCAATACAATATATTGATTTTGATACTGATATTATGAGTAGCTCTAATATATCAGTTGGTTTATTAGGTGATATGAGTATATTGAGTTATAACTTAACCTATGAATGGGGTAAGCATAATATAACAAACGGAGTGTTTGTATCCAATACTCCCTTCTTTAAATACACCAAAGTTGGATATAGTCATAGTAGAGTTAAAACTGTTAAAAATGTAGATAGAACCACATCATACGGAATTACAATATCGGCATTTGCTGACCATTCTGCTGTAGCAATAAGTCCATACTTTAATCAAATTTACAAGTTTAAAGATAATACCAAACTTGGATACACTTTCTTCATCAGAGATAATACGCACGATGATTTTTATTTGTTTGATGAATTTTATCCGGCAGCATCATACACAAAGTATAGTATTATGTTGATTGGAATGAAAGACTTTGAATATGGTAGATTTGTAGTAGGACCTGAAGTATTTTTACTGTCTTCTATAAGAACTCACTACTTTAATTTAGATGGATTTGAAGGTGCGTTAGACATCTGGTATTGGGATGACTTCAATCTTAATGCCTACTATGGAGCTTCATTAAAATATAAACTGACTGAAAAATTTATACTTGGTACTAAAATTAGAAGTTGTTATACATACTCTATTTCAGATAAAAATCTTGGGTTCCGTAAAGCAACTCCGTATATATTTTCAATAGGGTGTAATTATGATTTTTAAATCAAAAATACTAATCCTACTAATTCTACCCTTATCTCTTTTAGGGCAAAATTTTACTCATTCTGGCACTATTAGAACTGATGTGGGAACCGGAATACCAGGCGTAACAGTAAACCTATACAAAAGAGTTACTCCGGTGATAACCGGATTTACAAATCAGCAGAACTACAACGGACACTCCTACTACCGCTCAACCGGTAATGCGTTCTGGTCTACGGCGAAAGCAAACTGTGAAGCAATGGGTGGCCACCTTGTAACGGTAACTTCAGCTGCTGAAAATAATTTTATATTTAATTTATGGCCTTCTGGGTGGATAGGTTTAACTGATGAAGTTACTGAAGGTGTTTGGAGATGGGTAACCGGAGAGACTTATTCATATTCTTCTTGGAATCCTGGAGAGCCCAACAACGTGGGTAATGAAGACTATGTACAATTTGTTGGTGGGGGTAGATGGAATGATTTACCAAACAATTTTTCACTACCTTATGTATTAGAATTTGAATACATTGTTACAACAACGGCTTGGACTTTAGATGCTACTTCGGTTACAAATGCTAGTGGTCAGTATTCTTTTAGTAGACCAACGAATCCTTCGGTGGAGTGGTATATTGAGGTAGTAGTTCCAACAGTATCTACAAACCCATCTATTTCAGACTTTGATGGACCGGGTGATGTGGTATTAGGAAAGACAGCATTAAAGCCTTTTCATTACCATAAGTACGATTTGAATAATGATGGTAAACTTACGGTTGGGGATGTGTGTATAGTTGCTGATAGAATAAATGGAACACCATTCACAAAGTCAACATTATTATTCACAAACTCACAATGGACTTCCCTAAATACGGGTACATCAGATTTAAGAAACACCATACCCGGACTAACAACAAACTATACATTTACTCCAACATCGGGAGGAACTTCTAATTTCTATTTATTATCACCAGGATATAATAATCAATCTACTTTAAGTTATTGAAATGAAATGGTGGTTCATCATATTACCCCTAAATGTAGCAGCACAAACTATAACTCTGACTCCAATCGGAACACAGGATGTTAGTGGTATTCCAATTACAGTAGAACATTTTACCGCAGGTGGATTAACAGGAACAGTTCAATCACAAACACTATATATTCCAGCGGATAGAGGGGCTGGGGGAACTACGTTGTTCAGTACCGCAAACTCCGATGAGGCGTCAGCCGCAGTAACATTTCCAAGCGGATTTACTCCAACAATAGGTTCAACTATTTACACCCAAGGTCACGTTAATTCAAATTCGTGGTTTGGTTTTGGAACAACAAGTAGCTCAGGTTATCAAGGAAACGCAACCAATCCAACCGTTCCTACAATTCACATTACTTCAGTTGATAATGGAGCTACTGATAATAATATGTCTAAAGTTTCAACTGAAACCTATACCGATGTGACTTGGGGTGATGTGTTTAGAGTTAGGTACGAAGGTAATTGTAGGTACAATCAGAGCGGTGTTAATGTAATATGGGATTTGTATTTTTTAAAAAATCAACCAACTGAATTTTATGTGGTTATGAGAGCATTCACTGCTGATGGTTCAAACCAAGAGCAGATGGGTATTTCAAGCGGAACTGCTTGGTTAGGTGTTAATTATATTACAACTACAAGTTATGTGGCTGGAACTTCTTTTAAATTTACAACCTCACAAACCCAAGGGAATTGGGCTGTGGTATCAACTCAAAACACAAATGTAAATGGGCAAGTTGTAGTATCCAACCCATCTAACAAACAATATAGAGTCAGTATTGATGTATCTCAAAAGTTTCATACTATTACTGATAATGATATGATTTATATGATGTATATGAAAGCATTTCCAAATGATTTACAAAGTTGGGATTTCTATACTTGTGATTGTAATAACTCATCAACTTTTAGTTGGGATGATATAAACTTTTGTTATACATTGTTGAAATCAAATTCATTACATAACAAATATATTTTCACTCAATCAGAAAAAACTACCATAGAAGCTAATCCAACAACTAATTATTATAACACATACTTTCCATCCCAAAATAGAACAATTCAAAATCAAAATCAATTTTATATTATGGGAACTGGCAAGCATAGAAATCAAACAAGTCCAAACGCAAGGAGAATACAATGAACGCAGTGGTATGTTATTTTATTTCATCGGTAATTTCATTAGCAAGTTTACCAGGAGTTCCGGCTGAAAAACTAACCTTTGGTGCAAGACAAATTACAACCGAGTTGGTTGGTCAGAAATACTCACTTTGTGATGGTGGTAAGCCCGTAGAAGTGACTATCATTTCAGTAGATGCTCCAACCACAGGTATTCAGATTGGACCATTTGAATTTAAGTCAAAAAAGACTGTTGTAAAAACCAAAGTGGTAATGAATGGTAAAGAGTATTATGGTATTGGTAAGGCAAAAACAAATGTGGCTGCTACCTTAATGCAATTACAAGATGAAGAATTACCATTTGAAAGAACCGAGTTTTCAGTAGCCCTAAAAAAATCATTGGAAGACGCTCTTAACTGATATTTATAGGTATGAAAAATCTACTCAACGAATGTATCATAGTAGCCAAGAGGGTTGGTGATACTCTTATCATGGCGAAGAACCGAGACAGGGCTTATAAACCTGAACTTGAAGTGGTTCACGAGATTATTGATGGGGTTGAAGTAGCATATCTACGAGATACCATTACCGATTGGTCCGAAGGGATGAATGAGTATGGTATTGGTATTCTCAATACAGCTCTTATGGTTGGATATGATGAAAATGAAAAGAAGATTGTAAAAAAGGGTGGTAAACCTTCAAAGGATGGTGCAAAAATTAGAGAAGCACTTTCAAAGAAAACACTTAAAGACACACTTGTTCAAGTAGTAAAAGGTGATAGTGGTGTAAAAGGTCACACTTTGATTGGAACTCCACAAAAAGTAATTTCAGTTGAAATGACTTCTAAACACTCACCTAAAATTGATGTTAGAGATATTGACTCCGAAAACTTTGCAAGAACAAACCACGGATACCATTATGGTGATGCTGGATACACCGAAGGTCCGGATTATTTATCATCCAAAATCAGAAAGATGTCTGCTGAAAAAGTGGTAGACGGCGTTGAAGACGCTATTGAGATTTTACAAGGTTTAAGAAAACAATTGTATAAACAAGATTCACCTCTCAATATGAGAAGAGACACCCTAAAAATGTTTACTTCATCTCAATTGATGTTAAACCTTACTGATTTAGTATTGGAATTAAATTTCTTTGAAAGTAAGGTAGAAAAGTTTCACGGAGTTGTGAATAAACTTCCAGAGGGTAGAACTCCGAGGATAAAAGTAGTTGTGAAAAAAATCAATCTATAAAACAGGAGATATGAAATGGCTAAAATCAAAGCCCAAACAACAATTTCATTCCGAGGTAGCTCAAAAGTAAGTAGACCCGGAGTTCACTCAAAGACAAAAACATCACACTCAAAGTCCTCAAAAAATTACAAGAAAAAATATAGAGGGCAAGGTAGATAAGATGGCAAAGTCACCAAAAAAAAGATTGGCACCATCAAAGCCAACGAGTAAAAAAACCCGATTAAAGTTTGAAAAAAGAATGCTTAACAACAATAAGGTTTTGAATAAATTAAAATGAAATTATCAGATGTCCATAGTCTAAACACGATGGTTTACACGGATGAAATTCCGAGTAAGCATAAAAAGCGTATGGATATTCGTTTAAATTATTTTGAAAACTTCCCAATTAAAAACTTTATGGGAAATCCACCATCATTACCAAGTTCAAGTCAGACAAAAAAAGAATTATTACAATTATCTAATATAGAAGTTGATAAATCTTTTGTAGAAGAAACTGATAATGTTGAAAAATATTTTGATTCTTATATGAAAATAAATAAATTAAAATATTCAAAGGAATTGATAAAAGAACTTATGGATGAAAGTGGTTCAATTATTCTGAAATTAAAATATCATTATAATAGACCAAGACCCGACCAAGTTGCAAACCACCCATTAGTAATGATAAAATTAAAAAGTGAAAAACCAGACACGGCCGCAACTCCATCATACCCATCAGGACATTCTGCTCAATCACTACTTCTTGCTAATTATTTTTCATATTTATATCCTGAACATAAATACAATTTTATGGCTCTGGCCGATGATATATCTTATGCTAGAAACGTGGGACATATGCATTACCCATCGGATTCTAAATTTGGTATTGAATTAGGAAACGAGCTTTTTTTGTATTTAATTAAAATGGGAAAACTATAATGGCTTTGGTAAAAACAAAACGCGGATTACAAAGACAAGCTCTTCAAGCCATCCACAATCCACCTAGCGCTACTCAACAAGTTAGAGTGAGTAAAGATAGTCAGGATGAAAAAAGAAAAATGGTTGCTGAGTTAATACCATTTCTTGCTATGTTGTATAAAAAATACTTGGGTGCTGAAATTCAAGAAGGTAGTTCTCATCCTGTAATGGAAATAGTTTCAGGTATTAGTAAGGCAAATCTAAAAGAAGCGAATATCTTCAAGCACAGAGTACCACTTGACCCATCATCATTTACTAAATTAAGAGTCAATTACAAAAAGTTAAATCCAAAAAATATTATAATTGATGATGCATTTAAAAGTGACACAATTTGGGGAGTTCGTAGAGGTGAAAGTGAAGCTCATTGGAAGTATGATACCGATACTTATGAATTACACTTTGATGATGTGAAAATGCAACCACAAGTTCTTGGGTTGGTAAATTTCTTTAATAGAGTAAAAGATAATCATCCATGGGCGTAATTGTAGAAGCGTGTTGGAAAGGGTATAGACAAGCGGGCCTGAAGAAAAAGGGTGACCGCATGGTTCCTAACTGCGTTCCAATTAGTGAAGACATTAACATTCCAATTAATGTGGGTGATACTTTACTTGGTGGTAAATTCAAAAACAAAAGAATTGTTGTAAAGTCAATAGATAAAAACGAAAAAGGTGACATTACTATCAACGGAAAACCATTACTTAAATTTAGAATGATTCAAGAAGGTGAGGATGTTATTGGTATTTGTGAAATGGGGTGTGGTCCTCGTATAAAAGGAGAATCTGACGCGGAATATAAAAGAAGATGTGGTGGTAGATATACATACGCATTTCCACTTTATATGACTTCTAAAGCAGAAGAACCAAAAGAAGAACCCACCACACCCCCTTCAGATTCAGAACCGCCAGCAGAACCGCCAGTAGAAACTCCACCCGGTGGAATTGAAGAAGCACAAGCGGTTAGTGGTAGTAAGATACATAAATTCATTACAGGTAAAAATCTTACACTAAAAGGTAAAAAATATTCTGATATTGAATTTGAAGTGGTGTCTACTGATAATAAATCAGAACTTGTTAAATTAAGAGTATTATCACCAAAAAACCTTTTCGGACAAGAATTGAATGTTCCATTTAAAACTATCAGAAGAGGACCATTTATTAAAACCCAAACCAAAGGGGTATTTGAAACTATTAAAAAAGTAGATGGCAAGTATGTTGTATATCCAAAATCAGGCGGCGATAGATTAGGAACCCACAACACTTACAAAGACGCATTAAAACAATTACAAGCTATTGAAGCAAGTAAAGCCCGTAATGAAGATTGGAGTGACAAATACAAACGCTCCATAGATTGTAATAATCCAAAGGGGTTTTCACAAAAAGCACATTGTCAAGGTAGAAAAAAGAACGAGTTACAACAACTTGAAGAAGACCTTCGTAAGTGGTTTGGTACGGGTAAAACAGGTTCATCTGGCGGTGGCGGTTGGGATAGATATGGTTCCGATGGTCAGAAATTAGGTAAGTGTGGTGATGGTGATGAGGGTGATGCTTATGCAGCGTGTTTATCAAAAGAAAAAGCTGCAAAATTAGGACCTGAAGGTAGAGCTGCATTCGTAAGAAGAAAAAGAGCCGACCAAAAAAAGGCAGGTGATAGTAAAAAGGGTGGAGAGCAATCAAAAGGACAAAAACCTACATTGTCAAAAACCGGAGCTTAACATGATTAAGTTAAAAGATATATTATCCGAAGACCTTTTCGGAACATCTTTAAAACTAAAACCACACGAAACCTTAATGGTTAAATCGGTAGTTTCTTTTATGATGGATAAGTTTAACTTTAAAGCAAAGATTATCGTAAAGAAAAAAGATAAAGCTGGAATGATTGGTGATATATCCCTAAACTCCAATTCAGTAGATGGTAATAAATTTTATCTACATTTCAACCCAAACCAATCGTATAAACGAATTATACAATCTATGATACATGAACTAACTCATGTTAAACAAGTTTCTAAAAATGAACTCCTACCAAATAAAGATTATACTGCCATCCTATGGAAAGGTAAAGAGTATATCACCGCAAAGGATTATGGTAGGTTAATGAAAACTGATATTGCATCCTATGTAAAATTACCGTGGGAAGTAGAAGCAAACACAAATATGAATGGATTATATTCTACCTTTATTAATTCCAAATATTGGAAAGAATTAAAAGGTAAAGATTCTACATTGGATTTTGTAATTGATAATATTTAATTTATAAAGACAACCTAATACAATCGGCATTTTAACATGAACGACTCTAAACATAAAATTATTTTAAATAATTTGGATAATTCAAATTTTATTCGTATATTTGTATGAAGCTCAAAGAACTCATATTAGAAGGAATGTACGATAAACTCACGGGTGAAATCAACAAAGCAATCTTTACAAAGGTAAAAGATGCTATCAAGGGCAGTGGTTCAGGAGAATCCCCAAAGAAATACAAAGGATATACTATTCGTAAAAATCCAGAAACAAACACCTCATTGCAGGATTTGTTCCAAAACGAAACTCGTACCATTTATGTTGGCGAGTTCAACGACTCAACAAGTGGTGTTGGTGTTGAAGTAGAATTGAAGTTCGCTATTAGTGAAGAGGGTGTTAAGCCGGGTAAGTTTTACATTGATGGTTCTGCTGAAGCTGATTCTGAATATCCTTCAATTGAAGTTCACATTGGTATTCACCCATCCGATGGTGAAACTATTTTTTCAAAGATTCAACCGATTCTCCGTGATTTGGTAAGACACGAAGTAGAACACTTGACTCACGGAAGAAAGTCAGCCCTTGCAAAAGCATCAAAGGTTTTAAGGGGTGATGAAAAAATGAGAGTTAGAATTCGCCAAAATCCCGAATTGTATTACAAATACTTTTTACTACCAAAAGAAGTAGATGCTAACATTCACGGATTGTATTCAAAAGCAAAGACAATGAAAAGACCATATCAAGTTGTGGTGAACGATTACTTGAATTCATTAGTGGATGATGGTATTATCACAATATCCAATAAAGGTTTAATTTATAAAACTTGGAAAGCCAGAATTGAAAAAATTGGCGGTATCCCTAATTTAAAGTAATAATATGGATTTCAGTAATAACCCACATTTAAAAGATTATCTTCGTAAAAAAGAGATAGAAGAGGCTGCTAAAAAAGCTAGCCGTAAAAGAATTGTTGAAGAGCAAAACAAAAAAAAATGGTTAGAGTATCAACAAGATTTGAGAAATACATTTGGTCTTGGATATGCTCATAGTTCTCTTTCATATGTAGAAAATGATTTACTATTGTATTATGACGCTAGTATATTTGCATCATATAGTGGAAGTGGGTCTACAATCAACGACCTTTCAAAAAACAATAGAAACGGAACAATTGTAGGTTCTCCACCTTGGAATTCTGCTGGATATTTTACATTTTCAAACGACCATATTATTACTCCAGATTTAGACCAAGTGATAACTATTGAAGATGAAGCTCAGTCGGTTGAAGTTTGGATTAATCCAACTAATAATGGGGTTATAGCTTCTCATTTAGGGCAAAGTGCTGTTGATGATGGCTATCATAATAGTATTATCGAATTAGTATCGGGTCAAGTTGAATTTGGATTATGGACCGGTGCGGGTATTACAAGTACCGGTGGAACTGGTGCTTTATCATTTAATGAATGGCATCAACTTGTATTAACTTATGGGGGTCACGGAACTCCTGTAAAGGGTTATATTGATGGTGTTTTAGTAGGCCAAACCGCAAATGTAAATTTTAGTTCACCTATGGATAATTTAGCTTCAGAATTTCGTATTGCATTTGGTGCTCTTGATGGAACAAGCCAAGGTGATGGTTCTTACTTTGATGGTAGATTTGGTATTGCTAGAGTTTATGGGAGAGCTTTAACGGATGCTGAAATAGTTCAGAATTATAGAAGAAACACTGGTTATTATAGATAATGGGAAAAGTATTAAGAGTATTTGATTTTGATGATACGCTTGCTAAAAGTGTATCATACATCTATGTTAAAGATAAGGATGGTTCAGAAACAAAAATGGACCCGGCGGAATACGCTAAATACGAACCAAAACAAGGTGATACATTTGATTTTAGAGAATTCAATAGAATGTTGAATAAACCACAAGTTATCAAAAAGAACTTGTCTATACTTCAAAAGATGTTATCAAGTGGTCATAAAAAAGTAACCATCTTAACTGCAAGAGCAATTGGATTTCCTATTAAAAAGTTTTTTAAAGACAAATATGGTTTAGATGTATATGTGGTCGCATTGGGTGATGCTGACCCACAAGCTAAAGCTGATTGGATTGAAAAACATATCAAAAATGGATACACCGATATTGCATTTATGGATGATTCAATCAAAAATGTAAAAGCTGTGGGTGCTTTACAAAACAAATACCCAAATGTAAAGTTAAAATCAATTCTTGCAGTAGAACATCTTTCTCACTCCGAAACCAAAGAATTATTAGAAAATTATATTTCAGACCAATTCAAGTCATATTTATAACCAGTTTATTTTAACGAGGAATCCATATGGCTGCTCTATCCCAAAAAGAAGTTTTAGAAAAAATTCTTGTAGAAATTGCTTCTATGAAGACCAAACTCCCAAATGGGGAGTTAAAGCGTATGGAAGAATCTATCCGAAGCCTTCGTGACAATTACACTACTTTAAAAAATGATGTGTCTGATATCAAATATACACTATTAAATCCAGAGGATGGGATTATTGTTCGTGTAAACAAAAATACCGAATATCGTATGGACCAAGAAGATAACGAAGATTACTACAATAAAATGGTTACCGAGTTTGAAAAGATGAAAGATTGGAAAGATGGAGTCACCAAAGCACTTTGGATTGTGTTTACATCTTTAGTTGGTATTGTTGGATACATTATTTCAGGGGTAATGTAGTTTTATTAAATCTCCAAACTCTATTTATGTCAGAAAACTATGAACAAAAAGCTATGAACCAAGTGTATGAAATTATTACACAAGGTGAAGGCTCGGAAGTTTCATTGGAAATGAAAAAAACTATAATCCAAACTTTAATTGATTATTATGATGCTTTAGAAGAATACGAAAAGTGTGGTAATCTTAAAATAAGTTTGAGTATGCTGGAGATAATGAATGGTAACGATTCAAGTCAAGAAATTAGATGAAGTAATAGACCCACAAAGTGGTTATATTATTTATGTATATCACGATAAAACAAAAATAGAAGCAGAAATTGCCAATGATTGGAAATTTGTGATTGATATTGTAAATAAATTTAAAGAAAAACACTCTCCCGAAGAAATTATCTTTTTTGATGGATTTAATGTATAAACTATATTTATTAAATGATGACATCCACACATTTGGTGAGGTTCATTCTATGTTAAAAAGAACATTTGCGTATCCGAGTTTACATTCGGATTCAATTATAGAAATAGTTCATACAACGGGTAGATGTGTAATCAAAAGTAGTGATGACTTTGATGATTTAAAAAGAATCCAAGAAGTCCTACTTAATGAAGATTTTAAAATAGAAATAAAAACATTATGAGTAATTTACCACAAAAGTCAGAATCACCCGCATCACAAGGATTGGGAGATACTATTGCTAAAATCACATCAGCTACAAAATTAGATGTAGTTGCAGAACAAATTGCTAAAGCAGTTGGTGCTGATGATTGTGGTTGTAAAGCAAGACAACAAAAACTCAATCAGATTTTTCCATACAATACTTCAAAAAGTCCATTTCCACGGAAGTCAAAATGAAAGTAAAAGATTTGATTATAGAAGTTATTAACGAAGAATTACTCGTTGAAAAACTTATTACCTACAACAATAGAGCTCCCTATGGTCAAGTGGTATTTCTTGCCGGTGGTGCTGGTTCAGGTAAAGGATTTGCTATTTCAAACTTTTTGGATTCTGCTGGATACAAACTTCGTGATGTAGATGAGATGAAAAAACAACTTCAAATCTTAAATCGTATTGGTAAAATCACCATAGACCAAATTTTAAACAAGTATGGTAAATCTATTTCACAATCCGATATTGATAATATTAAACAAATCCAAGCGGATGGGTATAGACTTCAAAATATGGATTTAAGAAATCCAAAGCACGTTATGGCTCTACATACTCTTGTTAAAGCTATGGGTATAAAAGATAAATCACTTGCTAATATGTTAGCAGCTCAAACTAATCCCGAGGTTTTACCTAACATTATGTTTGATATCACAGCAAAAGACATTTCAGACATTACCCAAGTTTTACCTCAATTAAAAGCGGCTGGTTATAAACCTGAAAACATTCATTTGACTTGGGTTTTGACTAACTATATGATTGCTATGCAGAACAACAAAAAAAGAGAAAGACAAGTTCCAGAAGATATCCTATTAAAAACCCATGAGGGTGCTGGAAACACTATTTGGGGGGTTGTTACTCGTGCTTTACCAAAGGGAATGAATGGTAGAGTTGATGTGGTGTTAAACAATCCTGAAAATACAGTGTATATGAAAGATGCTGAAGGAAACGAAATTACAGGACCAAAGGGTGAAAAATACCCATCAGACTTTTTATCTTTACCACTTAAAAAAGCTGGTAGTGGAACTTACCCAGAAAGTTTGTGGAAAGAAATCTTATTCAAATGGGTAAAAGAAAACGCACCCAAATCAATTACCGCCAATATGGCATAAATTAAATTAATTAGTTATGAAAATTCAATCTTTAATTATTGATAATTTTTACAATAATGTTGATGATGTACGAGAATTTGCATTATCACAAGAATTTGGAGTAAAGGGAAATTACCCCGGTCAAAGAACCACTTCATTTGCAAATGATTCTTTAAAAGAATTCATTGGCAGTATATTGAGACCACATTCTGGTGAAATCACAGTATGGAGCACCGATGAATATAATGGTGCATATCAATACACAACTCAATATGAAAGGTCTTGGATTCACGCAGATATGCATAACACTTGGGCTGGTGTAATTTATTTAACACCAAACGCACCATTAAGTGGTGGAACTGGTATTTTTAGACACAAAGAAACCGGACTTATGTATTCTCCAAAATTAGAAGATGGTTCGGTAGATAGAGAACTTCTTGGATATATTGGAATAGATTCTCAAGACCTTACAAAGTGGGATTTAGTAGACCGACTTGCAAATGTCTACAATAGAATGGTTCTTTATCGTGGTGATTTATTCCACCAGTCGTTAGATTACTTTGGAACTAATAAAGAAAACGGAAGACTATTTCAAACATTTTTCTTTTCTACTGAATATTAATGAATAGGTCATACAAACATAAGTTTGTCTGGCACGCTCCGTTTAAGGTTGCAAGCAGAGCCACAGCCGATGTATTTAGAGAAACATCGGATTTGAATCCGCATTTACCACAGCCGGATAATCCAAGGATGATATTTACCCATGAAAACGCATGGCCTGAAGATTGCCCGCAAGATTATTTACATATAGTTTCAGTTAGACATCCATATTATAGGTGGGTATCATATTGGAAGCATGGAATTTATGATAGAAATGAATTACCAAATGGACTAAACCCTTTGGATGCTCTAAAATGGTCCTCTGATGAAAGATGTTCTGCTTGGTCTGAATGGAGGGTAATAACTCAATTTGAACCAAGAATTGATTATATTATACACGCTGAATCAGTATTGGAAGACCTTCGTAAGTTACCATTTATTCCTAATGATTTTAATTGGACATTTACACCAACACAAATGAGATGGAGGCCAGTTCCATCAAATTCCACTACATGGGATACTAATTGGGATGAAAATGAACTTCGTGAGTTGGTATATGAACGATTTAGACAAGACTATGATAATTTGGGATATGGTAAGTGGGATACCTACGACCATCTTTGGGATTGTAAACCAAAACTAAACGGAGATACGCAAACAACATCAGAAAGATTACCATTTCCAAGAAAGATTTAACATAAACTTAACATTACAAATTTGGCAGTTCCAAATTATTTCGTATCTTTACTATGTAATAAAAAGAGATATGAAGAACATCAAAGAACAAATCCTCAAAAACCTTGAAGGTCCCATCAACAACCTCACCGCTCAAATCATTGAGAGTGAGAAAGCACATTACCTTAAAAAAGTTGGTAAAGAATTGACTATCACTCCACATATGGAAGAGATGATTCGTTTGAGTCTTGTGATTGACCTAATGAAAGCCCTTCAGAACTATATCCTCCCCACCGATGAGTTGGAACAAATGAATTGGTATGAGGGTGCTAAGGGAATTGAGATTTCCGCTTTGATTGGTCGTGGTGGTGAGACCCACAACTTTATGACTGAAGCCATCACCGCTGGTGGTTACAACATCCAACGATTCCACTACCGATACATCACCAAAACAAAGATGCCCCGTGTGATGAGTGATTTGGCTAAAGAGTATGTTGAAAAACAAAAACGATTGAATACGATTGAACGATTGGAAAAAGAGATTGAAACTCACCAAAACCTAATCAATACCGCCCAAGCCCGAATTGACCACTTGGCTCCGATGAATAAAGAGGAGTTGATTGTGGAGTTGGGTAACCACCCAGTGTTGTCGTGGCGAGTTAAGAATGATTACAAATGGGAAAACATTGATAAAACCTACTACAAAGGAACTAAAGAAGAGTGGGAAATGGAACAACAAAAGTTGATTGAAGATGGTGTGGTTGAGATGTTGAATTGGGATGTTAAATGGCCTAAACAACGTATTAAGGATTCCCAAAAGAAGATTGTTAAACTTCAGGCCAAACTTGAAAGTTTAACAATTTCTTAACATTAAAAGTTTGCCAGTTCAAAAAAAATGATTATCTTTATATAGTAATAACAATTAATACAACATGAATAAGTTTTCTAAAAAATTAATCAAGCTAGGAATTGGACTTCTTCTGATATCATTATTAGTTCTCGCTTTTTTTGGTATCATTCACGGATTTTTCCTTGGATTGTTATTAATATTTAAATATCCAATTCACGCATCAGGTGTATTCATCTTTCTTTTAGGATTGGGTTACATTCTTTCTAAAATTGATAAAAAACCCCTCAAATTTTAAAAATATGAATTATAACGAAGCTAAAGTAATTGTTCACTGTCAGTATTTTGAAAACTATAATATTGGGCCCGATGGGTTTGGTGAAACCCCACATTGGAAACCCAAGGGTGGTTTTGATTTTGTAATGCCGATTGATTCGGATACAATGTTCTACGCTGATACCGAGGTTGTGATTCAAGCGATTAAAAACCTTGTAGAAAAGCAAAACACCATTGGTGAGCGCTTTGAGTATATTGACCATGAAATGGTATTTTCAGAACCATTTGTGGTTAAAGGTTTGGAACAAGAAATTACGAAAGTCTATGAAATGGCAGTATAAAGAAATGGGTTCTCGTGACAAGAAAGGTAATTTAAAGTATTACCGAGTCACAGTAGAAGATTGGAAAATTGTGGATTGTAAATGTCCCGCCCGCGAATTCCGCAGACACACTCCTTGTAAACATATGAAACGATTAAATGAAAAACTCACCCACCTTACCATCTAACGAACGACTCGGCTTTATTGAATGGATGTTAAAAATCCAAAATGTTCATTACGCTAACAAGCCCGCTATGGAGCGTGCTCTTAACCGATTGGTTCCATAATATTAACAAAAATTTAACATACAAATTTGGCGGATAACCAACTATGTTGTATATTTGTATGTAAGTGATAAAGATATGAGTAACAAAACTATTTTCAGCGATATTGATGGGACGCTTGTCCACCAAGTTCTATTTGAAGAAATTGACCCTTTCACCAGCCGTGCTCTGCCCGGTGTTGTAGAAACAATGACTAAATGGTTCAAAGAAGGTCACCACATTGTATTGACTACCGCACGACCAGAATATCTCCGAAACTTGACCATCCAAGAGATGGACTTGTTGGGAATCCCTTTCCACCAATTGGTGATGGGTATTGGTCGTGCAGAACGAATCCTAATCAACAACAAGAGTGGTAATAAAAACGGCACCGACAAAAGAGCTACAGCCGTTGAGGTTGAAAAAAATGGTGGTTTTAACGGATACTTTTAAGGAATATGAATGGCTAACGGAGTTCACAAAATTACGGAAGACTTTGAAAAAATGCTGGCTGATTATACCGGTGCAAATTATGTTGTTTGCGTGGATAATCAGTCAAACGCATTATTTCTTGCCCTATACTATGAACACATAGTAAAAAATAATACATCTGATATTATTACCATACCATCACGAACATATCCATCCGTTCCGTGTGAGATTATTCACGCAGGATTAAAGATTGGTTGGAAATCCGTTGATGGTAAAACAATAAAAGGAGCATACCAACTTGAAGGTTCTAATGTTTGGGATTCAGCTTTAAGATTTACAGCAGATATGTATATTCCAAATACACATATGTGTCTATCTTTTACAGGACCTTACAAACACTTTAAACTATCCAAGGGTGGTGCTATTTTGACCGATGACCTACACGCATACTTGTGGTTTAAAAGAGCCAGATTTAGTGGTCGTAGGGAATGTTCTTATCACGATGACCACTTTGATATGTTGGGTTGGAATTTTTATATGATGCCGGAACTTGCGGCTCGTGGTATTTTATTAATGAATCAGTTTTATACACCATCCGGTGAAAAGAAACATCAAGAGGATTTGGAATTACCATATCCTGATTTAAGTAAATTTGAGATATATAACCAATGAGAATTCCTAATGTTTTAGTTCTATGTGATAATGATTGGATTGGTGTAGAAATCAAAAAAATATTTGATAGTAAAAACTTTCCAATAGTAATTGAATCTTCCGATTTGTATGAAGATTCGTGGGCTTTGATTGGTCAATATGATTTGATTATATCAGCACATTGTAAAAAGATATTTGATAAAAAGTTAGTAGAATCAACACGAATTGTCAATATTCATCCTGGTCTGAATCCATACAATAGGGGTATGTATCCTCATATATTTTCAATCACAAATGGATTACCCACGGGCGCAACAATCCACGAAATTGATGAAAAAATTGATAATGGTGATATTATAGTTCAAAGGGAAGTTCATATGTATATGTATGAAGACTCAAAAGAGCTTCACGAGCGGATAATGAAAGTTGAAATGGAATTGTTTGAATCCCACTTTGATGAGATTATTTACGGAACTTACACGAAAACTAAACCACATAGTGAGGGAAACATAAATTACAAAAAAGATTTCAAAGAGTTATGTGAAATCAATCTTTGGGATGTTGATACCTTTGAGGGTCACATCAATAAGTTAAGGGCTCTGACTTATGGTGATTACAAAAACGCATACTTTTATGATGAGGATGGAAATAAAATTTATATAAAAGTAGAACTATCAAAATGAAATTTGCAGTAACCATAGCTACATACCAACGAAAAGATGGTAAAACGCCAGAACTATTGAAGCGTGCTTTAGATAGTGTATTTAATCAAACCCATCAAGATTTTAGAATTTTTATTGTTGGTGATAATTACGAAGACAATACTGAATTTAATGAGATTATATCACAATATCCACAAGATAAAATCTATGCAGTAAATCTTCCCGAGTCTTACGATAGACTAAAATACAAAGGAGTAGATTCAGAAAATCTTGACTTTGATACTGACCGAGTATTATGGTGTAATAGTGGTAGAACTCCAATGAATATTGGAATTGAACTTGCACTTCACAACGGATATGATTGGGTAGCACATTTAGACCACGATGATTTTTGGGAACCAACCCATCTCCAATTTATAAACAATGTGATAGAACAATATGGACACCAGTGTATTTGGATAACAACACAAGCCACCTTTGGTCCAAACGATATTATGCCGATTGTAGAAACCAATGGGTGGGATGTGGTATATCATTTACCAAGGGGTTATAATGTAATTCATTCTGCTGTGGCTATGAGTATGAAACGAATCCCATTTCGTTATAGAGATGTTTGGGATGAAGATGGTAAACTGGTTCCAACTGACGCTGACTTTTGGGATAGATTGGGTAGATTTATTCCACAAAACGGATACACCGGAACATACATCAACGCATTAACTTGTAGACACGATTCAGAGGGTGAAGACAAATACTGATACTTTACCAAAGGTAAAGAATGTAAATAAAGGTAAATACCGCCTGAAAAAACACAAATACAAATTGTGGGACATCGTGGTATTAAAATGGATTGGTGAACGAGAAATAGGATTTATTTCTGAATTGAAAATGAATCGTGAAGGATTCGCATCATACACAATTCGTTCAGTATCAAAACAGGCCTGTATTTATTATGACCTTGAGGTAGATGACCCCACCGACCCATATTGCTATGTATCAACAATTTTAACCGAAAATATAACCGATGGTGAAAAAACACTTGCAACCGAACGAATCCAATCCTACAAAACAAGGACTAATGTCGTTTCAGAAACACAACCCAAGCGCTTATCTAATAACGAGCGTTCTGAATTGGATATCCAAATTAACAAACAAAAAGAATTTTTAGATGAAAACTTTTGGTAGTTTGGAATATTTTTTGTATATTTGTATTATAAATTATTAACTATGAAAAAATACTTTGAATTGTTTATGACTATTATGTTCTCGTTTCTTACGGGAGCTAAAGTCGTATTGTTAACCAGACAAGAAATTGTAACCAATTGGGATTTTGTCCATCTTGGTATCAATGTTTTCTTTATTTGGTTTTTTTCTTATCAACTATATAAAACTATTAAAGGAGAATAAGTTATGAAATATCAACCTCTAAATGATTATGTTCTACTTAAAAAAACAAAAGTAGAAGAAAAGACCAAAGGTGGTCTTTACAAACCAGATAGTGCTAAACAAGCTCAATTCGCAGAAGTTGTGGCTGTTGGTCCTGGCATTTTTACCCAAAACGGAAATCTTATTGAGATGAGATTGAAAGTGGGTGATAAAGTAATCTTGGATATTCCTGGCAGCGAGGTTCGTTTGGATGGGGAGAAATATGTAATGGTTCGTGAAAGTGAAATCTTAATTCGTATTGAGCAATGACCGGTGAAGAATTTGAAGATTGGGTAGATGATGATTATCAGTATACCGAGTATTTAAAAAACAATCCAATCTACAGTGACTACGAAGATTCTGAAGATTAGATATGGATTTAGTAAATCGTGAACTTCGTAAACACCTTTTGTTTGTTTTGGATGTTGAAAAGTATATATTCAAAAACCCAAAACATTTAAAGGGCGTTGAGTCATATAATGACAAAAAAACAATAGATAAGTTAAAAAATAGAGTTGGGAGTGGTAAACTTTTACGAGTTGAAGACCTTCAATTTTTGGAAACTATCTACGAAAACTATTGAGTTAACTACTTATATAAAAATGGAGTGTTATGCAAAGGGGTGACAAAATGCCCAATGGTTATGTTTTAGGAGTTGGTAGGACTCCATTAAACCTCACGGAGGCTCAGATTCGTTATGCGATGAAAAACTCCAAGAGTAATAGTGGTGCTGCAAGATTTTTAAATATATCATTGACCACCTTTGAAAAATACTCTAAAATGTATATTGATGAGACCACAGGCAAATCCTTGTGGGACTTACATAAAAACCAAAAAGGAACTGGCGTAACTAAACCTTATAATGTAGATAAGGGTAAATACGCATTAACGGCTGTGTTGGAAGGAAAATACCCCGACTATTCCGTTTACCTACTTAAACGAAGACTGATTAGTAATGCCGGTAAAATAAAAGATTTTCCAGCAGAATGTCATAATTGTGGATACGATGAAAAACGACTATCGGATGGAACTATCCCTTTGATTCTTGACCATATGGATGACAATTGGCATAATCACAAAAAGGATAACATTAGATTTTTATGTTATAATTGTTTCCACAATCTTCGTGGAAACCTTCGTGGTAGACAACCTGAATGGCGAGTAGAACAAATTGAAAAAGCAAAAGAACTTTATAATCAACAACAAAAAGAACAAGAATAATTTATGGGAAAGCAAGTATTTCACGGAAAACAATCAAGAGAAAAGCTCTTGGAAGGTGTAAACGAATTAGCCAATGCGGTTAAGGTAACACTTGGACCTCGTGGTCGTAATGTAATCATTCAAAAAGACGGCGCACCTCACATCACAAAAGATGGTGTTACGGTGGCTAAATCTATTGAGTTTAGTAATGCAGCTAAAAACTTGGGGGCGCAGGTTATTAAAGAAACCGCCCAACAAACCGCAGACCACGCCGGTGATGGAACCACTACATCTACTGTATTGGCTCAATCAATCTTCAACCAGGGTATGGATGTGGTTGAGATGGGTGCTAATCCAATTCTACTTCGTAGAGGTATGGGAATTGCTGTGGCTGAAATTACCAAAATGTTAACTCAAGAAATCTCAATCAAAGTTGAAGATAACGAACAAGTAAAACAAGTTGCAACCATTTCTGCAAATGGTGATTCGGTGATTGGTGGTATGATTGCTGACGCAGTTAAAGAAGTTGGTCGTGATGGTGTAATTACAGTTGAAGAGGGAAACTCAAATGAGGATGAACTTGAAATCGTAGAAGGACTTCAGTTTGATAATGGATACCTATCTCATTACTTTATCAACAACCAAACAAAACTTAATTGTGTTATTGATGAGCCAGTTGTATTGTTGTATGATGGTAAGATTTCTACAATGGACCAAATCATTCACATCCTTGAAGCAGTATCAACTCAAAGTAAACCAATTTTGGTTGTAGCTCACGATGTAGAAGGTGAAGCTCTGGCAACAATGGTTGTAAACTCCGTTCGTGGAACCTTACGGGCCCTTGCTGTAAAAGCTCCTGGCTTTGGTAGTGAACGAACTGAAATCCTGCGTGATATGGCTGCTCTATTGGGTGGTAAGATGTTTGGAACTATTGACGCTGAGTTGGAAGACGCAACTTTGGAAGATTTGGGTTCTTGTGATAAAGTGGTGTCTAACAAAAAAGAAACTACTTTGATTGGTGGTCACGGAAACGCGGATGCTTTGAAACTTCGCATTGACCAAATCAAAAATGAAATTTCAGAACAAAAATCAGACTTTGAAAAAGAGAAACTCCACAAGCGTTTATCTAAATTGAGTGGTGGTGTGGCTGTAATCCGAGTGGGTGCTCAATCAGAGGTTGAGATGAAAGAAAAGAAAGACCTATTTGATGACGCACTCCTTGCAACTAAAGCTGCTTTGGAAGAGGGTATTGTCGCGGGTGGTGGTGCTGCTTTGTATCATTGTTCCAAAAACATTAACCAACCAAAAGGTGATGAACAATTGGGATACGCAATTGTGATGAAGGCTTGTAAATCTCCAATGGAAGCAATTCTAAAGAACGCAGGGCTTGACCACCACAAAGTGTTCGGATTGTTAGACGCAAATTACGCTTCAGACACTTCTATGGGTTACGATGTAGTTAGTGAACACCTTGTCAATATGATTGAAAAGGGTATCATTGACCCAACAAAAGTGACTCGTATTGCTATTGAAAAAGCAGTTTCAGTCGCTGGAACACTACTTACTACTGAATGTATGATTGTAGAAGAGCCGGCGGAGAAAGAAAGTGACCCGAAATCGTAAAAAGTTAAAAATGAAATACGAATACCTCAAAATGGAGGAAGAAGATGTTCGTATTGAGCTCACGAACTACATTTTAGATTTTGAAAAACATTTCAAAAAATATTATGATGAAAGTGCTCGTTTAAATTTACAAAAAAAATCTAAAGAACCGGAAGAAGCTCCAGATTTTGAAGAATTGGAGAAAGAATTTGAGAAAAAGCGTTTAAATTTAGCCCAAAAGCGTAAAAACTTAAAGGTTAAGTCTAAACGCCTCAAATCTTTGTATAAAAAACTATCATCTATAACACATCCCGATGTAAATGGGGGTGATGATGAAATATTCTTAAAAGTAAAATCTCACTTTGAAAATGGTGAATTTGCTGATTTGATTTCTATTGCAGAAGAGTGTAATGTTGAATTTGAGATGGGTGAAGATGAAATACAACTTATAACCAAGAGTATAGAACATATTGAGTCTGAAATACAAAGAATGAAAAACACTTTGGCTTGGGGTTGGGGTTCTGGTGATTTAAATACAAAAAAAACTATTATTAAGATAGTAGAACAACAAACAAATTTAAAAGTAAAAGTTGATGACTATCCAAATGATTTAAAACCCGAAACGCCAAAAGAAATAAAATTAATAGGCGAGCCCGGAAAAAACTTTGATAATTCAAATTAATTTCGTATATTTACAATATGACTAACGACCAAATTTTCATTTATTGGGATGAGTATCCCACCGAAACCACAAGTTCAATTAACAAGGATTAAAAATGGCAAACCACGTTACTACACTTATCTTTATTTCAGGCAATTCTGACTTAATTACTTCATTGGATAAAAAACTATCATCGGTAGATTTACAAGACAATCCATCTGAAGAAATGAATACTGAACAAACCGCACGTTTGTTTTATGAAAATCAATATCAAAACACTTACGAGTGGATGATAGAGAATGTTGGTGCAAAATGGTGTCACATCAACGAATGGGATGTGGTTAGTGATACTGAAATGCAAATCACTATGACTTCAGCATGGTCATTTCCAGAATCACTTGTTGAAAAAATGTATTCAGTTTGTAGTGAAACGGATGAAGAGTGTGATTTTTCTATCACTTACGAAGATGAATCACTTGAACCAATTGGTGCTATGTATATTTCAAAGGATGGTTCTCATATTGAGGAAAGTTCGTATAAATGGCCACAAGAAGAAGATTTTGAAACCGAGGATGAATATCTTGAAGCTCTTGAAACTATGTGGGAAGAGATTGGTGATATTAAAGATGAACTATTGGAACAATGTAAATTGATAGTCAACGAAGCTGACTACTTTGATAATGAAGGAACCGATATTTACACGGAAGATGAACTTGATGCACTTCGTGATTGGGATACAACTTTGATGGATGGTTTAGAGAATGATGAAGATTGGAACGAAGAACAATGAGTAAAGTATTTTTAATTGATATTGATGGAACCATCTGCGATGACATCAAAAACGAGGATAGTCATTTGTTTGCTACCACAGCAGTTTATCCAGACGCTTTGAGGATTATCAACAAATGGTATGATGAAGGAAACATTATAACCTTTTTTACCGCGAGAGAATCCAAAGATAAAACCGTAACTGAATGGTGGTTAAAAAATCACGGATTTAAATATCACGGATTGGTGATGGATAAACCCAGAATCACGGATGGGCAAGAATATGTGTGGATTGACAATCGTAAGGTTAGAGCAATCACATATCTTGGAACTTGGTCAGAATTAAAAGAAGTAGACGCAAAAATTCAAACATTTGAATAATGAATCAATTAGATGAAGATTATAAAGGACTACTTGGTAGTTGCTTGTATAATGGTATAGAAAAAACGGACCGAACCGGCACCGGAACTCTATCAGTATTTGGTAGACAAATCAAACACCGAATGGAGGATGGGTTTCCTTTACTAACCACAAAGAAAATGCCATTCAAAACAATCGTAACCGAATTGTTGTGGTTTCTTCGTGGTGATACCAATATCAAGTATTTGGTTCAGAATGGTTGCAATATATGGACCGGTGACGCTTATAAGCACTACATGAAAACATATGAGATTGAAAGCAGAGAAAGTGGTGGTAAAAATTATCTTGAACAGCTTCATATGTTATCAAACTTGACAATGGATGAATTCACGGAACGAATCAAAACCGATGATGAGTTTGCTAAACAGTGGGGAGAATTAGGTCCAATCTATGGTGCACAATGGAGAAGTTGGGAAGGATTAAACTCTAACACAGACCAAATCCAAAATCTAATCAACGAACTTAAAACAAATCCTGATAGTAGAAGGTTAATGGTATCAGCTTGGAATGTGGGGGAGTTGGATAAAATGACTTTACCACCATGTCATTATGGATTTCAAGTTTATACAAGAAAGTTGAGTAGAGAAGAGCGAATGAAAATTCTTTCAAAGACTCAACCAGTTCAAAGCTGGGAGGGTTATATGAAAAAAGATTTAGATGCTGCTAATATTCCTACAAGAGCAATTTCCCTAATGTGGAATCAAAGGTCAGTAGATACATTTTTAGGTTTACCATTCAATATTGCTTCTTATGCTACATTACTAATTATGTTGGGTAAGGAGGTCAATATGATGCCAGATTATTTGATTGGAAGTTTGGGTGATGTCCACCTGTATAAAAATCATATTGAACAAGCGAAAGAGCTCATTACACGAACTCCGTATAAATTACCAAAACTTGAAATAACAAATTGTAATATTCAAAATGGTGAGTTTGATTATGAATTAATCGGATATCAATCACACCCAACAATTAAAGCACCTTTATCAAATTAATTATGAAACAATTTCTTAACAAGCTTGTAAAAGCTTTTTTTCAATTTATTCAATATCATTAATTATGAAAGAAAAACTTGGAATATTCCTAATTAGCGTATTTGCCTTATTTTGGCTTTACATTACATTTTTTGGCGGGTCATTTTAACACTTTATTTATTTATGAAAAAAACACTATTTCTTTTACTTGCGTTTGTATCGCTGAACGCATTTGGTCAACTACGAGATTCTTTGTGGTGGACCACTCCCTATTTTAAAATCGCATATTCAGAGGTATTAGAAGAACCACGATGGATTCAATATCGTGTGGCTTGTCCAACGGGTAATGCTTCAAGAGCAGGAATGGATTTCTATAAAGAAACTGGAATCAAAACATCAGACCACAAAGACTACGAAGCAAATGAATGGGATAAAGGTCATATGGCCCCCGCGGCCCACTTTAATTGCACTCGTGAAATGTTATTGGAAACATTCACTTATATGAACTGCGCACTTCAACATCAATCATTAAATCGTGGTGTTTGGAAACACTTGGAAGCCAGAGAACGAGAATTGGCCAATAAACACAATGTTGTGGAAGTAACTATTCGTGTTCAGTTTGATAAGAATCCACCAAGAGTTCCAGCCGGCGCTGCAATTCCAAAAGGATTCTACAAAGAAATTAAATACGGAAACACCCGTGAGTGTTATTATTTCCCTAATACAACTCCAAGTATGAAAACTTACAACGATTACAAATGCAATTGTAGATGATATTAAAAAATTCCATTGGTGTATCCTATATGTGGAATAAAAATATCAATTCTATGATGAGTATGTTAGGGATAGTGATTAACGCTCACAAAAGAGTAAAAACAACAAATATTGATTATGAACAACTTGGTATAGAGCAAATAGATAATGGTTCAAGCGGTCTGCGGAATACTCCGAAACGGAGAAAGATTTCTAATAGGAAAAAGAAAGAGTGATAATCCAAACTTTGGTGGTTATTGGGAATTACCAGGAGGTAAGATAGACCCATCCGATACATCAGATTATACCGCATTGATTAGAGAATTCAAAGAAGAATTGGATATTCAAATCAAACCTATACACAAAATCAGACCCGTAGAAAAGAATGGTATCTATATGGAATGTTGGGTGGTAGACTTTGAAAGTGGTAAAGCAAAATTGATGGAACACGATGAAGTAAAATTTATTAAATTTTCAGAAATAAAAAACTATTTATTCACTCCATTATCACAAAGTTTAATACATATTACAAGAGATTCTTACCAACTATTTTTTAAATCGCCCCAAGGAGTAAAATGAAACCCATCTATGGAATGTTCAAACGAACATTAAACAAAAAAAACAATATAAAATCAGTTCCAATCGTGTATGACTTGGAAGACGCGGATGGGTGGTTTTCTCACCAAGAGCGACCATATGTTTCTTATAAACAAAATGAAAACAAATAGAAACAATAACCCCACGATTGTCCACGAAGTCCAATCCGATTTCGTGTGTCTTAAAGAAAATTTTGGAATAAATTCCAAAATGTTTCGTGGCGATGCTCGTAATGGTTTTGAGATTAGCAAGGGCGATGCTTCTATTAAGCATTTTGAGATTAGCAAGGGCGATGCTCTTAATGCTTGTAGCAAGAAATTTGAATGTGAATACGATAAGTGGTCACCAAATGAATCTATGAGATAATGGAGAACGACAATGATTACGATAGTATTTTGTGGGATTCTTTTGGTGATTGCAATTTATTTAATTAAAACCGAGAAAAAGTAGTATGGAAATTAATATAATCTTAATTCCTATTGTGATAATAGTCATAGTGGGACTTTTAGTGATAGTAGCAAGGAAAGACAATGATGTCTAACATAGTGGATGGATTTTTAATTGTGAGTATATTGTTATGGTCATGTTATACTTTATTCATTGGCGTATGGAAAGATACCCCATCACCAATGTGTAAATGTGGTAAAAATCCTAAATGTAAGTGTAAGTGATTTACGAAAACAAAATCCGATATTGGGGTCCCATGAGAACGGGCAGCAGGGTAGTTACCCGATTTTTACAATCCATTGGATTTGAGGGACACCACTCACATAATTTAGAATGGAATAATGAAGACCAATTGTGGGTATCTATTCGTAATCCTTATTGGAGAGCGGTGTCTTGGTGGATAATCCGACACGGAATATCCCATTGGATTGATGGTGAAGGAGTCCGACACGAACCCCAAAGAATGTCTTTTAAGGATTGGGTGATGTCGGACAATGAATACTTTAATCAAGGATTGGATGAGGATGACACTTGGGATACAATTGGACAACTAAATCGTTATGGAATAAAGCCAACCCATTTGATACGTTCAGAGAATATGTATGAGGACTTAATAAAGATTCCGTTTGTTAACCAGCGGATGAACCAAGATTGGGAACAAAAGTTAAAAGAAATTGATGTAGAACATTGGAAAATTCATTATTTGGATGAATACAAAGATTTAGATTATTCTACACTTTATACCCAAGAGTTAGCGGATAGGGTATGGAACAAAAAACAATACGAAACATTTGGATTATATGAAAAAGACTCTTGGAGAAATTTTAGGTAGAAAATCAATTACCGAAGAACGAAATTGGGTGATAGTAAAGGACAATCTAATTGTCGAACGCTATGAATTATTTCAGAACGCGGTATCAGATAAAAGAGGTCACTTAATGACTGAAGAATATTATAAACAATATAAAGGGATAAATGAACGATAAAATAATTTCAGTACAATTTAAGGATGATTATATGATAATAGAATCAGTAGGTAGAACCCATAGTATTAAAAGGTCTGATATAAACAATGGGGAATGGGATTCCTTACAAGGTTTTTTACTTCAGATATTAGATAGGGGATATAAGAAACAAAAATACTATGATTGGAACTCTGATGGGATAGATAGGACTATTTGTTAAGAATCCTTGATGGGTTATCACGAAATTTTACAAGCCTCCAGCAATGGGGGTTTTTTTATGCCCCATAAGTCCCCAACCTAATAATGGGTCAATATAAGTCCAAAAACTTATAATCCTCCAAAACTCACAAATTTATACAGTTTTGGAGAGATATAAGCCCTCTATAATCCTCCAAAAGTGGGAAAAAGTGGGAGATAGTGGTAGATAATGGTAAACACGAGGTTCGTTGAACCATTTTAACAAACTCTTTACCAATAATGGGATTTTACTCCCTTTATGGTATAATAGTTAGAAGGAATCCGAATGGTTTAATTTTTATCCAATTTTAATAGACACTTTTGTGGATAACCCGTGGGTGAGAGAATGACCCAGAAAGGGAGAGCACCAGAAGGGTCTTTTTTTGCGATTTGCAAAATTTTTTGTGGGGAAAGTTATTAACAATTTCGTGTTGATAACTTTTTTGTTTACAAATGTTAACTCACCGATAGGTTTTATCTATCATGGGTGAGCTTTAATGGCTGAAAACTTAACAATTTAATAACATTGAGATTTGGCCATATTGCAGATATGTTGTATCTTTAGTATGTTGGGAGAGCTAATATATAAAAAAAATAAAGTTTGATTAAGAAAATAGCCAATTTTAATAAACACGCTTGGGGGTTTGATGAAAGATTTAACAATTTCTTAACATTAAAAGTTTGGCAGCTTAATTATTTGTCGTATCTTTACTATGTAATCAATAAGAGAGATATGAAAAACGAGAAAATCAAAATCAAACTTCAAAACGAAATCTACGAACTGCCTGTTAAATCACTCCGCAATTGGAGTGGTAAACAACTGATTTATGTGTCTCACGCTGAGGCGAGTTCATTGGTTCGCCAGTTCGCGAAGAAGTTCTTTCCTGAATATGTGGTGAAGGTTTCTTCAAACTCTTTCGCTGGTGGAAATAGTTTGGATGTGTATGTTTGTACTAAATTAGGTGGACAAGTTAATGAGGTTGATTTCAAACAAATTTCTTCTTTCGCAAATATGTGGGAGTACGGAAAGTTCAACGGAATGTACGACATATATGAGGATTACGAAGACTCAGGCGCTCAGACTGATAACGGATTTGAATTAAAAGCTGGAGTTAAATATGTTCACGTTAACAACCGACCAAGGTTTGGTACTGTGGAAGCTATTCTAAATGAGGTACTTAACGAAGGACGTATGTACTCGGAAGTGGTTAAATATTACACCGATGCAAGTTCAAGGCCCGCAGCTGCTAAAGCTTGGGATGTGTTACAAAAAATGGTTGGATAATAAACTAAAATAAAATCAGTTAAATTACATAGTATATGAACAATGTCAAGTATTCCAATGGGTATATCCCCAAGATTGGGTATTGGAAGGAGAAGTTAATGAATGCAGAAACACCAATGAAGCAGGTGGAAGCTTTGAATAAAATCCGATACTTCCAAAAACAACACTATAAGGTATATGGTGAATGGGTAGAGTTGGAGCGAGCGTAAAATAAAATAAGCCCTCAAAGCCCGTAAGCCATCAAAGGCGATGAAAGATACTCGTGCAGGGGGGGGGCAATTGCTTGTAAGTGTATGAATATCAATGAGTTAGAAAGGCGTGTAGTCGGTTTTCATGCGGAGCCCGGTTTTTTCGCTGGGGAAATAAAGTCCCCTCTGAACCCGTGTATACACGGAACTGGCTCTTTTTTTATTCCCTTGTATTTTCCCTTGTTTATTCCCTCATATTTTCCCTCGTATTTTATTAACCCATATTTGGCCATCTCCCATTTATTTTGTATATTTGTCTTATGAATGAACCCATCTACTATGTTCAAGCCTATCGCGTTGTTCGTGATACACCCTCATTAGAAAATCACTCTTATGTGGTTGGGGTGTTTACGGATTCTAACCTCGCCCAAGAAATCGCTAAAAAGGAAGAAGAGTTCCGTGGTGGTAAATATCAATGTGTGGTTTATATTGCTGAACTTAACGAACCTATTGAACCTTATGACCTTTGAACAATTGTCAGCTCTTCTAAAGATGTGTTATCACGGAAGTTATAAATGGGAAAGTGGTGACCTATGGTCTCATATATACCATACATCCTATGATAAGGATACTGATACTCATAAGTTTCGTTTATGTTATTCTAATGGTATTGAGGTAGATTTAGATTCTTGTACTCCTATACCTTCTTATGATACTCATACCTTACGTCATATGTATCATTACTATTTAAGCAAATAATGTTTTATATCACTTTTTTATGAACGCACTGAAACGTAAGTTATTAACCAAATGGTTTGTAGAATGGTTGGATTCCGAACAAGACACCGAATTGTTGGACATGACCAAACTGATGATTGAGCGTAGAACCATACAAGTCCGTGGTCCTATCAAGGTTATTGGGTTTCGTAAAACTTAACAATTTGTTAACACACATCGCTTTTTTATCCAATGGGGTTGTTGTATATTTACTATGTAATAAGAAATGAGTGTTATGAACTACAACGTAAGAATCTACCAAAAAGGAGAAGGAGTCCAATCCACTACCTATGTGGTAAGTAAAGAAGGTAATGGATTTGAAATCTACATCAACGCTTATACCGAAGAAGGTGCTATTACCCGTTACGAAAAGTTTATGAATTAAGACAGTAAATCTTAAATCAAACTAAAATGAAAAATACAGCTAAAGAACAATTCGGACACCTCATTGACACTTGTGAATGTTGTGAGAAAAAGGATGGTATATGGACTCAAAACCCATACGATTCAGATGTGAAGAATGAATGTAATATGATGTTCATCTGCTTGGAATGCTTTGATGAATTATTAATTGAAATTTAACACCAACGAGAAATGAGAACTCCGCCCGCTTATGGCGCATTAGGATTCAGCAAGCGGAAAGCTACCGCCCTGATTAACGGAGTCTTTTTCTTTAACACCAACAAGAAATGAACAAATTTGATATTAAAAAACTGAACGCTCTGATTGAGATTGCAAAATCAGAGGGGATGTCCTACCGAATGTTTAAACTCAATGGTACGTTCTATACGGTATCGTATGTAGTAGACCAAACCCAGCCTCAAGGTAAAGAGCGGTCCATCTCTATAAAGACTCGTAAGGGTACATCAGAAGGACTAAATAAGTTTTATTTGAATGATACCTATGATTCTGCTTGGGATTCTATCTTTAAAGAAATGTATGATATCTACTTTAAAGAATATCAATCACGGCGTAATAACGATTTTGAATGAAAATTTTTTTAATATCACTTGTAGTTCTCGCCATCGGATTTATGGTATGGGTATCCAAGAAAATGGATGACCTATGAATTGGGTAGATTATTTTAGAGGTATTGCTCATCAAGTAAAATTAAAGTCAAAGGATATCAAAACGCAAATTGGTGCGGTAGTGGTTGGTAAGGACAACGAAATCCTATCCACGGGCTACAACTCGTTCCCTCGTGGAATTAACGATGAGTTGGATGAAAGACAAGAACGACCGGAGAAATACTATTGGTTTGAGCACGCAGAACGAAACGCAATCTACAACGCAGCACGAATTGGGGTATCCCTAAAAGATTCCACAATGTATTTGACTTGTGGTATATCGTGTTCGGATTGTACTCGTGGAATCATCAATTCAGGAATCAAAAAGGTCTACCTTGAAAGAGGTGGTGGTGCTCAAGGTAAGTTATGGGATGAACACGAAATTCGTTCCATCCAAATGTTTAAAGAAGCTGGGGTAGAAATTATATTTTACGATGAATTATGAAAACTTTTATTGAAATAGGTTCGTGTGATTTTAACACCTTAAACTATCTTGGAGATTTAAATTGGAAGGGTGTCATCATAGAACCTATAAAAAAGTATTTGGATAATATACCACAAAAACCAAATATTCATTATCTAAACTATGCCATTGATTACACCAAAGGTCAACGTATCATGTTTATGGCTGAAGATGATGTTGTGGAACAAGACCATGATTATGCAGGAATGTCAAGTTTTTATCAATATAATAACGCCCTTTCAAAAGAAATATTAGTAAATACTATTCCAATATTAGATGTTATCAAAATGTGTGATATCACGGAAATTGATTTTTTAAAAATTGATACCGAATTATATGATTACGAAATACTAAAAATGTTTCCATTTGATTTAATATCTCCAAAAATTATAAAGGTAGAAACGAGGCAAGGGTTAACAAAGTTGGATACAAAGACTGCAATTCATAATCTTTTAATATCAAAGGGATATCACATAGAAACTGATACGGATGATACCTTTGCAATAAAAATTTGAATTAAGTGATTGTTGCCCAAAACCAAACTTATAAAATATACTTCCATATTTATTAGGGTAACCACTTACAAACAATTTTTAAAAAAGGAAAAATATGGCAATCGCAGACCAGTTTAAAGGACTTCCAATTGAAGACCTAATCGTACAACCTTTAGTTGGAATGGCCAAAGGTCAAGCCCAACTAAATGATGTTACTTGGAGATACATCTCTGAAGTAGCATTTGAAAAAGATGAAACAACTAAAAAATCAAAAACAAGATTTCTTGATGTTCAGTTAAATCGTTATGTAACCAACCCCGATACCGGAGTACAAGAGTTACAACAAATCAACTCAATGGTTCCAATGTTACCATTAGTACCACTACCATCGTTAGCCATCACATCTGCTGATGTAGAATTTACTATGGAAGTTCAACAATCTGAAACATCAAAAGATACATCAAGTTCAGAAGCATCACTTGATGTTGAAGCGTCTGGTGGATTTTGGGGTATGAAGTATTCTGTAAAAATGTCTGGTAAGGTTGCTACTTCTAAAGAAAATACTCGTTCAACTGACAACTCTGCAAAATACAATGTAAAAGTACACGCTGAACAATTACCTGCTACTGAAGGTATGTTGAAGTTGTCTGATATGTTAAATATGATGATGGAACCATCCATCGTTCAACAAGCTACAAACGCTAACGGACCACAATAATTATTGAAATAAATTAGGATATATGAAATAAATTTTGTATATTTGTTTATTAAAAAGTTATGGTAAATGGCAAAAGTTAATTTAGAGGAACTATTGGGTGGTCTTCAAGAGGCCGCCCAAGTAGTTCTCTCAATACAAGAACGACAACACATCAATACGTTGTCAAAGTATTTTGATGAGGATGGAACTCCCATCACGCAAACTTTTAAGATTGGCGATTCAGAAGTGGTAGTTCCACTTTATATCCTAGCAGACCATTCTTCAGTAGGATTAGATGAATTAGACATTCAATTTCAAGCAAGACTACTACCAAATGGAGAAACTCCATCAGAACTCAAAAAAAACTTATTACCTATTTTTGAAAGACAAAAACAAAAAGGTAATGCAAGATATAAACATCAGATTTCAAACATATCCGTTGATGGTGATAGTCCAAATAAAGATGGTGTAGCAACTATTAAAATTAAATTTAAAAAAGATAACAAGCCCGAAGCGGTATCACGATTGGTAGATGCGTTAATTCAACAAATGAACACCAGTCCTAATAATCAAAAATAATGATACCGGAATTAGAATTACCAAATTCAAAAAATAAAAAAGAGGAACTGCCAAAAATGAAAAATATCACACCAGACCAACATAGACAACGGTTAGGTATTTTCATAGCCTCTATCTTTGCATTTACATTAGGATTTATTTTCTTTGAATTACAACAAGAACAAAAACTTGATAGTGAATGGAAAGAATTAATTCTTGTTTTAATTGGAGCCCTTATTGGTAACTTTGGAAAAGTAGTTGATTTTTGGTTTCATCACAAACAAGACCAAACCAATCAAAACCAAGAATAATGCCATTACCTTGTCCGGGATGTAGACAACCACTTGGAATAGACCTTAACTTTATTGTAAAAAATCCTATATCGGTATGTCCACATTGTGGAGTAATTATGAATTTTACTACCGATAGTAATGTAGTGGCTGATTACAAAAGGGCTTTGTCTGATATTGAATCTATCAAAACAAAATATAAAGGCGTAGCTAAATTTGGTTCAAAAACTTAACAATTTCTTAACATTAGAAATTTGCCAGTTCAAAAAAAATGATTATCTTTACTATGTAATAATGAGAAAGATGACTGCTAGACAAATTGCTTTGAAAGATATTGGTAAAATGGTTAATCAAATGAGAAATGAAGAACGACATCATTATCATAACAATCAACAAATTTACACCATTAACATTCACGGACCACGAGGTGGTCAGTATGATTATCAATGTTACGAAACCTACATCTTTCCAGCTTATAAGTTGAATACCAAAGAAAACCGCCGACTGAATCGTGAATTGGGTATTTAAAAATGACCTTGTAGCTCAGCTGGTAGAGCAATACACTTTTAATGTATGGGTCATGGGTTCAAATCCCATCGGGGTCACAAACAAATTAAAAAGAAATGAAAACATTTAAAGATTTAGAATTTAAAAATCACCCAATGGGCCAAGGTGTTCAAGCCCTCATCTACTTTGATAATGGTTATGGAGCATCCGTAGTTAGAAGTGAACACACTTATGGTGGTAGCGATGGGTTGTATGAATTGGCTGTGCTTAAAAATGGAAATATTACATACGATACCCCTATTACTGCAGTAATAGGATATTTAACTGAAGAAAAGGTAACCGATTACCTTGGTCAAATTCAAGAGTTATGAAAACGATAAACAAAAATAGTAAATTCTATATTCCACCACTAAAACCAACCCTCAAAGAAAGGTTGGAGAATTTGAAATACACTATCCTATTTTGGAAAGGTCGTAAGATGACGTATATCACCACTCGTAATTTAGAGTGGAGTGATTTACGCTACATCTTTTTTCCAACCAAAGGGGACAGGTATGGATATTTAGGAATCACATTCTATAACGATAGTGAATTCAATAAAGTTCTCCTTCCGCTTGTATTAGCAATGGATTATGAAGCTAAACCTTGGTGGTGTCCAAGATGGTTTCTACGATTTCTCCATATCTTTGGAAACGATAAATCAATAGTTCGTGTTCGTAATTGGACATTATCTAATCTACACCGAAAATTAACCAAGGGTATCCAATTTTGGGATTGGAAAACTAAATGGTCACATTACGATTTACGAATCTCTATTTCAGCACCCCAACATCTACAAGACCTTGCAAGTTGGATTGAGGATGGATTTTACAAAAAGGGATATCAAAATGAACTAATTGAACGAATCAAAAAGATTGACCCAAACGCTAACACAAATATTATTAGTGTAGACTATTTAGAAAAACAATTAGAGGATTTAGAAAATGGTAAAACGGAAGAGTAAACAACAAAAAAGAGAACTATTTGTTGAAGATACAATCAACAAAATGTTTGAGATTGCAGGACACTTGGTTACTTACCAAGATATTAAAGATAGAAAGGATGATTGGTTTACTCAATGGACTATGACTGAAGCTCAGAATGATGAGTGGAAACAGTGGGGTATCCAAGAAATCCGTAAACGATTCCGATACAGTAAGGAATGGGCAAAAAAAGAGATGAATATGATTTCCCTAATGTGGGGATTGAAATTTAGTGATTTTAAAATTTAATTAAAATGGCACTTGGTATTATAGTTGTAGTGTTATTATGGGCTATCCTAAAACAACTACAACGAAATGAAAAAAATTAATATGAAAACTTTATTGTTGGGAGACACCCACGGAAGAAATCTTTGGAAAGAAATTATCAAAAAAGAAACCCCTGATAGGGTTGTTTTTATTGGTGATTACTTTGACTCATTTGATATTACAGGTGTAGAGCAAATCAAAAACTTTAAGGACATTATTGAGTTCAAAGAAGCAGCTCGCATACCGGTGGTAATGTTGATTGGTAATCACGACCACCACTATTTGTCTAATGAAACATATTCAGGATTCCAACCCGCTCTAAAATGGGACATCCAAGATTTACTTATCAAGAATATGCACCACCTACAAGTTGGATATCAATTTGATGATATACTTTGTAGTCACGCTGGGTTCAGTCCTACTTGGTTGGATGATACCTTTGGTTGGGATGGTTGGAATAAAAGTAATTTCGTTGAACTAACAAACGAATTATACAAGAATAGATTACACGCTTTTAACTTTTCTCATATGGGGTACGACCCATACGGAAATCATCCATCACAAGGACCGATGTGGATTAGACCTGCTGCGTTGATGTCTTCCAACAAAGGAGACAATGGGTTAAAGAAGAAATTTATTCAAGTAGTAGGACACACTCAAGTAAAGAATATCTTTGACTCCCTAACCGCAAGTGAAAAGTCAATGGGTGGTAGATACTTACTGATTGATGCATTGCCGAGTGGTGGGTATGTAATTTATGAAGATAAAAAATTTGTTGCAAAGCAGATTTAAAGGCTTGTTTTATTGAAATAAATTTTGTATATTAGGGCTATGAAAATTAAACATATAAAATTTGAGCGATTTAATCAATGGGGTCAAATCTATCCCATTCCTACAATTCGTATCACCCACGATTTAAAATTGTATGGATGGTACACCATTGAATTTATTTGGTTTAATAGAGGATTATCTTTAAATATTTTTATATGAAGCAAAAATTTAAAATTTTAAAATACCAAGAAACCCAAAGTGGTACAATAGTAGGGAATTATGTAAATGATTCCGAAGGTATTGCTGTGGAATGGGATAATAAAGAAGATGCAGAACGAATTGCACAATTATTTCAACAAAACTCCACCCACGGATGTCTTTACAAGGTTATTGATATGTAAATGGTTAGCACCTGCTGACAATTTAAAAAATTGATTATGAACAAAATCTCCGAATCCCACCTCCGCTCATTAGGTTTTCAGAAAGAGGTAGTCCCTATTGAAGAAAGTGGTAGTGAAGTAGAATTCTACTACTATTCATTAGATGTAAACTACCTTACCTTAATTACCGATGGTGATGATGAAATTATAGACAATCAATGGTCAGTCCATATTATGGAAAGTGGATTAGAAAAAATCTACGACTTGGATGATTTGGTAAAATTGATACATCTACTAAAAAAATACGAAATCAAATGATGTTTGTAGATGGATACGACTCCGCAATCCTTGGAATGGATACGGAATACCAAAGAGTAGTATACTCTAAATCAAAAATGGTTGATGTTTTGATTGAAGATGGATTATCTGAATTTCATGCGTTAGAATGGTTAGAATACAATGTGTGGAATACTTATGTAGGAGAAAGAACTCCAATCTTTCTACACGAGTTAACCAAAGAAGATATCCACGAATGGGTTGATAGAGATGAAGAAATTATTTAAGTTTCTCACTTTCTTGGAAAGAGAACGAATCAAAATTATGATTCATTGTGGTAGACCAACATCTATCTAACCCCTTTAAGTCATCAAGCGATAAAGCAGACAGGCAAAACGGGCAAAACGGGCAAAACGGGCGGAATGGCAAATTCCTTTACACACACCAAAAATTAAAAAAAGACACACGATGATTACAAATGGAATTTCGGGCCCTTCAACAAAAGCAATAACACATAAAGAAAAAAGTGTTTTGAAAAAAGAATTGGATTTTATCAAATCCCAATATGGGGAGTTTATTTATGACATTCCACTACCTGAAGGGATTTGGACAAATGGGGCGTTAAACATCCCCCATACACGATTAAAGAGAATCTTACAAGTAGTATCTGATTTATCCAAAAAACCTCTGAACAAAATTCGTGTTTTAGATTTGGGTTCTTTAGATGGACAATTCTCTTTGGAGTTTGCATATCACCAATCTAATGTAGTTGGAGTTGAAGTCCGACACGCGAATGTAATGAAGTCTGAATTTTGTAAACGAACTTTGGAACTTCGTAGTGTAACTTTCTTGGAAGAAGATGCGAGAAATATTTCTTTAGAACAACACGGAAGATTTGATGTTATTATTTGTAGTGGGTTATTGTATCACTTAACTGCAACGGACTCAATTGAGTTGATAAAGAAAATGTATCAGATGACTGAAAACCTTTTGGTTTTAGATACACATATTAGTTTACAACCTCAATTAGAATTTCCATATGAGGGAAGTTCATACTTTGGTAACCTACATAAAGAACACGGTGAAGATGAATCGCAGGACATCAAAGAAACACGAATTCTTGCGTCTTGGGATAATCCACATAGTTTTTGGTTTACACGACCATCGTTGGTAAATATACTAAACAAAACAGGATTTACATCCGTATACGAAGCGTTCACACCCGCACATAAAAATTATGGAAATGATGGGTTTGAACACGAGGACCGCTGTACTTTTGTGGCTGTGAAAGGTAATGAACAACATCTATTTACCTCACCATCTGCAAATGATACAAATGAATTTTTTGATGAATCACAACTCCAATATAAAATTAAATGAAGCCTCTATTTCAATTAGTAGATTATGTAGTTCCCATCGGAACAAAAAGTGTAAAAACTATTCAAGAAATTGAATTCTATGAAGAGCTTAACGAATATGTATATTATACAACGGATGGACTATCTTTTGGTGGAAATCAGTTAGAACCAATGGAACTCGTTTATAAAAGGGAATATGAAATGACTTGCGAATCTCAAATTGAAGAAATCTTAATGGAGTCTCATTCTTATGGATTGAGACACGAAGTTATGGAAACTGCAAGAGAAATTATGAGTAGTAACCATAAAATTGATAGGTTAACCGCATACGAGTTAGCGTATAGAGAATGGGTTAAATAATTTATTTATGTATTGTTTTTATTATATCAAGAACGACCAAAACAAAGAACCACTTGGAAAGGTGGTATCTATATCACGACTCAAAGCAGCACAATCATTTGCTGAAAGAAAACAACTACCATTGAAGAATTTCTTAAAGTTGTTTTCAGTAGAAAAGAAAAACCCATTTTTATTATAAAACACAAGGCAATGCTTTTTGGAAGAGAACATATCACAAAAGAATCACTTGATATATTAAAAAACATCACTCAAGAAATTGATGGTGATATGTCTTACAACTATCCATTGGGTGATATTCAAAATAAAATTTTACATCATCACAATCACATACTTTACGACATTCGTAGTTTGTTGGGTAATGAAGAAAAAGTATATCTTGAATTAGGAACTTATGCAGGTGGTTCATCTGCATTGTTGTCATCCCACCCATATCCAACCAAAGTATATGGAGTTGATATATGTGAAGTTTTTTATGGAGACGTAGTTTATGATACTGTGAATCGGTTTATAAAACCACATAACTCTTTTAAATTTTATGAGGGTAATTGTCAAAACAAAGAATTTATTCAAAAACTAAAATCAGAAATACCAAAAGTTGATTTATTATATATTGATGCAGGACATTGGTTTTTTGATGTATTGCATGATTTTGAAAACTTTGTTGATTTTGTAAATCCGGGCGGTTATATTGTATTTGATGACTATGAAGACATTTGGTCATCAACCGGAGTTTGTTATGCTGTTGATTATTTAGTGGCTAACAAAATGAAAGATGGGTTTGAAATAGTAGGTTCATTGCCAAATATACAAAACGCAAGACCCGCCATTATGTTGAATTCAAATTTGTTTGTAGTAAAGAAATTATAATTCTTGTATAATTCAAATTTATTTTGTATATTTGTAAAATGATTAACCTAATATCACTATATTTGATTGTTGGATTCATCCATATGTTTTTGATTAATTTTATCACAAATAGAATTACAAAACTTGGTGGTAAGATTGAATACCCACACTCGGAACGAATTATGGTTATTTTAATATGGCCTATCTTGGGATTTATTTTTTGGTATAATTTTTTTAAAACTTTATTAGATAAAAAATGAAAGCAACATTAGAATTTAACTTGCCTGAAGAATCACACGAGTTCCAAATGGCAATTACTGGCGCAAAGATACATTCCGTATTATGGGAAATGGACCAGTGGTTGAGAGCACAATACAAGTATATGTCGGATAATGAGTACAGTGCGGACAAGTATGATACTTATGAAAAGTGTAGACAACAACTCAATCAATTTATGCGAGACAATAGTGTAAGTTTCGACTGATGGATTTAAATACTGAACATCAAATAGAATTATTGGGTCTGATGAAACATTGGGTAGTTGCAACTCAAAATGATAAAACAAAGGACAATAACTATATGGTTGTTGGTAACGATTCGTTTGAACAACAATCATTAGGTAACCCATATGAATTAGTAGAAATGATAGAGGACCTTCGTAGTTTGTTGTATGAAAAAGATTATAAAGGGTTTGAGGCGTATATATCTCGCAAAGATAATGATGGTAGTCGTAAAGAATTTCGTTATTATTTAAATTTATTATTTGATGATATGATACGGCAAGTAAACATTCGTAATCAACGAAAGGATAGTAAATACAAAATGATGTATTTAACTTTTGTTGACTTTCTTGAAAAATTACCCAAGGCAAAATGAAAATAGATAAAGTATACATTATTACATTGGACCAGTCGGATGAAAATAGAAAGTCTATTTTAGAAAGATTGGTTTTTATGGGCGTACCAAACCCAACTACTTACATTATTTTTGATGGTGTCAATGGTCGTGAATTATTTTCTACTGAAGAGGGTCGTTCGGATTATGGAATTAAATTTTACGATGGTTGGAAATTAGATGATTCAAATGAATTTTGGAATCGTGGAGTCACATCTGGTGAAGCCGGTGGTATGTGTTCCCATATCAAAGTGTGGGAAGATGCATACAAAAATGGATATGAAAACATTTTGATACTTGAAGATGATTACAATCCAGAACAGCCATTTCCGTGGGATGTTTGTAATGAATTAGAAAATTATGAATACGATATTCTATTCCTATCACGAAAATTACAAGGTGGTCATTCTGATGTTGAAATTGGATTTGAGAATTTTGTAGTTCCTGGCTACTCATACCAAACGCACTCTTATGTAGTATCTAAATCCGGAATTAAAAAATTAGTAGAAACTCACCTACCAACCTTAAAACAAAACATAGTTGTGTCTGATGAGTTTTTGCCCGCTACATACACAACACACCCACGAGAAGATATTCGTAGTATGTATCAACGTAATATCAGCGCTCTGGCTTACAAACACAATATCATAACTCAATTACGATTTGAAGCTTTAGGTAATTCACTAACATCTCCTATTGTAGGAATAGACTATTAATTATGACTGAACAAGAACTCCATAAACTATTAGAAATTCAATACCTTAAAGGTAGATTGGATGAACTACACAAAGCGTTTCCAACAATAATTGACCTACATCGTTCACGAAAGTTGGACGCTCGTATTCAAAAGTATTATGATAAACTAAAACAAACTGATGAGATTGCATATCACTTGTATTTGGTAGAAAGACATAATCAACAAATGTCCAAAGAGAAATCTCAAAAACATATGAAAGAGTTATTAGAGTCAGTCATTCCACAATTGGGTGATATGGAACTGATAGATAAAATTAAAAAACAAATTGAAACTTATATCTAAATAAGTTTGGCAATACCAAGTTTATTTTATATATTTGTATCACAAAATGCCGATGTGGTGAAATAGGTAGACACAAGGGACTTAAAATCCCTCGCTCAGTAATGAGTGTGCCGGTTCGATCCCGGCCATCGGTACACGGAAACCCACATACAGTTCTTTGATTTATTGGTTTTTAAAAAATGCCCCGATAGCTCAGCTGAATAGAGCAACGCACTTCTAATGCGTAGGCCGCAGGTTTGAATCCTGCTCGGGGTACTAATGGGAGTGTCGCATAGTGGCTATTGCAGTTGACTGTAAATCAATCGTCTAACGACATCGGTGGTTCGAGTCCATCCACTCCCACCCCAGGCGTGCACAATCAACACCAAGGTTATCGTTGTCCTTTAACAACGAGTTAGGGAAGTAGCGCAGGTGGTAGCGCATCTGGTTTGGGACCAGAGGGTCGCAGGTTCGAATCCTGTCTTCCCTACAAAGGGTCTGTTAGTAGAGTTGGTTACAACGCTGGCCTGTCACGCCGGAGGTCACGGGTTCGAGTCCCGTACAGACCGCTTAATGGAGAGTATCCCCTCAAGCTTATACCTTGTAGAAAGGGTAACTGGTCACATAGGGGTTCAAGTCCCCCCTCTCCAACAAAAGCTCTTGTGGCGCAGTGGTAGCGCAGTTGACTGTTAATCAATTGGTCGTTGGTTCGAATCCATCCAAGAGCGCATGGTCCGTTAGTCTATCGGTTAGGACATATCCCTTTCACGGATAAAAGGCGGGTTCGATTCCCGCACGGACTACAAGTATTAAATTTGTGTTATATACTTATTCACACAATAAAGGAGGTTTGGCAGAGTTGGTCTATTGCGGCAGTCTTGAAAACTGTTGAACTGAAAGGTTCCGTAGGTTCGAATCCTACAGCCTCCGCTAAAAAAAGATTTGGCAATATGAAATTTATTTCGTATATTTGTCAAACAATTGCGGAAGAAGACTTAAAAGAAAGTCGCTTATCATCCAGATAAGAGGAGTTGGGGCAGTTCCAACCTTCCGCTCAAACAAGGAAATGTTCTTTGTCGTTTTTATGTTTAATAATTTAATCTAAAGTTTTACTATGAGAAAAATGATTGCAATGTTCGTTATCGCAGCTTCAGTTGCTGCCTGTAGCGAATCTACCGAAGAGGTAGTAGTTGAAGGAACATCTGTTGATACAACAGCCGTTCTTGATTCTACAAATTCTCAAGAATTGGAAGATGCTGCTTATGAAGTGGAAGCATCCGCTGAATAATATAAAGAGCTGAGTCTAGCCGATTGGGTTTTGGTGTTTGAACCCTAATCAATCACCACAAGCCTCCATAGCTCAGTTGGTAGAGCTACTGATTTGTAATCAGTAGGTCGCTGGTTCAAGTCCGGCTGGAGGCTCAAGGGTATGAATTGAAGACAGTAATAAAACCGACTGCAGTGAATTTAATTCGAGTGTTACCGGACATTCATACCCAATAATGCGGAGGAGGAGTTTAAAGAAACTCACTCATCAACCAGATGAGAGATGGTGGGGCAGAACCACCTCTCCGCTCAATAAGCGAAAGTAGCTCAGTTGGTAGAGCATCACCTTGCCAAGGTGAGGGTCGGGAGTTCGAATCTCCTCTTTCGCTCAAGTAGACCTTCAAAAGGGCCTTTCCGTGTTACACGGCTTGTTAGGCCCGGGTCTACGACTTATAATCGCGGGATGGTAGCAGTTGGTAGCTCGCAAGGCTCATAACCTTGAGGTCGGGGGTTCGAGTCCCTCTCCCGCAACAAGTGATGTCGTTCACTTAAAAAAGGAAAAAACATGGAAACAATTCTTGCATTTGTTTGGGGTATGATTACGGTTGTCTATACATTGATGGCTGTGGTTGTGTTTCAGATGAGAAAATCAGTAAAAGAGTTAGAATCTCAAATTAGGGATACTAACGAAACACTTCAAGATGTCTACAAACAACTTGAAGAAAAGGAAGCTTCGTTGATTAGATATACCGATGAATTAAATCATAATAATGAAAGTAATATGAATGAACTTTATCGTTATATTGATTCACGCTTTGATAAGTTTGAAAACAAAGTAATAAACAAAAAAGAAATTTTAAAAGGATAATTTAATAATTATTAACCGAACGACATCACTAAATTTTGCCCTATCGTCTAATTGGCAGGACATCTGATTTTGGTTCAGCGAATCGAGGTTCAAATCCTTGTGGGGCAACAAATATTAAAGGAGTTATATGAAGAACATATTAAATTGGTTTAAATTTTTATTACCTCAAAAGAAATTCAATCCATCTATCATTGAGGGTTATGGATTAGTTTTTGAACATACTGAATATAAAAAACATAGATTATCTGGCTATACTGAATGGAAGGTAGACCACAGCGTTTTAAAATCCAATAAAGAATACAAATACGGATATTTTGAAATCCAAACCGATGGTGATGTTATTTTATCATCCGATAGAATTTATCCATTAAAAATTTCTTTAAATAATAATGGTTGGTTTTTCTTTTCAACCTTGGAATCTGAATTTAAAAAGATTTGGAAACATACTAACAAAAACAAATCCGTTAAATATGGATTGTTATGGACTCCAAGCCGAATCATCGTTTTTATAAACGACACTATGTTATACGACACATCGGATATTGATGTTGTTAAATATTTTATTGAACCTATGAAGGTAATCACATCCAAAGAATGTGAATATATAAAAATATATCAAAAAAAATGATATTTTGACTAAAAATAATTAAAAGAGGGCTTGTGTAAGTCCTCTTTTTTTATTATCTTTACATCGTAATAATTATTGATATGGGTAAGACATATAAAAGCAAATTAAAATTCAATGGTGATTGGACTCTTGGTGAGGCAGCACACCACATTGGTAAGAAGACCACTACCAAAACACATGATTCAGAGCGAAGTTATACTCGTAAAGACAAATCGTGGAAGCGTGAGATTTAACAATTTCTTAACATTGAACGCTTGTATAGACAAATAATTGTCGTATCTTTGTTCTGTAATCATTAATACCCTATGGCTAAATTAAAATCTTCTTACTCTTCATTCTGGCTTGACAAATCTTTGTTCCTTGATGAGAACACTACCTATGTCACCGATGTAGAACGAAAGTCTTCTGACCTTATGAAGTTGGTATCCTACAAACGTGCGGTATCCAACTTCGTTAACATTGTAACTGGTATGCCGATTAAGGTGACCTTTGATGAACGAGGTTCTGATTCTTACACCGATGGCACCGAGGTAGTTATTTCCGCTAAAATGGATGACACCGAATTTGACCCTACTGTTGGTCTAGCGCTTCACGAGGGTTCTCACATCAAACTTACTGACTTTGAAACTCTTCGTAAGATGACTCGTGATAACTTTCTTCCATCTACTATTGATGTAAACTATCTTCGTGAAAAGATGGGTCTTGAACTTGAATCAAGTGTTTCATCCGAGATTTACACCCAACTAAAAGACCTACTTAATGTGGTTGAAGACCGCCGGATTGATAATTTTATCTTCCGTACCGCGCCGGGCTATCGTGGTTATTACGAGTCAATGTATGATAAATACTTCAACGCCAAGATTATTGACAAAGGTCTTCAATCTTCCGAGTATCGTGATGAGAATTGGGACTCTTACATTTTCCGAATCGTAAACATCACCAACCCAAATCGTGACCTTGACGCTTTGAAGGGTCTTCGTGAGATTTGGAACATCCTTGACCTTAAAAACATTGGTCGTTTAAAAACTACTTGGGACGCTCTTGAGGTTGCAGGTGCTGTGTTTATGGTTTACTTTAAAAATTACATTGAGGCTAAAGAACAAGGTCAAGGTGGTGATAGTAATGAGTCCGAACCAAAGGAACACGAAATGAATGGTTCCGCTGATATGAGTGGTGATACGGATGACCAATCATCAGAAGGTGGTATGTCTTCTAATATGGATATGAGTGGTGAACCGACTGATGGTGGTGATAGTGAATTAGAACAACTCACCCCATCTCAAATTGAACAACTCAAACGGGCTATTGAAAAACAAAAAAAGTTCCAAGAGGGTGAGGTCGCCAAAAAGAAAATTGGTAAGAGTGAAAAGCGCAAGGTTGAAGCTCTTGACCGGGCCGATATTGAGGTTGAGGTCACAGGTAAAGACATTACTCGTAAGTGGAATAGTTCAGCCAATGGTGGAACTCAAACCTATGTGATTCGTAACTTTACCAAAGAGTTGGTTTCTACCAATCAGTTTCCAATCCTTACGGATGCTGAGTATCGGACAAGTAAATATTTAGAAAACATTCAACGAGGTATTCAGTTGGGTATTCTTTTGGGTAAAAAACTTAAAACTCGTAATGAAGAACGCTCTTTGATTACTCCTCGTATGAAGAGTGGTAAATTGAGTGCTCGTATGATTCACGAAATTGGATTTGGTAACTTTGATATCTTTGAAAGAACAATGGTGAACAAATCCAAGCCCGCTGTAATTCACATTACTATTGACGCGAGTGGTTCTATGGGTGGTGATAAATGGAACAACACCCAAGTTGCAGCGGTCGCTATTGCTAAGGCGGCTTCAATGACTCAAAACATTGATGTGGTAATTTCTTACCGAAGCACTATGGGTTATGGTAATGATTATGTTCCATTCATCTTGGTGGCTTATGATAGTCGTAAAGACAAGTTCTCTAAAATTCAGAACTTATTTCACCACATCACCGCAAACGGAACCACGCCCGAAGGTTTGTGTTTTGAGGCTGTGATGAAGGACATTATCGGATACGCTAAAGGTAGTGATGCTTACTTTATCAACTTTTCTGATGGATGTCCGACATTCTCAAACAACGACATCTACTACGAAGGTGAGGATGCTTACAATCACACAGCTGCTCAAGTTAAGAAAATTCGCCAAGCCGGAATCAATGTCCTTTCTTACTTCATCACCGAGGGTTATTATGGGACTGACGCCAGAGCGTTCAAAACAATGTATGGTAATGATGCTCAGTTTATCAATGTAACCGAATTAACTCCGCTTGCTAAATCACTCAACTCAAAGTTTGAGGCAAATTTAACAATTTAATAACATTAGACGCTTGTGTAATCCGAATAATTTCGTATCTTTGTTAAGTAATCAATTAATCACTTTTTTATGAAAAACCAACGCTTTGTTTATGGTTCAATTGTTGAGAAAAACGGAATCCTCCTTTTCTCTGATGTAGATGGTAAGTTTTATAACTTGCCAGAGTTAAATGAAAAGGGAAGTCCCCTTTACAAACGAGCCCGAGCGGCTGCTAACGCCCCCGGCAAATGGGCTTTTAAAGTTCGTGTTGTCGGAACATTGAAAAGTGGTTCTTTAGGATTCACTCGTGTTGGAGTTGAGATGCTCGCAGGGGCTGAACCCGTGACCAACTTTGATAAACCAAATGGTGGTCTTGACTCTTATCTTTACAACTCTAACCCTATCGTTGAACCTATGATAACAAGTGTTCCTGAAGATGTCCTTAACTTTATTCACAATGAGGCTGAGGGTCTAAAACCCAAGATGTTGTTTATGAACTCACTCAAGTGGAAATACTTGGTTCGTAATATCATTCGTGGTAAAAACATTATGATGACTGGTCCTGCTGGTTGTGGTAAGACTATGGCTGCTAAGGCGGCTGCTAATTCGCTTGAAGGTTACAACACCTTTATTATCAACTTGGGTGCTACTCAAGACCCACGAACTACCTTGATTGGTAATACTCAATTTGATACCAAAAAAGGTACGGTGTTTAACTCATCACCTTTTATCAAGGCGATTCAGACTCCCAACACGGTGGTTGTGTTGGATGAGATTACTCGTGCTCATCCAGAGGCTTGGAACATCTTGATGACAGTACTTGACCAAGGTCAACGATACATTCGCTTAGATGAAGCTGCTGACGCTCCTGTGGTTCGTGTTGCTGATGGTGTGTCCTTTATCGCTTCCGCTAACATTGGTAACGAATACACCGCTACACGAATGCTTGACCGGGCTATCCTTGACCGATTTACCATCATTGAGATGGATACCTTGACCAAAGAAGAAGAGACCCAATTGCTTCAGATGATGTATCCTTCGGTTGAGGCTGAGTTGATTGAAAGTGTTGCTGACATTACTTCAATGACTCGTAATGAGGTCAAAAGTGATTCTCCTAAACTTACTAACTCACTATCTACACGGGCTGCTGTGGAGATTGGTTCACTTCTCTATGATGGATTCTCACTTGAAGAGGCTGCTGAAATTACCATCTACCCATTCTTTGAAGAAGCCGGTGGTGCTCAGTCTGAACGAGTCTACATCAAGCAATTCGTTCAAAAGTTCATCAAGACCACATCTACCGAAGACATCTTCAATGTGAATGCTGATATGGAAACTTACGACTACTCTAACCCTTTTTAATTCAATATGGGATACAACAAATTTCAATGGTGGATGAATGGTCAAAAGCGTAAAAAACCTTTGGGTAAAAACGCACCATTATTAGACAAAATTAAAAATGGAGATTTTGACTATTCACCACTATTTGATGCTTCAAAAAAATGTCGGCAAGATTCTGAACTCGCATATGAGTTGGCTTATAAAAACTACATCGGAAACGATGAGCTAAACCGAATCCGTGCGGCTGAAGATAGTGCTCGGATGACACGAGTTCGGGCTTTAAAGCTTCTTGATTCTGCTGACAAGGATGAACACACAAGGTTAGTTGATTTGAAAGTGGCTTTAAAAAATCAATTTAAAGTTGACCTTTGGGACAAAATGATGGAAGAAAAACCTATGTCGTTAGTTGAATTATATAAATGGTATGAAAAACAAGTTTGTAAAGTTAAGTGATAGTGAGGTAGAAAAACTCAACGATGATGAGTTGATGACCTATCTTGATAAACTATCAGAACATCTGATGAAAGGTGCTGCTCCCTTGCCGGGATATTTCCTAAAACGATTTGCGTATATGGACGCTGCCCAACGAGGAGTTGAAGTTACCAGTAAACACCATGATGAATTAAATAAACTATCAATCAAATATCGTAAAGAAGCAAATGAAAAAATTATCCAAAAAATTCAACAAGATGGGGTTTAATAAAATGTATGTTCCAAGTGTTAACATTGTATCCGCTGAGGTTTATGATTATGGTGTTGAATGGGTTGTTCGGAAATACGGAAAAGCTGATGCTTTGATGGGTGACTCTGAATCCATTAATTATATTAACCGACTTATTCAGATGAAGAATGAAAATGAGTTATGATAGTAACGATGATTTTAACGAACTCTATGAGAATGTTAAAAAGTATATGTATGATGAAAACTTTTTTGAGTCGGCTCACATTGAATACGAAGGTCGTTTTTTAGACATTGTAAAGCATCTTCTTATGATAGCTAATGATGATGACTTATTATCAGAATTGTTGCTTAAAGCTATTAAAATATATCGTGACATTGAAATCAATGATGCGATTGAATCCCTTTCCGAAAATGGTCTTATTCGGATGGTTGTAGATGAGAATGGAAAACTTGGATACGAAATAAATTTTAAAGACTAATTATTAAACAACTAACACTAATTTTTTTATTTATGAGTTACTATGTAGTAAAGGTTAAAGTTAACCAAGAAGATGCAAAAGGTCGAATCAAGAAGTTGACTGAACAATATATGGTTCATGCCGTATCGGTGACTGATGCAGAAGCCAAGGTTGTTGCCGATTTTGAGGGTTCCAATTTGGAGTTTGAAGTATCATCGGTAATTGAAACAAAAATCATTAAGGTAATTGAATGAACCCAATGATAGGTGAAAAAGTAATCGCGGAGATAAATGGTGTCCATAAAGTGGGCACCATTGTCTCTAAAACAAAAATAAAACGAGGTAATACCTACGCATTGAAATTAGAAGATGGAAAGCTAATTGATGTATGTTCCATTAACAAAGAATTGTCTCCGTATTGTCACATAAAACGAGGACTTACAAAGTCATTAAATAAAATAGAAAATGATAACTCCGGAGAAAAAGAAGTTTCAAACTCTTAAACGAAAAGTTTTAAAAGCATTTCCAAATGCAAAAACCCATATAACCAAAGATGGATTATATTGCGTATCAGATGGTGAAGGTGGGATTGTGGGTTCTGAACTTTTAATACCATCACAACCAAATGTTATGAAAGCTTGGCATTGGGCGGCTGAATCGGTAAGGATAAGCCAAAATATTGAAAGAACTTCACCGACTCGTATGAGTTTAGATTCATTTGAGAAAAAATTTGAAAGAATTTCTAACAGAAACAAAAGATATTAACTTTAAACAAACTATTTATATTCGTTAACTATAAATTTTTTGTTATGAAAAAATACAACCAACCCCAGCGAAATGGTTCACTAAATCATTCGTATGGTGTTTCTGACTCCGAAGAAGGCAGATTAAATAAGTCGTTCGGAGAAAAATTCTCATCTATTGACTTTGAATTTGATTTGGAAGAATCAGATTACCCCATCAAGAACTCAACTCAAATTGGTGCTCTTGTGGTGGGTGATTACCGAATCTCTTTATCACTTGGTGAAATGGATAGAATTGTTCGCACATTAGAAGATACATTAACCACTGTAAATATGAAGGGAAGGTTGGGTGTGTTTTAGATACTTATAATAAAGGTATGACAATGGAAGATAACTCTTGGGATGAAGCAGAATACAACTTCTTTTCTAGCTTATCAAGCGAAGATAAGTTGTATTACATATATGATGTTATTACAAATGAGTATGTTGAATTTGAAAACACATATACACCATCCATTGAAATTACAATTACCGACACCCACCTTATTATAACCTGCGATGATTCAGAGGTATCAAAAAAGTTTGTATCTTCATTTGTTATGGATGGTATGATATTACATTTCCAAGAGCAAAAAAACAACGTAATCTTTTATAAGATAGTAGGTAATACTGAAAATATGTCAGTTAACTGACAAAGTGTAATATAATACACAATTGGTATGTATTTTGTCCCTTTTATAATACATTAACACTTAAAAGGGTAATAAAATACACTTTAATTTAAAAAACAAAATGAGCAAAATAATTGGAATTGATTTAGGAACTACCAACTCGTGTATTTCCGTAATTGAAGGCGGTGAATCCGTAGTAATTGTAAATGGTGAAGGAGCCAGAACAACACCATCGGTAATTTCCTTTGATAAGGGTGAAGTAAAGATTGGAGCAGCCGCTAAACGAGTTGCAGTAACCAATCCTAAAAATACTTTATATTCAGTAAAGCGTTTTATTGGTAAACGATATTCTGAATTAAACAAAGACCATCTTAATGTTGGATACGAAGTAAAGAAAGGTTCTAACGATACTATTATCATTCATGCAAATGGAAGAGATTATGTTCCACAAGAAATTTCGGCTATGGTTCTTCAAAACATTCGTAAGTCTGCAGAAGCATACCTTGGTGAAAGTGTTCGTAAGGCGGTAATCACAGTTCCTGCGTATTTCAATGATTCTCAAAGGCAGGCTACTAAAGAAGCCGGTGAGATTGCTGGATTAGAAGTATTACGGATTATTAATGAACCAACCGCTGCAGCACTTGCGTATGGTTTAAATAAAAAAGATACTGATATGAAAATAGCAGTATTTGATTTAGGTGGTGGAACCTTTGATGTATCAATCCTTGAATTGGGTGATGGTGTATTTGAAGTTTTATCTACAAATGGTGATACTCAACTTGGTGGTGATAACTTTGATGAAATAATTGTAGAACATATTGTATCTATGATTAAAACTACCAAAGGTGTAGATTTGTCAAGTGACGCAATGGCTATGCAGAGAATCCGTGAGGCTGCTGAAAAAGCTAAAATTGAATTGTCATCTGCAACATCAACTGCAATTAACCTACCATATGTTTCAGTAGGTCAAGACGGTCCTATTCACTTTGAAACGAATATATCTCAATCGGATTTTAATCGTTTAACATCATCACTTGTAGACCGATGTATGAAACCCTGTCAACAAGCCGTTAAGGATGCTGCTGTTTCATTGAGTGATATTGATGAAGTTATTCTTGTAGGTGGTTCTACTCGTATCCCAGCCGTTCAAGAAGCCGTTGAAAAGTTCTTTGGTAAAAAACCAAGTAAGGGTGTAAATCCAGATGAGGTTGTTGCTGTTGGAGCTGCTATTCAAGGTGGTGTTCTTGGTGGTGATGTTAAAGATGTTCTTCTTTTAGATGTGACTCCATTAAGTTTGGGTATTGAAACCCTTGGTGGTGTATTCACCTCCATAATTGATGCTAACACAACAATCCCAGTAAAGAAATCACAAACATTCTCAACGGTATCGGATAATCAACAAGTTTTAGAGGTTCACGTTTTACAAGGTGAACGACCTATGGCTAAAGATAATAGACCATTGGGTAGATTTCATTTGGAAGGTATTCCAATGGCTCCAAGGGGAGTCCCTCAAGTTGAGGTTACGTTTGATATTGACGCAAATGGTATTTTGAGTGTTTCTGCAAAAGATTTGGGAACTAAAAAAGAACAACGAGTCCGAATTGAATCTTCAACAGGATTATCCAAGGATGAAATTCAACGTATGAGGGATGAAGCGGAAACAAATCGTGAAGAGGATTTAAAACGACAAGAAGCGGTTACACTTGTAAATGCTGCTGATGGTTATTTATTCTCCAGCGAAAAACAAATACAAGAATTGAGTGATAAAATTCAATCGGATGAAAAAGAGGAATTGGAAAGTCTTATGAGGGATTTGAAATCCGCAGTTGATAGTAAAGATATAGAGTTAGTTAAAGATAATAAAACAAAATTAGAATCTGCGTGGTCAAAAGTCACAACAAGAATGTATCAGAATCCACCAACCCAAACGGATAGTGGTACACAAGACATAGAGTTTGAAGAAGTTACGAACTCGTAATGATTTAACAATTTCTTAACAAAGGGGGCTTGTATAAGTCCCCTTTTTTTATTATCTTTATGTATAAAGAATAAACTATGACAAATTTAGGTTACTGTTGTATCAATATGACTCTTGGTAAGGATAAGATTACTACCAACCGGTCTATGATTAAAAAAACATTTATCAAGGAGGGTATTAATCGGTCATCTGACCTTGCTGTCCAAAACGCAAAAGACTTGGTAGAGATTATCAAATGGAATCACAAGAATGGGTTTAAACTATTTCGTATGACTTCTGACCTTGTTCCTTGGGCTAGTGAGTTTAGATTACACCAAATGCCGGACTACGAAAAGTTTTCTAATGTCCTCAAAGGTGCAGGTACGCTGGCCAAGACCTACGGACAGCGTATAACATCACATCCCGGTCCATTTAATGTATTGGTCTCTCCCAACGAGAAAGTTGTTAAGAACACGATTAAAGACCTTTCTATACACGGAGAACACTTTGACCTTATGGGATTGGAACGAACCCCATACAACCTTATTAACATCCATTGTAATGGTGTTTATGGTGATAAACAATCTGCTATGGATAGGTTTTGTAAAAACTTTGAATTGTTGCCAGAATCAGTTCAGACACGACTGACTGTTGAGAACGATGACAAGGGAAGTATGTATTCAGTCAAGGACCTTATGTATATTCACACTCGTGTCGGAATCCCAATTGTTTTTGATTATCACCACCACACTTTTAATACTGGCGGTTTGACTGAACAAGAAGCTCTTGAACTTGCAATGTCTACTTGGGGTGATGTTAAACCACTTGTCCATTATTCAGAGTCAAGAACATTAGAAGACCCTACCTCTAAACCACAAGCACACTCTGACTACATCTATTCAGAGATTAACACCTATGGTCATAACCTTGATATTGACATTGAAGCCAAGATGAAAGAGCTGACTGTATTGGATTATATTTCCAAATTTGGTCAACACTCAATGGGGCATAGTATGGGGAAAGCTTAATATAAATTATTATTATTCAAGCACTTTGATATTTATTAACCACAGGGTGCTTAAGCACTTAAGCTTCAAGCGACTTAATAAGTGATTATAAGTATCGCTCCTGGAGTTAATAAAAATAGGTTTTAGGAAAATATGAAAAAATTTTTAAATAGAAAGAACGGATTTATTTTATTGATGATTATCAGCACTTTTGCTCTTGCGGGGTCTGCTGCCTATTATTCAGTATTCGGATTAAGTTCTTTGTTTGCTGGGGCTAGAACCGAGGTTATTATAATGGCTGGGGCTTTGGAATTTTCTAAACTAATTCTTGCATCATACCTACATAACCATTGGAGTAAAGCCGGTTGGATGAAGTGGTATCTAACTTTTGCAGTTGGTATTCTCATGGTAATTACATCCATAGGTATTTATGGATTTTTAACCTCAGCGTATCAGTCTACTGCTGATAAGTTAGGTGTGACTGATAAAATGGTAGAAGTAGTTGAATTGAAAAAGGGAAGATTTCAAGAACAATTAACTTACTATAATGATGAAAAAATAAAATTAAATGAATCTATCAACGGACTTCGTGGTGGGTTGGCTAACAATACTCAATCTCGTGTTGATAGAAATGGTAATGTTATTACAACAACATCATCCTCACAAAGAAACGCTTTGGAATCACAATTAAAAAGTGCGGTAGACCAAAGAGAATCTATCTCAAAAAAAATTGAAGTTTTAACTGATTCTATTACAAAATTAGAATTGAATGTATTGGATTTACAAACTAATAATGAAGTAGCGGCAGAAGTAGGACCACTTCGCTATATGTCTGAAATTACAGGCAAACCTATGAATATAATCGTAAATTGGTTTACCCTTTTGATTGTATTTGTATTTGACCCCTTAGCCATTTCAATGGTTATTGCTTTAAATAAATTAACTAACAAAGAAAATGAAAATGGACACGAACTTTATTCTATCAACCATAGCGGTGATAATAACAATAGCAACGATGGGATTCCTATTAGCGACACCAATAATGAAGAGGTATTACAATCAAACTATTCAAACGGAGAACCAACTGAAACAAACGGAAAGTCGATTGAGTCAGAAGATAACCCAATTGAAGAACAAATTAAAAAAGAAAAAGAAGAAGTAGTATTTGTTCCAACGGATGAAGACGCATTAAAAAACTTATATAGAGAAACACCCGCAAGGTCAAAAATTCACAAATATAGAAAATAAATTTGGATAATTCAATTATTTTTCGTATATTTGTATCAATATAAATTATTAAATCTATGGATGAACTATATACAACAACTTTAGGCAATACCGTTAAAATTGCTTATGAAGAAACAAATAACGATGGAACTGATGTTGACAATCATCGTAAATATTATCGTGAGTTTGACTATGGTATTGACACCGAAAATAATATAATCTTTATTCAAGATGAAATCCAAAGTGGTCTTACCTTTGATATTGTATCCAAAGTAAGATTATTGAAAAAAATTAATGGTAATGTTGACACGGTAAATATTCTATTAAATTCCGGTGGTGGTGATGTTATTGAAACCCTTGCGTTTATTGATTATATGAAATCACAAAAAGACCAAATGAAATTTAACATTATTGTTCGTGGTATGGCTATGTCCGCTGCTGCTCTTCTTTTGGCTAATGGAACCGGAACTCGTGCTGCAAGTAAACACTCCAAGATTATGGTTCACCAATTGTCTACTATTGTAGTTGGTAAATTGAGTGATGTTAAATCAAACGCAAAGTTTAGTGAAGAGTTGGAAACTGAATGTAATCAGTTGATGGCTGAAAGCACTAAAATGGATAAAGACTATTGGCAGAACATTCAAAGTTCCGATTACTTTATGTCGGCTGAAAAAGCTTTGGAATTGGGAATTATTGATGTAATTATTTAAACTATGGTAAATTTTTTCACGGCGGAAGAGCTTGTAGAAAACTACGAAAAATTTCGTAAACTAATCAACCAAACCTTTACAGGCGAAAGGTTGGATGCTCTTAACAAGATGTATGACCATTTTGAAGAGCGTATGATTTATACCCCAGCCTCATCGGTTGAACATTTTCATAATGCTTTTCCAGGAGGATATGTAGACCACGTTCTTCGTGTGACTCGTAATGCTTTGAAGGTATATGATTTGTATACTGAATTGGGTATGGGTATGAATGATTACACCCGTGAAAACCTAATCTTTACAGCGCTTCACCACGACTTGGGTAAGTTGGGAACTCCATCGGAAGACCTATACATTAAGAACGATTCAGAGTGGCATGTAAAAAACCAAGGTAAAATTTACAAATACAATCCTAATATTCATTGGATGTCTTTAAATGATAGAACCTTTTATAATCTAAATTACTTTGGTATTAGATGCACCGAAGAAGAGTGGATTGGTATTAAACTTACGGATGGGTTGTATGATGAAAACAACAAAGAGTATTTTATCAAGTTTGATAAAGACCAAGCAATCAAAACATCAATACCATTTATAATGCATACTGCTGACTTGTTTGCCGCACGATTTGAAAACGAAAGATGGATTAAAGAAATGCAACCACAAAAATCAACTCGTAATATAACTAATGGTAGACCCAAAAAGTCGGACCTTGGAAACGCATTTACAAATGGTGGGTTTGGAACTGTGAATGTATTTGACGCTTTTAAAGATGTAATTGAGGATTAATATGATTTGGATTATTTTAATTTTATTATTAGTTTCATCAGCACTTGGATATGCTGTTTGGAACTTGTTAAAAAAGTATGAAGCTCTTGAAGCTGAATTTGAGGACTTGGGTAGTAATTACGAACAAGCTGAAGTCTTACTTTCGGAAATGGCTGGTCACATTGATAGTGCTATTTCTCGTATGAAAGACATTGATAAACTTGGTTCATTTGAAGCCAATGATGAAACGGGTTATGTGTTCAAAGAACTTTATGAAATTGTAGAACAATTGGAAGTATATTATAATGGCGAGAAAAGCAAAGAGTAAAAGATACTTCACCCAAATTACGGAGATGGCTATTAACGCCTACAACCGAATTGATGACCAACGATTAAAAAATAAAATCTACAATAGATTTATTCACTATCCGTTTGATAAACTTGTAGAGAATGTAATTCACACTTATAAGACATATTATTTTAATATTCCATATGAAGATGTAAAGATGAATGTGGTTGCGTTTCTAAATGAAAAGATTCACAAGTTTAATGGAGATAATGGTAGGGCGTTCTCTTACTTTACGGTAATTGCAAGAAACTATCTATTCAACGAGAACAATCAGAACTATGCACGAATGAAGGCTCATACCGATGTTGATTCTATTGATAATGAGCGTGATGTGGTAAATGAAACTTATATTGCACAAAACTTGGAGTTTCAATCTGACTTTATGGATTTCTTTGGAGATTATATGGATTTTCATATGAAGCGTTTATTTCCAAAAGAAAGAGACCAAAAAATTGCAGACTCTTTGAATGAGTTATTTAAACACCGAGATAATCTTTATTCCTACAACAAAAAGGCATTATACATACTTATTAGAGAACGAACAGGAGTATCAACCCAATATATCACAAAGATTGTTGGTAAATACAAAGTTATTTACACAGAATTATATTCTGACTACAGTAAGGGAACAATAAAAAACTTAAACCATCGTATAGAGGAATTCAATGCATAAAGATGATGAAATCTTTAAGGGTAAAACTTTTTCGGATTTGATGTCTGACATCTATAACAATTCAAAAAAGAAAGACCGACAAATTAAATTGCTAATCGCCCAACTTGAACCTATGGTAAAGAGTGTGGGCGATGCTGCTGCGGTAGTTCCCCTAATCAAAGAGTATTTAGATGTATCCGTTAAAAATGATGATGCCCTAATTAAACTTGCAGCGATTGTTCAACGAATGTTAAAAAATGAATCTGATGGTGAGGGTGGTTTATTACTTTCAGAGGATGAAAAAAAACAACTTATACAAGCTATGGAAGAAGTTGAAAAAGACCTTCCAAAAGATGATGAGGGAGATTTGTGATATTTGGTACGGTAGAAAATATAGTATTAGATGATAAAGACTCTGAAAAGTTATATAAAATTTATGTAGCAACTACCACGGGTCTCACAGGTAATACAATTGAAGCATATCCACTTGATATGACTTCTAAAAAGATTCCTGTTATTGGTGAACAAGTAATGGTGGTATTGGGTTCCAATGCTGATGCAAATTCACAAAAAAGGTCATCAACGAGAAATTATTATATTTCAACGGTTGGTATTCAGTCAAACATAAATCATAACGCATTACCAAAACTTAATAGTAAATCATCCGTAGGGCTTGGTAATATAGATGGTGCTTTTGCTGGTGTTTCAGCCCAATCATCGGTTGATTCTCCACATGATTTTGGAAACGGATTTGTTGAATTAAAAAACCTATCTCAATTACAACCATATCTTGGTGATGTTATTTTTGAAGGTAGATTTGGCCAATCAATTCGTTTTGGATACACTCCACGAAATACAAAAAGAACTAATAGTTTGGTAAGTGGTGCTACGATAGAACCAAGTTGGACATCACCACGACCTGAAGCCCCAATCACAATTATTAGAAATGGTGTTGGGTTTTCTCGTGGATATAACAAGTTTATAGTTGAAGATATAAATCGTGACGACTCATCACTATATCTTACCTCACAACAAAAACTTCAAATTAAAACAAGACCATTTTCAATTGGAGTAGTTCCAAGTGGAATTTATCAAAACCCACAAGCGGTATTAAACTCTGACCGAGTTTTAATTAACTCTAAAAAAGATAGCGTTCTTATTAGTGGTGAAAAAGGAGTTTATGTTTCTACTCCAAGTTGGAAAGCTGATATGGATAAAATGTTTACTCAACTTGCAAATTTAGAAGCACAAGTTACCGCGTTAAATAATGCTTTACTAACCCTTGCAGCTGCTTTAACAGCACTACCATTAACCACGGCTCTTGGAGCAACATTGACAAGTCAACTAACTCCAATAACAGGTAAATTACTTAAAATAAAGACCGAACTACAATTGATGAAAAACTGATATTTATTACTATGGATACAAATAAACTATTTAAAGCAATTCAAATCATTGTCCAAGAGGAAGTGAAGAAGGAAGTGGCTAAGCGTGAAAAAGCCATCCGTGAATCTATTTTAAAAGAAATTAAATCAAAACCAATTCAAAAACAAATTCCAAAGGTTGAAGCTGACCCATTAGAGGTAAGTCACATTTTTGAATCTCAAACACCAAAGAAAAAATCTGGTCCAAAGTTTGAGGGTAAGTTTGCATCTCTACTTAATGAAACCGCTGATGGTGGTGATTGGAGAAGTATTAACTCTACCGGTGGTGCTTTTAATTCAAATCAAGCAATGGCTTGGGGTGCTATGAACCAAACCCCGGATGTTTTACAAACCGCGGAGGGTAGAGCTATTCCGATTGAACAATTACAACAAACTGAAGCCGGTCAAGCGGTGGTAAACGCATTAACACGAGATTACTCCGGATTAATGAAGGCGATTAACGCCAAGAAAGGTAAGTAATGGCTGTTCGTAAGGAATGGAAAATAAATCCAATTGATTTAAAAAAGAATGTTGCCGTTGGTGTTAAATTACCATTCGGTGGAGCAGGCGTTTTCCAATTATCTTACACAACCGAAGAACAAGCCATTTCTAATCTAAAAAATTTAGTCCTAACTCGTAAAGGTGAACGACCTTTCCAACCTCTATTTGGAACGGATGTATACTCACTTTTATTTGAGCAAATAGGTGGTTTTATTGAAGACAATTTAAAAGCGTCTATATCCGAGGATATTGGTTTCTGGTTGCCGTATATTTTATTAAGTGATGTTATTGTAGACGCTCAGCCGGATTCCAATAGAGTTAATATATCACTTAATTTTAGAGTAACTGAAAGTGGCGCAAATCAAACTATAATTATCTATGTAGACCAACAAGGTGGTCTAACTATTGCTTAAGGAATATAAATGACTGATAAGGTAAATAAAGAAGTAAGTTTAATTGGTAGAGATTTTGGAGATTTCCGTAAGAATCTTATTGACTTTGCTAAAAACTACTTTCCCGAAACTTACAATGACTTTAATGAGTCATCTCCTGGAATGATGTTTATTGAAATGGCATCATATGTGGGTGATGTTCTTTCTTACTATACTGATGTTCAGTTAAGAGAATCAATTCTTGAACAAGCACAAGAAAAGGGTAATGTATTCCTTATTTCTCAAGCTATGGGATACAAACCAAAGTTGAATGTTCCTGCGACCACAATTTTAACAATCTACCAAATCATTCCCTCAAAAGGTAGTGGTGATAATGTTACTCCTGATTTTGATTACGCTTTGAAAGTCAAAGAAGGTATGAAAGTCAATTCGGCTACCAATAACGAAATTCAGTTTTCCACAACTCAAAAAGTAGATTTTGCATTTTCATCATCGTTTGACCCAACGGAAGTTACGGTTTATCAAACAAATGATACTACAACTGAACCAACATATTACTTGTTAAAAAAATATGTTAAAGCCGTTAGTGGTCAAGAAGCAACACAAGAATTTGTTTTTGATTCTCCAAAAATTTACGACAAGATTCGTATTGATGAAGAAAACTTAATTGATGTTGTAAAGATTGTAGATGATAATGGTGATACTTGGTCCAAGGTTCCATATCTGGCTCAAGATACTATTTTTGAACAAGTTCCAAATACATCCGCATACTCTTTAAACTATAACTTGTATGCTGGCGAAACTCCATATCTTTTAAGATTAAAAAGAGTTCCAAAAAGATATATTACCCGAATTGAAGAGGACAACTCAATTACAATTCAGTTTGGTGCTGGTATATCATCAAATGCTGATGAAGAAATCTTACCAAATCCAGATAATGTGGGTTCTGCACTTTATCCTGCAAGTGGTGACCTTGACCAAGGTATTGACCCATCAAACTTTATGTATTCAAAAACATATGGTGTCGCTCCATCCAATTCAACTTTAACCGTAACATATCGCACTGGTAATGGTGTATTAGATAATGTTCCATCAAGAGACTTAACTGAAATTGATACAGTCATATTTGAAAACCAAAATCAATCAGCGTTAAACGAAGATAAATTTAGAGTAGTTCAAAATTCAGTTGCAGTGACTAACGAAGCTGCTGCTGGTGGTGCTAAATTTGAAGAAGACATTGAACAAGTTCGCCAAAACGCAATGGCTTACTTTGCAGCTCAAAATAGAGCGGTCACCAAGGAAGATTATGTTTTAAGAGCATACGCTTTACCACCACAATTTGGTTCAGTAGCAAAAGCGTTTCTTGCACCTGATTGGCAAGTTCAAACTTTACTTGATGATGGTCCAAACCCAATTGCAAATCCATTAGCATTAAACCTTTATGTTTTGGGTTATGATAATGAAAAAAAATTAAAGAGTTTAAATGCAGCTACCAAGGAAAACTTAAAGAACTACTTGTCATACTATCGTATGTTGACTGATGCTGTAAATATTAAAAATGGATATGTTGTAAATATTGGTATTGATTTTGAAGTGATTGTTCTTCCAAATTATAATTCTAATGAAGTTCTTTTAAGATGTATTAACGCACTAAAAGATTACTTTAATATTGATAAAAGACAAATCAACCAACCAATTATGTTATCAGAACTCTATATTCTATTGGATAGAATTGATGGAGTTCAGACTGTTGTAAGACCTGATAGAGATGGTGTGGGTGGCTTACAGGTTGTAAACAAGTGGGGTGGTGTATACTCCGAAAACAAATACGACATTGTAAACGCAACAAAACAAGGAGTTGTATATCCACCAAAAGACCCATCAATTTTTGAAATTAAATACCCTGACCTTGATATCAAAGGTAAGGTAGTCCCAATGACATATTAAGAGGTAGAAAATGATTTATAGAATTTATCCAAAAAAAGACGCCACAATTTATGAGGATACTGCTCGTAAAAATCAAAATACTGGCAAGGATGAGATTCTTGAGGTTGGTAAGTTTTACGACCCCACTAACCCATCTACCTTAATTGGTAATAGTAGAATCTTAATTGAGTTTGACCTTGATACTATTTCAAGTTTAATTTCAAGTAATGATATTAGTGGTAGCATTAAATACTACCTAAATTTGGAATCTACCGAAGAAGCTGAAATCGCATCAAATTACGATTTGTATGTTTATCCTGTAAAAGAACAATGGTTAGAAGGTATTGGTAAAGAGTCAGATACTCCACACAATGAAGTTGATGTATCTTGGGTGTATCGTGCTAGTGGTTCAATTTGGGATGTTGAAAACGAAACTGTAAACAAACCAACAAATCCCGAAACGATTTCAAACCTATTGTCAGCATATACCTTTGTGGCATCGGTTGGTTCTTTTACATTAGATACATCACAAAGTATTCTTGGAACCGATGGAACAGCTCCATCCATATCCGTAGAAAATGGTAGAATGAAACTTTCGTGCGCTAACTTTGGTGGTGGAACCACATTATTAAGTGCTTCGTTGTTGGGTGGTCAAGAATATAATATTACATTTGAAGTTGACCCAAATACACTAACTGGTATTGATTTTAGAGTTGCATATAATAGTGTGTATTTAACAAATCTATCAAACTATACACAATCAATTTCAGCAGCATCAACCCAATCCGTTAAATTTACACCAAATCAGTCTGGTGTATACGAAGTATCTTTAACATTTTTTGATAGAAATGGTTCAAATGGTTCTGATGGATTTATAGATAATTTTTACATCTATGGTACTCCTCCTGCTGGAACTCTATTATGGGACACATACGCTATACCAAGTACAACTACTGTTTATTTTTTAAATAATACTATAACAGGTTCTGCTGGTGAATTACCAAGTATATTTGTAAGTGCATCAAAACTTTTCTTAACAGCATCTAATTTTGGTGGTGCTGCTGTAAATAGAAATTTTGATTTATATTCGGGCGTTACATACACCTCAAGTTTTTATTTTGATACGGGCTCCGGTCTTAACAATTTAAAATATCAAGTTATTGAACCCGACGGTAGAGAAGAAACATTTCAACTATTAACTCAATCAGGTCCATATACACAAAGTTTTGTTGCAGACCAAAATGGTGAATACTCATTTAGATGGTCTTACTACGCAAGTGGTTCGGGCCAAGGAAATGCTTTCATCCAAAACTTTAAATTACAAACCGACGCTGCATTATATCCAACATCATCGTTGGTATTAGATAATGAATACGAAGCCAGAGGAGCTGTAAACTCTGGCGGTGGAACTTGGTATACTTCATCATTCCTAACAGGCAATCACTACTACCAATCATTTGACAAGTATATTCAAAACTTAAATGTTGAGGTGACTGATTACATCAATGACTTTTTAGAAGGTCATCGTGAGAATTATGGTTTCATTGTTTTAAAATCAAAAGAGGATGAATCATCTACTCGTAAGTTTGGAACGGCTAAATTCTTTTCATCAGATACCCATACCATCTATGTTCCGACTCTTGAAGTTCGTTGGAACAATACTACATTTACAACGGGCTCTTTATCACCACAAACTAATTCTGATTTGATTGTTTATGTAAAAGATTTCCAATCAGAATATAAAGAAAATTCTAAAAGTAAAATTAGAGTATATGGTCGTGAAAGATTTCCAGCAAGAACCTTTGCTAACGCATCACCAATTAAAAGTGTTAAGTATCTTCCAACTACCGCATATTACTCGGTAGTTGACGCTGAAACAAATAAGACATTTATTCCGTTTGATGATACATATACAAAGTTAAGTTGTGATTCTACATCAAATTACTTTAACTTTTGGTTTAATGGGTTACAACCTGAAAGATACTACAAGTTTGTATTTAAGGTTGTAGATTCTACAAACGGAACTACAAAATTCTATGATGATAATTTCTTTTTCAAAGTGGTAAGATAATATGGCGGAAAGACAAATAAAAAGAAATAGTAGAGGTCAGATTGTATCATATGAAATTGCTGCAATTAATGACCCAACTGTTGCTACGCCAGAATATGGTAAGTTTTTATTACAAGGTCCAAACGAAGAAGGAACTGTTATTGAAAAATATAGTTCTGGTTCATTCAACGAGGAAATCAATACTGATATTACTTTGGAATTGGTTACATCCGATACGATTATAGATACTCAAATTGTATTGAATGAAATCATAACTACACAAGACCAAAGAGCTACTAACGATGGTGGTACTGTTATTGGTTCAATAGATACAGCACCATTTGGGGAAGTTGGTCTTTATATTAACGAGTATAGAGTATTTACAAGAACTGATGGGGCTACCGTACCTTATTCGTGGACTGGAACATTCTGGCAAGAATTATAAGGATAAAGTAAATGTCATTAGATAGATTTGAAAATAAAGATGAAGTTGTCGGTGTAACTCCCGTCTTTGGCAAAACTATGTTTGCTGATGAAGAACCTCGTATTGAGAAGTTCAACGACCAAATTACGCAAACCGATATTGATGGAACATACTCTGGCGCAGCACTAACCAATGCGTCTGAAATTCACATTTATGGTGAAGACAATTTACTTGCATCACTATATGGTCAACCAATTCGTTCTATTCTTACAAATGGTAAACCAGCGGTTTATGTAGTTCCTGAATTAGATTTAAGACAAGGTGGAATTAACGAAGGTAATTATTCAGTATTATATAACTTTCATCATAATGTTGTTTCAAACTTAAAGGTTAATGCTATTTCAGCGGATAGAACGGAAGTTCGTTTAGTATCAAAAACAAATACACCAAATGCCTTTCAACCACTAAACGCAATAAATCAATCTCTTGGTTCAAATTCATTTAATGCGTTTTTACGAAAAAAAGATTTTGTTCTTAATTTTAGTGATAATGAAATTTACGATGTAACTAATTTACTTTTTGATGGTCCTCGTATTGGTGAAATAACCGAAACCTTAAACTATCCTACGGGAATAGTTCAGTCAACTCCAACTGTATTTGTTCCATTAGATGATGTCATTGCTGGTGGTATTGGTATTTGGAGAACTTTCATTGAAGTTTTTAACCCAGCAATTAATCAAACTACTCCTGTATTGGGAACTCCAACGGGTAGGTTTAGAAAATACGAATTACAACAAAATACAAACGGAACTTTAAAGTGGAATCCTGGTCAAAATACATTTGTATTTCCTGACATTCCAAGTGATGTTCCTTTAGAAATTTCAGAGTTTCTTTCGGATACAACTCTTGTTGATAAAAGGTATCAAGTTGAGGTAGGGAAATTAAACTTAAATTACAAGCGGTATAACAATACACTATCAGAATTAAATGTAGTAATTGTTAAATTATTAAAACCACTTGAACCTTCAATTGAGGTTGGTGATAATTTAAGTGTTGATGCTAGAATACTAAAAACTTGGGTAGATAAGGTAATAGCATTTCCAGCAATTCAATCACAAGACAAAGATGATTTTTCAACACCAAACTTTGCTATTGAAATGGAATCGTATGGTAAGTCTGATGGAACTGATTTCAAAACTTGGAATGATTTATTGGATGCAAATTTATCTACATCTCAACAAATTATTGACTACTATTTTAGTGGTTCTCTTGGAAAGATAAAGTTAAATATTCAATACAACGATTTCCAAAACTACATCCACTTTTCATCAGCCACCGAACGAGTTGAAAACTTTGTATATAAACTTCAACAAATTGAGGCATACAACTCACGAATTGATTTCTTAACAGGTGTCAGCGGTTCAGCCGCATTAACCAATATTTCACAATCAATTAGTCGTAGGGATAAAATAGTTGGCGCATTTGATGGGTTTGAATATTGGATGTATTATCAAGATACATCTTCAATCTATACACATTGGTCATCATCTGCCTTTACAATTACACCATATCCAAAAGTATCAACATTCCCATATGTTTTACAACCACTAACATCATCTCAAGCACAATCGTGGTATGCTGGGGTTCAATCATCAGCATCGTTGTATGACTCACAAAACCCGGCAAGACTTCGTAATTTTATTCCAATTCATCTACAAGAGGATGATAAAAATTCGGATTACATTACATTCATTGATATGATTGGTCAACACTTTGATATTTCGTGGACCTATATAAATTCATTAAGTGATATCAACAAAAGAGAAGAGCATCCGTGGGATGGTATGTCCGATGATTTACTATTCAATGTTGCAAAATCAATGGGTTGGTCTTTATCAAACGGATATGGTGATTCAGACTTATGGACTTATGTTCTTGGAACCAACCAAACAGGTTCGTTAGCTCAAACAGGTCAATTAAAAACCAAATCAAGAGAAAAAATTGTAAAAGAAACTTGGAGAAGGATTGTAAATAATTTACCATACATTTACAAAACAAAAGGAACTCCAAGGTCAATCAAAGCACTTCTCGCTACATATGGTATTCCACAAGCGTTCCTACAAATCCGTGAATATGGTGGTCCTACAATTATTGATGTTCCAAACCAATACGAACACGAAAGGTTTGTATACAAAGTAAACATTGATGCTCAAGCTGGAAAGTATATTGTAAACCCTTGGGGACAAATTCAACCCGAAGGTTATTCATCAAGATTTCCATATAGTATTGAGGTTATTGCAAAATTACCTGCAAGTATTGGTTCGGATGATGGTGGTGCAACTGGCGAATACACTATTTTTGATATGGTTGTTCCGGGAGAAAGGATGTCAGTTAAATTTAATGGTGTTAATTCTACTACTGCTAACTTTACATTAGTTTCTGGCTCAACCTCATTATTAACCACAAATAACTTTACTTGGAATGGTAGTAGAGATGTTGTAATAGTTTTAAATAACGATTCAACAACTACATCTTTAAGAGCGGCTATGCCGGATAACTTTGGTGGTATTCTTTCAAGTGTTAGTGCTTCGATAGCTACACCAGGCACTGTTACGGCAATTTGGGGGAGTAATGGTTCTTTAAATGTTGGTTCTCCAACTGATAATGATTACACTCAATTTAATTTACAAGAATTAAGATACTACTATAACACTATCAGTCAAGAGATTGTTGAAGACCACGCAAAAAATCGTGATGCTTACTTTATTGATGATAACACAACCGACCTTGATACGACAGGTTCATTGGTGACTTTATTGTATAGACAATTTTTTGATAGTAAATATGGTGGTTCAAATTGGAATAGTGGTTCATTACACCCAAACCAAGAAGTAACTACTACCTCTACTGGTAAAATTTTAAGTTGTTCATTTGGACCAAGTGTTTCAGCAGCTGACCTTGAAGGTGAGTTAGATACATACTACTCAAAGATTCCATCAGCAGGCGCATTAAATGTAAACAACAATAAAATTCGTATTGAATCATCAAGTCTGGCTGGTGTATTATCACCTGATAAATCACAAGAAAATAGTCAGTATGATTACGCTCCACTTGATTCAAACTTGGTTGGTGTTTACTTTTCAACTACGGATACTGTAAACTACGACATTTATAATTCCGAAGGTTATTTTGAAATTGATGATTGGGTTGGTGATACTGATGAAAGATACAATGAGTCATATCCACTTTTAAGATATAGGTCTCAAAACTACTTTGCTAAATACACAACCAAGACTGCATTAAATCTTATTTTAAGTTTATTGGCTAGATATGATTCATCTATTTTTAGTCAAATCAAACAAGTTCTTCCTGCTCGTGTAAATTATATGAGTGGTATCTTAATTGAACCACACATCCTTGAACGAAACAAATACAAAAGAAATCGTGGTATTACACGAGATTTCCATCAGTATGTTGGGACTATACCTTTTTATGTTGAATCAAACATCACCGCAAGTAGAAATGACTATGGATTTAGTAGTGGGTCTGGTATTGTAAATGATGGTGCTATTGATTTATACAACTATCTACCATCAACATACCAATATCAAATTGCAACTCTATCATCAAGTATTTCGTGTAGTATTGTTTCAACAAATGTAAGTGCTAGTGTTTTAAGCGATAATTTGGCTGGTGGTAATAATCAGTTTAATTTTACATCAATTACTACAAACGCTTCTTTACTATCGCATATAACATCAAGCATTCTTTGGGTTGTTGACAAAAATAACGAAATGGTATTTGTGAGCGGTGGTTTTTCAATTAGCGCAAGTGTTAGTTTAATAACTACGGATGATAGCCAAGGAACTATTGAACTTACAAGTGGATATACTATTGACGCTAGCTTCAACAGTCAAAACCGTGTATTCATACTATCATCAACTAATGACCCTACTCAAGATGAGTTTGCAGAATTTATATCATCAAGTTTAGTTTGTGACTCTGTAACCACTTATGTTAATAGAACAAATGGATATTGGGAATATTCACCAACCGGAAGTCAAGCGGTAAACGCTAGAACCACAAGTCAAGCGTTCATCGTTAATAGATTCTTTTCAACGGCTGGTTCCGCAAGTAGAAATGAGGCGTTCTCATCATCACTTTCGCCAGCGGATGTACAGGAATATCGTGGATTGTCAATTGAAAATCTATACTTCAATGGATGTAGAATTACTTCAGATTCTTTAACCACGGATTCAACGGATACACCAGATGGTGGTCCTGTAATTGAAGTAAATGTAGTTGATTCAAATACATTGGTTCTATCAACTAAAACAGCATTAGATGGTGATTTAAGAATAGGCTCAGCTGAACCAATTCAAACTATGGTTCCAACTGAATTAATTTCTTTACAAAATTACGAAGAATCCATTTCTCAAACATCAACTCAAAAAAGAAATGATATTGACACGGAACAAGCTGTATTGAATGCACCATTTATTTATACAATTCCATCAAGACCTTTGTATAGAGATGCTGTTTCTACACAACAACAAGTGGCAGGAAATGTGACAATTCAAACAAATTTTATACAACCACGAAATGGTTAAGTTTAATTTAATAAAAAAATGATATTTATATACATAAAATAAGGAAACACTATGGGATATTTAGATAATTCATCGGTAACTGTTGATGCGATTTTGACCAAAAAGGGAAGAGAACTTCTTGCACAAGGTCGTGATAAGTTTCAAATCACACAATTTGCATTAGCAGATGATGAGGTTGATTACAACCTTTGGAATCCAGCACACTCATTGGGCTCTGATTACTATGGCGCAATTATTGAGAATATGCCGGTATTAGAAGCCCTAACTGATGAAAACTACACTATGAAGTTTAAATTGTTGACTCTTCCAAAATCAACCATAAAACTTCCAATTATCGTTCCTTCAGTAACCACTCTTTCTTTGGAAGAATCCGGCATTACTTCTACTATCAACATCACAACCAAAAATGGTGGAAACTCATTATTAGGATACACCGCAGTGTTGTTAAATTCAGACGCAGCAAATATCGTTGGTAATCCTGGTGTTCCTGGTGGAACTTCTCCAAGTGTTAATACAACATCATACATCTCTAATAAGAGTGTTACGGTGGTTGGTAAAGACGCATTCACAATCACAACAAAAGTTCTTCCATCCGCTACCGCAATTACAACTCGTATTATCTTTATTGGTAATGAGACCGGCGGTAGAACCGAAGTAACTTTAACCGTAAACCCATTCACAGGTAGAGTGTTAAACACACGAACTGTCGCAGGACTATAAAATTAAAAAGGACAAAATATGTCAGATTCTCCAATTTTTTCTTTCAATAATCCAGCCGGTGGTGGTTCAACTGGAAATGTTGGTGGTGTAGGTGGTAATACCACACCATCCCCATCAGGAACACCACCAGCAAGCACCTTAACCGCTCAACAACTTTTGTCGTTTGACATTAGTGAAAATAGAACTCCTATTGTTCCTGCTGGCGCATACAATGTTGGTAATGGAAAAGTTTACACAGCATTCACTACGGATGATGTAGTTGAAGGTGGTAATCAAAGAATTACCCGTGGTTTGTGGAGTGGTAATGTTGGCGAATTAACTACGTTCTTCACTTCATCATTTCAGTCTGCTACTCAAAAATCATATTACTATGAAATTTATAATGGTAATCCATCCACTTCAACTTCAGAGCCTCAATTTTCGGTTGCATATGGACATAGATTGGGTAGTGGTTCATTAAGTACTGCGCCTGATTATGATGCTCCATCTAAAGCAATTTATGGTCAATATCAACAAACACTTTTACCATCAACCCAAACTCAATTTACATTTGGAACCGCAACTTCTGATGATATCTACGCTATTACAATTAATAGAGCAAGATTGAAAGATAAATTGGATAGAGGTAATTGGGAATTGGTATTATCAGGTTCTGGCAAAACACTTTATTTAATTGATGATAGTGGTGATGTAAATCAAAATTCATCTAATGACGCAGAATCATACAATGTTGTATCAGGTTCTCTTGCTAGTGGTGTATTTTCTACAACACAAATATTTGGAGCTGTATACCCACATAGAGGTGTAATTATCTTAAACCCAGCGGCTCTTGACGCTTCTGCTTCTTTGGGAACTGTTAGAACAAATAGTAATGCTCAGAATCATAATAAATTATTCCTTGCAATTAGTGGTGCTGCTGTAGCAAATTCAAGTAATGGTTTCCAAGCAAGAAACGAAGAAGAAGTTAAATCCACATTCTTTTTTACAAGGGTTAAAAACGCAGAATACAACTTTTCAAATAACCCATCCTATGTAACAGGTTCAGATGGTGACTTGGGTCAATCTACCTTTATTGGTGACCCAAAAACTTACATCACAACTGTTGGATTATATAACAACGATAATGAGTTATTAGCAATTGCTAAACTATCTAAACCAATCTTAAAGTCATTTTCAAACGAGGTCCTTGTTAAGGTTAAACTTGATTTTTAAAGATGTTTGTATTAAATGAGTATTGTATTCAAAAAAATATTCCAAGAGGGTTTACAACGAAGACCCTTTAAGGCTCACAAAAGATATGAAGTAACTAATGTAAATTACTCATCATCTTTTGGAATACAAGTATTACGAGCAATCAATCCAAATAATACGAAAGTAGAAATTTCATCTTCGGTCAATGGTAGTATTGCAGTAGACCCAAATACTCACTTCAACACAAACGCTTGGGGGTCAATGACCCAAGTATCACAAGAGGTTCTTTGGAGTTCTCTTAATCAAGTATTTTTCCAAGAATCAGATAAGACTTTATATGACACCGCTTCGGTGATGTCTATACCTGTAAATAAGTTTGGTGATGGTATTAAGCCCGGGTCGGTGTTTATTTTGGATAATTCACACTATCCATCAGCATCAATAAAATTATACGACCAATCAATGGATGACTCTTATGGCTTATTAATCGCAAGTGAATTAACCTCTTCAGTAAAAGTAAACCAATCAAATGTTGTATTAAAATTATCATTTGATTCAACGCGAGTTATTGACTCTTCAAATTTTCAAAACGAAATTATAGTGAGTTGATATGGCTTGGACTACTACATCTATAGGTTATTTTACTACCGATTCTGAAAACCTTTCGGTAGGAAATGGTGGAACCTTTCTTGGAGTTCAAAGTGGCTCTAAAAGCCTTAACGTAAATTTACCATTAACTTTAGATGATATATTCTCACCATCGGTTGTGGTATCCGCTTCAAGAACTCACCATGATAATCTTGTTTTAGATGGAATTACACTGTATGGTGGTGAATTAAGTAATGCTGCTGTAGTTGCTGATACAGCCGCTAGTGCTTCATTAGCAGCTGCTATTTCAGGCGGATTGTGGGCGGCTTCATCAAATAACTACTTTAGTTCATCTACCGATTATAGTGTTTACTATCCATTTGTTAATAGAAATACGGGTGTTACCTCAAGTTTAGCTAGAGTAACGGGATTTCAATTTCCCGGCTCTGGGGTTGTAACTCTTTTATTTGAAAACAATACTGTAACTTTTGAAGCCCTTGCTAATCTTATACCATCGTATGGTGTAAGTTACGCTGGTGAAATGACAGCTCCTGAGCGACTTGTGTATTTAATTGGTGATACTTCAAGTTTAAATCCAAATGAATTAGGATATCCGTTATCTTCAAGTTTGTCGGCCGGAACCTTTGGATATATATCACCCGTAGGACCACAATCTGGTGGAGGGGGTGGTGGTATTTCAACTACAAGTGGTGTTGGTGGAACTGGATATGCATATGTCTTTGGTGGTCAAAGTCAAAGTATTCTTGTAAGACATAATTCTAACTTTGATGTTTTTAATAAAAGAGATAATTGGGGTATTTCATTTTGGGCAAGTTTACCACCATCTCAATCTGGTACTGATACTGAAAAACTTATAGTATCAAAACACATCGCAGAACGATACATAAACGAAAATGGAACTATCACTACTCAAAACTCCGAAGTAGGTTCATACCCCTTTAAAGTGGGTGTTTATACTTCATATAGTGATGTAAATGGTAAAGTATTTTTTGAAACATCTGATGGAACTTCTACCAATCGTGTAACTTCATCAGCACAATACAACGATGGTTCATATAGACATTTTACATTTAACAAGACGGGTTCTCTATATGAAATTTGGGTAAATGGTGCAAGAGTAGCAAGTCAGTCAGTTTCATATCCATTTAATATCAATAACCAAAAAGATATTTTAATTGGCAATGATTCATATGGTGGAATTTCCGCATTTAGTGGTTCACTTGATGAATTTAGATTACATCGTGAAGCATTTACCACATCCGAAGTATCATCACTTGCTGACAATAATGTTATTAGTGGTTCATACCTTCAAAAAAATGATGTTGGGTATGTATTCTACAAACAAGGTATGATTGTAGTGACCGACCCAAGACCACGATATCAAAATGTTCTTTTGGGTGATGGTAATATTACATATACCACCTCTTCGGGTTATCAAGTTGATTATCGTTCAACAAAAGTCGTAGAAGAAATAGTTGCTCTTTGTGAAATTGGTAAAGAAGAATTTCTTGTTACATCCAATCCATCCGCAAGATATACCCCAAGTGAAAATGAATTTCAATTGGCTGAATTCACAACATCATCTTCATTTTATCCATATGTGACTACACTTGGGTTATACAATGATAGTGGTGATTTGTTGGCTACGGCAAAATTAGGGTCTCCCTTAAAAAGAAGAAATGATGTGGATGTAACAATTCAGGTTAAATTTGATATAGATTAAATAAAAGTTATGGCAAATGGAAATTGGAGTCATATCCAAAAGACCAAAGGACATAAGTCTGGTCTTGAAACTAAAATTAACGAACAGTTAAGAATTCAAGGAATTGATGGCGAATACGAGAAACACGAAGTATCATACACCATCCCAGCATCACATCACACTTATAAGCCGGACTTTAAATTACCAAACGGAATCTATATAGAATCAAAGGGGTGGTTTTTGCCTGAAGATAGAAAAAAACACTTACTCATCAAAGAACAACATCCTGAAATGGATTTGAGATTTATTCTTCAATCTCCAAATGGTAAAATTTATAAGGGTTCAAAAACTACTTATGCTCAATGGTGTGATAAACACGGATTCAAGTGGGCTAGTAAACAAATTCCACAAATATGGATTGAAGAAACCCCTAAACAAAATTTCTTTGATTTCTCATAAATATTTCGTATATTAGTGGTATGGAGGAAAGACTATTATCACTTTTAGAATCTATTCTTGGTAAATCCAAGAAAACTTCGGGCGACAATTACTCGTTCTATTCTCCATTTGTAGACCACTACAAAAGAAAATTAGAAATTAATATACGATTAAATTCCAAAGGAGAAAATCCTTGGCATTGTTGGATTTCCGATGAAAAGGGTAGAACAATCAAGTCACTTTTTAAAAAGCTTCGTGTATCTAAACAAACTTGGGATGAATACAATTCAATCTTCAGCAAGGTAAATAGATACGCAAGTGAGTATGAAACTGGCGAAGTTGTAGAGCAAGTAGAACTTCCAAAAGAATTTAAACCACTCTACCAAAAGTCAGACTCCATCAAGTGGAAACACGCTATGAATTACTTGTTAAGTAGGGGGGTTCGTGCTGAAGATATTGTTAAATACAATATTGGATATTGTGAAAGTGGTGAATACGATAATAAAGTTATTATACCATCCTATGATGGGAGTGGTAAGTTAAACTACTTTGTTGGTAGGTCATTTTATGATACAAAGTTTAAACACAAAAATCCAAAGGTTTCCAAAGACATAGTTGGATTTGATTTATTGGTTAATTGGGATACTCCAATTATCCTATGTGAGGGTGCGTTTGACGCTATTTCAATTAGAAGAAACGCTATACCACTTTTCGGTAAATCAATACAACCAAGTCTTGAAAAAAAAATACTTGGAAAATTGGTAAAAAAGTTGTATATTTGTTTAGATTCGGATGCTATAAAAAATTCCATAGGGTTGGCTGAAAAGTTTGTATCGTATGGAATTGAAACGCATTTAGTGGAGTTAAAAGATAAAGACCCATCTGACATGGGATATGAAAATATAAATAAACTTATTTACAATACACCATCCTTAACACTCCGAAGGTTGGTTGAGTTGAAGATGAACGGCTTATGAGTAAAATTAAAACTCTTAATATTGGTATAGAAAAGATTGGTAAGATTTATCACATCGCTGATGTCCATATTAGAAACCTAAAAAGACATTCCGAGTATCGTGATGTGTTTTCCCAACTTTATGGACAAATTTTGTCTACAATGGTGGAAAATGACATCATTGTGGTTGCTGGGGATATTGTTCACGCAAAAACGGATATGTCACCGGAAGTAGTTGATTTAACACAAGAGTTCTTTACTCGTTTATCAGACCTACTACCAACCATTGTAATTCCGGGTAATCACGATGCTAATTTAAATAATCCATCTCGTATGGACGCTTTACAACCTATTGTAAATGCGCTGAAGCTTGATAATCTATACTACCTTCGTGATACCGGCGTTTGGAAGATTGGTAATTGTTCGTTCTCACATCAGTCAGTATTTGATGAATCGCCGGGATTTCCACCACCAGTTGATATTGAAGGGTGTGACTATAAGATTGCATTATTCCACGGAGCAGTTGATAAAATTGTGACCGAGTTTGGGTTTGTAATTGAAAACAAAAAAGTTCTTGTAGATAATTTCAAGGGATATGATATTGTTCTTCTTGGAGATATTCACAAACCAAACAATGGTGTATTGGGTAATGATTGGATTAAGTATCCAGGTTCCTTGATTATGCAGAACCACGCTGAGTCGGTGTTTCCAGAACACGGAATTTTGATATGGGATGTTGATACAAAAAGAAACGAGTTTGTTCAGATTAAAAATCCATATGGGTATGTGACGGTTGATGTTGAGAATGGTAAGATTGTATCTAACTCACCAATTCCACAAAAACCACGAATGAGAATTCGTGTTAAAAATACCAAAGCTGCTGACCTAAACAAATTGATTGCAGAACTAAAGAAGGGTAGACAAATTCAAGAACTGACGGTTCAAAAGGTTATTACTCATAAGAATTCTAACGAAAGCGAAAAGATTGTTCTTCAAAATGTGCGTGATGTTGCATATCAAAATAAATTAATTGAAGAATACCTTTCGGATACGGAACACTTGACCGAAGACCAAATGAGTGTTGTAAAGGGAATTAACACGGACCTTAACGCTAAGTTGGGTAGTCACACTATCAAACTGAATTCTACTTGGATTCCAAAAACATTTGAATTTTCAAATATGTTTTCATACGGACCAAACAACATCATTGATTTCAGTAATATGAAAGGCGCGTATGGAATCTTTGCACCAAACGCAAGTGGTAAGTCAACCCTGTGGGATGCTTTGTCGTTTTGCATCTTTGACAAATGTTCACGAACCTCAAAAGCTGAGGATGTGATGAACTATTCTAAAAATTCGTTTGATTGTAAATTTACTTTTGACCTCAATGGTGTTGACTATGTAATTGAACGAGGTGCAAAGAAATCTCCAAAGAGGGGAACTGTAAAGGTAGATACAAACTTTTACAAAATAGAAAATGGTGTCATAGAATCTCTTAACGGAGAACAACGAAGAGATACAAACTTTATTATCCGTGAGTATGTAGGAACTTATGATGACTTCATCCTTACAGCAATGTCCACCCAATCAAACAATACTGGCTTTATTGACAAGTCACAAAAAGAACGAAAGGAACTACTTGCGCAATTTTTGGATATGGATGTATTTGAATCTCTTTACCAAATTGCAAGTGAAGAAATCAAAGAACTATCCGCTCTTCTAAAAGATTACAAGAATCAAGACCTTCCTACACAATTAGCTGACGCTGAGGACACTTTAACATCTATTACAGGTTCTTTAACCCAATTAGAAGATAAGCGTCTTAAATTGGATTCTCACCGAGATTCAATCAACACAAAGATTGAGTTTGAAGTTGGTAGTTTAAAGCCCGTTGATGATGTTGGTGATGTAGAACAATTAGAATCCCATTTAGAATCACTTAACAAACAACGAAAAACGCAAGAGACCGAATGTGGTATAAATTTTTCGGAACTTAAAAGTATAGAAGCCAAACAAGGAGATGTTGAGTCAAAGATATCTAATTTAAACATTGATGACTTAAAAGAAAAAAACGAACAATATAAAACTTACAACAATAAGTTTAATGAAATCGGAGTTCAACTTGATAAGTTAGAATCTCAAATGATTCACGCTAAAAAACATTTGGATGGCATTGGGTCTCTTACCTTTGATGATAATTGTGACCATTGTGTAAGTAATAAAAACACACCATTTGCAAAACAAGCTCAAACCCTTGAAGATGAACTACAAAAGCTTGGTAATGAATATAGTGAGTTGGTGACCAAGCGTATGGATGTAATGACACTACGAAATCAAAATGATGTAACCAAAGAACTAAAACTTTGGGATGAGCTTTCCGAAACTTCTTCTAAATTAGAAAAAGAATGGTTAAAGATTAGTCGTTCATATGAGTCGTGTTTGTCGCTTGTTAAAGATTATGATACCTCTATTAAAAATTTAGAAATTGATATTCAAAAAGCAAAGAACCAACAACAAGCGGTAGAGCATAACAAGTTGGTAAAAGAAAAGATACAATCTTTAAAAGGTAAAAGAACTGAAATTGAAGATTCAATAAAAGAAACTACCAACGAATTAATGCACATCAATTCAGAGATTAAGGTCGCTGAAAAAACGATTGAGAATGTTCACCAATCTTTGGAAAAACTTCGTGGTATGGAAACGAAATATGATGGTTATGAATACTACCTCAAATGTGTAAAGAGGGATGGTATTCCATACAATCTTATTTCAGAGGTTCTTCCAAAATTAGAAATGGAAATTAACAATATTCTTTCACCTATTGTAGATTTTCAAATTCTATTGAATACGGATGGTAAAAATATCAATTCATTTATTGCTTATTCTGATACTGAATACTGGCCATTAGAACTTACAAGTGGTATGGAAAAGTTTATTTCATCTATCGCAATCCGAACCGCTTTGATAAATGTATCTAATTTACCACGACCAAACTTTATTGCAATTGATGAGGGGTTTGGTTCATTAGACACGGACAACTTTAACTCACTCTATTTATTATTTGATTATCTAAAGACGCAGTTTGATTTTATAATCACCATTTCACACATTGACAAAACAAGAGATATGGTAGATTTCATTATTGACATCAATAAAATCAAAGGGTTTTCATCTATAAGATATTTATAAGAAATGGAGTAGTTAATGGGTTTACCGCTCAAAATAAAATCAAAACAAAATCTATCTAAATATAGAGTTTTAGTAGAAGATTCATCAGCAACATCTGATGAGTATTTTTCTATTGTAGAGTTTCCAGAATACTTGGGCGAGGGTAAAAACCTACTTCGTATTAAAACAAACCCAAACATATTTGAGCCCAATACTCAAATTTTTATTGAAGTATTAGACCCAAATGGAACGCCTGTATATTGGGAGATTCCAAATCATAGAGAAAATGATAATTCAAGGTTAATCTCTATTTGGGTGTATGGTGATAGAACTGACCGATATAATAATGGTAAGGGTATTGGTGAGATAATCTTACTTGGAACCTTATCAACTACATCGGATGGTAATCAAGTTCCTACTGATTTCAAAAAGATTCCAAATGTAAGGTGGAGACGTAAAGTTTCATTCGCACCAAATAAACCATCAAATGGTAAAATTGTATTTAAGTCTGATAGTTTACCAAAACTAGCACTGTCTTCAAGTGTTGATACATTTACCAATAAGATAGTATCAAATAATCAATTGGTTAGAGAAATTACAGGTTCATCCGTTTACTATAAAAAGTCAACATTTGGTGACACTGTATCTCTTGAAAGAGATGGTGGTGCTAACTTTAATAGTGAAATGGTTGGTGGTATTGTTTATGGTAATTTATCCACTACATTGTTTCCAAGATTGGGTGGTGGTCAATCACAACCAACAACATTTACAGCAAGTATTACAAATGTTGTAAGTAATCAAATTTTAAGAATCCAAAACCCACTAACTCAAAGTGATAATAGAACAAATGGTTCTATTCACACCTATGAATATTCGGATGGAATTATAAATGTAAATGTAGAATATTACTCTACCGCATCCGATACACAAACTCAAAACCAAATCGCGGTTGCAAATATAACCTTAACTAACCTTGACCCTATTGTAGGTAGAGTTCATTCGGTTAATACCTTACTTAAATCTCAAGGATTAACTTCAGCTGAATTTCAGTTAATATCAAATAATAGAGTAGAACCTACATCATCCGTATCATTCAAAGTTCCAATTCCAACGGAACAACTAAATGACCCAAAAACTTTAAAATTACAATTTTTAAATGTAGATGGTGTTAAATCAGAAACCGAACTTATTCAATCCGATGTTGTATTCGCAGGTGGTAATGTTTACATTGCAGGCGACCAATCCTTAATCACGGGTTCATTTCATATTGGAAACTCTATTGGAACCGGCATTGAGATGTCAGGTCATTCAAGTGGATACTTAAAATCAGTTGGATATCAAGGCATGACTTCAGCGTCTCTTGGTAAGGGTCCGGGCGGTTTCCTTATTTGGAGTGGTAGTGGTAATCTTCAAGTAGGAGTAGACCAATACCCCGGCGTAGGAATGGAAATGGTGTCCGCTGGTGGTTCATCGAGTTTCTTCTTTACAACCGCAGGTGGTGGTAATCTTAAAGTGATTACGGATGATTTCTTTATTGGAACCGAAACCACACAATTTATTAGTGGTTCAAATGGTAATATAGAAATCAGTTCATCATTCTTTCACTTAAATCCAAAAGATAGTGAAGCTATAATCGGTGGATTTGTTATAACTCCAACCGCAATAAGTTCATCACAATTTGATACCTCTGCGTCAATATCAGTTCCAAAACTTGCACTTAAATCAAATGGACAAATCACGGGTTCTAATGTTTTAATTCAAAGATTGTTGGATGGTGATTTTTATACTTTGTTTGATACGAACCTTGGTATTATAGACGCGAGAAATAATGGTAGACAAATTATATCAGATTATGCTGAATATGAGTGGACCGGTTCGGTTGAAACAAAAGTAGCAGAATATTATTTTCAACTAATGCCGGGTGAAAATCGGTTAGTATACGCATTTAGTCAGTTAGCTCATAGACAAGCAAGTGGTTTAACCGGTGGTTATGTTGAAGGAACTTGTAAAATGACTTTACAAATTCCAAACACCGGTTCGGTAAATTCGGGTCCGTTTGGATACACCGGCCCAACCGATGGAACTTTTTTTTATGATGGATTTGTAAACGCAACTGAATATACGGTATTTGAAAAATCATTGTTTAATATTGCAACAAACGACCACTATTCAAGTAGAACAAATCAGCCGGGAGAGCAAGGATTCTATTATGAAATACCAACGAATTTACAAGGTCGTTTAATTCGTGCAAATGTTTACTTAAAAACTTTAAATGTGGGAACGGGTGGAACAAGAAGTGCTGGAACTTTTTCAAGAATAAAAGGTCTTAGCGTAGTTTCAACAAGACAATTCGGTCAAAGAGCCGGTGATATTACGGAAGCACTTCCTGATTTAGGTATTGTGGGATTATAAAATTAGATACTTATTATTATGGGAAATTTAATTAAAGAGTGGATTAAAGGAATTCTTGTTGAAGAAGTAAAGCAACAAGTGGTAGTTTATGCTGGAAGGTTCCAACCATTCCACAAAGGACACTACGCTACCTACGAACATTTGGTAAAAAAGTTTGGTAAACAAAATGTGTTTATCGGAACATCAAATCAACAAGGTGGTCCAAAAAGTCCATTTAACTTTAAAGAAAAACGAGAAGTAATGATGAAGATGTTTAACATCCCATCATCACAAATTGTTCAAGTTAAAAATCCATACCAACCAAAAGAAGTTCTCGATAAGTTTGATTCCAAAACCACAGCGTTTATCACGGTAGTTGGTGAAAAAGATGAAGCAAGATTGGGTGGTAAATACTTTAAAAAATATGATGGTAGACCTGAAAGTGGATACCTTGATAGTGGGTATGTTTATGTAGCACCCGCACAACCCAATGCAATTAGTGGAACTGACGTTCGTAATTGGTTATCAGCCGGAGATGATTCTCAAAGAAAAGCTGGATTTAAAAAAGCATATCCAAAGTTTGACCCAAAGATTTATAATTTGATTTCAACAAGATTAATGAAAGTTGAATCTATTATGGAACAATTTTTTGAATCATTTGATATTAAATCACTTTTAGAAGGTTCTCTTTATGGAGCTGACGCTGGTGAGCCAGACACCATGTTTGTATTGCCAGGAAAAATTCGTAAACTTGGAATGAAAAACCCAGGTCAAAAAGATGATGTTTGGTTTGTAAATGGTGGTTGGACTCAAATGCATTTCCCAAAGGCTGATGTAATTATTGCTCCTGGTTCAAAAGGGTCATCTGATTACTATCAATACTCATCAAGAAGAAATATTCGTAATAATACGGACTTGGAAATTCCACCTGTTAGTAATGACTTTACAAGTGCAAAACAAGGTAGGAAACAAGTAGATGTTCAAGACCTGCAAACGGAAATAGCTATAAACCTTGGTCAAGAAATTATTGAATATACCATAGGTAAAAAAATAAATGAAACCTTAATATCAGAAAAAATAGGTAGCAGATTTTTACAATTTTTAGATAAGAGTTTATTGGTTGAAGGCGGTGCGTATGGACATATGGCTCACCCATTTGATACTGAAATGAATTTAACTTTTGGTGATTTAAAACAAATTATCAACGGAGCCCTAACAGGTGAATTAGAACTTGCAAGAGAAAAAACTGATGGTCAAGCCCTTGCGATTTCTTGGAGAGATGATATGGGTTTGATTGCAGCACGAAATAAAGGACATCTTGCTAATCGTGGTGAAAAAGCATTAGACATTAGTGGAGTCGCTTCCAAGTTTGGTGGTAGAGGTGGATTAACTGACGCATACAACTTTGCAATGAAAGACCTTACATCAGCAATCAAAGGTTTATCAAAAGCACAGAGAGACAAAATCTTTAAACAAGGTGCAAAGTTTATGAACCTTGAAGTAATCTGGCCAACATCGGTAAATGTAATTCCCTATGGTCAGGCCCTATTGATATTCCACAATACAACTGAATACAATGAAGCTGGTATAGCCATTGGCGCTGACCAAAGTGATGCAAAAATTCTTGCTGGAATGATTAAACAAATCAATCAAACTATTCAATCACAATATACTATTCAAGGACCGCCGGTGACTCAATTACCAAAGTCACAAAAACTTACTTCTTTAAAATCAAAGTTTGATGGTCAGTTGAGTAAACTTCAAAAAGAATTTAACTTGAAAGATACTGATGGTGTTGCAGAATATCACCAAAAGTGGTGGGAAAACTTTGTAGATACAAAATCACCATCAACACTTGATAATAAAACTAAAATGGGTCTTGTAAAACGATGGGCGTTTTATGATAAAGGATTTCGTTTAGATGGTAAAAGTATAGAAGACCCAAAGGTATTGTCTTGGGCTCAAGGTATAGACAAGAACGACCACGCTAAAATTCAAAAAGACAATATTAGACCATTTGAGGATATTTTCTTGGGAGTGGGTGCTGAGGTTCTTTCATTTATGAGTTCAGTTCTAACTGCAAATCCGGATACGGCTGTTAGAAGTATGAAAGACCGACTTGACCAAACAGTCAAGGATGTTCAAAAGGCGGGCGACCCAAAGAAAATTGCAAAACTAAAATTAGAATTAGAACGACTTGCTGCTATTGGTGGTAAAGACAAAATTGTTCCCAATGAGGGTATTGTATTTGTGTATAAAGGTAATACTTATAAACTTACAGGCACATTTGCACCTCTGAATCAAATTTTAGGATTGTTCTACGGAGATTGATAAATTAAAATAAAGTTATGACTAAAAAATTACAAAACATAAAGGCAATCAAAGAAATGATTGCCGGAACACATAGAACTCAAACAAAAACTACAATTGGATTTGAAACCAAAGATTATGTAAGAAGAGAAGTTGGAGAACAATGGACCGATGAGTTTGGTAATCAATGGGAACAAAAAAAAGGATACAAGGTTAAACTTGGTAAACTTTCAGAGGTCCGTAAAGAAGTTTCACAATTTTCAAATTGTCGTAAAGAAGTTTGCACTTGCGCTAATCCATCTCAAGCTGATAAAAAGATGATGGTGTATCACGGAATGTGTTTGGATTGTGTAATTGATATGGAACATCAATTAAAGATTGAAGGTAAGTTTAAAGAATACGAAAGAAGTAAGATTTTAGAAAATGCTAAAGCTTGGTTAAAACAAGCCGAAATAGAAAAAGAAATCTTAAAGACGGGATTGAAAGCTCAATACATCCTTGAAGATGGTCGTGTTGAAGAGTGGGAAGGTGGAATATCACCTGAAGAACTTGAAGCTAAAATTGATGCTGAATTTGAAAAGTTTAAAACGGAGTTTATCGCCAAGTTGGAAAACGGAAACGATTAACCATACCTATTTATTTTGTGAGGTATTATATGAAAAATAAAGAGTATTACATTCGTTTAGGTGAAGCAGTTGAACGGCTAGAAGAAAAAAACTGCCCGACTGACCCATCAAAGTGGTCTTATTACAAATCACAGGCGAAGAAAAAGTTTGATGTATATCCATCCGCATATGCTAATGGTTGGGCTTCAAAACAATATGGCGATGCTGGTGGTAGTTGGAAAAAATGTGCAAGTGAAGCTACTGATGCTCAAGAAACTGAATTTCATACACAACTTGACAAATTAGTCCACAAAACATTTGGTAAAAGCCCAGAAGAAAAAATGAACGAAAAATTTGATAAAACACATCTTGGTATTTTACAATATGCATTTAAAGATATTGATAGAATTAATCCATCAGAGCCCGCATATAAGAGGTTGGTTGATATGTTAAATAAATTATCAAAACAAGAACTACAACAAATTGCAGCGGTAGATATTAAGTTTCTTTCTCTTCTTGCAAAAAATCTTTTATCAAAAAAAGAATCAGTAAACGAAGGTAGAAAATCAAAAGATGGTGCTGGTGTACGATATGTAGAAGCTATCTATAACAATAGCGTTGGTATTGTCAAAATGGTTATGGATGAAAAAAAAGATGCTAAAGAAGTAGTTGATACAATGGGGCCGGTTTTAATTAACGCAATTAAAGCCACACTTGCACACAACTACAAGCCAAATCCACAACCGGCATATATTTTAAAAAGAGATTTACAACGTCTTGGTGATTTATCCAATCAACAAAGAATTGATGTATTTAAAAAGGGTTTAAAAGAATTATTAGCTGTTGTAACTGAATTGGTAAAACGACCAAGTCAAATGGGTGTTAAAAAGTTAGAGGAGAGATTCAGAAAATTGTGGAATAACGAATATGGTGCTAACATAGGTTTAAATGGAGAAGGGCCGCATGCGAATACTATCATTGAATCAGTAAATGAAGCAAGTATTGATGTTGATGTTTATAGAAAAAAACAAGCATTCGTAATTGGTCCTAAATTTGCTGAAGTTGCATCTGATAGTGATGTAGAATTGATGGCTCGTTTAAAGATAGTAAATAGCGAACATGAGTGGCAGTTAAAGCAAAACATTAAGTCAATGGACCACCTCTACAAAAAATACAAACTTCGCTCTAAAAAAGGTATTGAAGAATCCGTTGTAAACGAATCACATTTTCAAGTTGGTGACAAAGTAAAAATGTCTCATGGTGGTGTTGGTGTTGTTAAGTCATTAGATAAAGAAGATGGTGCTGATGATGAAAAATACTACAACATAGAATTAGCAAATGGTGAAGTAATGAAACACGCACCAAATGAATTAACACTATCAGTAAATGAGGGTGTTTCAAGGGATGCAGCTTACATTCACGGAATCCTACAATCAGGTCAAGATGCTACTCAAAATTTTATTGATGATAACGGATTGGATGGTGAAAAACTATCAGATTATGTGAAGGCTAATAGAAATAATATTGATGGGTATAATGTTAAACATTATATAAGTGGAGAAAGAGGTACTGTTGGTTCCGTTCCTAAACTACGTCAAGCATTTATTAAAAAATTCAAAAAAGGTAAATCAGTAAACGAATCATCAATGAGTAATATTGATATTATCGCTCAAGAAGCAAACGACTTTAAAGATTTTGTCAAAGAATTTTATAAAGAATACAAAGATTTTCCAAAAGATAAAGATACTATCAAATGGTTAAAGGGTGTTTATGATAATAGAAGCACAACCGAATCCATTGTAAATGAATCATCGGTTGAAATTGGTGATATTGTATTCTTCCCATCAGCGAATAGTGCTGCTACTGTTGTTGATAGATTTGGTAGAAGTGTAACCTTAAAGTTGGCGAATGGTAAAAAAGTTAAAACCGTGGTTGATAAAATTAAGTTATTGGCTCAAGATAATGTAAACGAAGGTAATGCATTTACAGGCGCTTTGTTTAACGCAAGAAAAGAAGGTTTAACTGAATTTGAATTCAACGGAAAGAAATATCCGGTTCACAAACTTGAAGAAGAAGAAAAAGAAGAAACTCTTGCTGAATCAAAATTGACCAAAGATTCTTTGAAGAAAATTATCAAAGAAGAATATCATAATGTAAAAACTTTCATGGAAGAAAAATATGGATTTACTCCTGAATTGGGTAAGGTATATTCTAATCTTGCAGCAAAACCTTTTTTAAAAGAAGAAGAGGAAGAAATACTTGATGAGTATGATGTAGAAAACTATCAAGACCTAAAAGAGTTTGTTCAGTTTATGGCTGAATACAAAAGTGACATCAACGAGGCAGAATATCAAGGTAGAAAAGTAAAACTTGGTAAGATTATGCAAGGTGATGTTAAGAAGTTCAAAGTGTATGTTAAAAATGACAAAGGTAATGTTGTTAAGGTAAACTTTGGACAAGGTGGTGATGCTAAAGGTGGAACGATGCGAATTCGTAAAGACAATCCTGAAGCAAGAAAATCATTTAGAGCTAGACACAATTGTGATACTCCAGGACCAAGATGGAAAGCTCGTTATTGGTCTTGTCGTAAGTGGTAATTATTAACATTGAATTACATACTTATTATTAGTTTAATTAAAATTTGGAAAAAACTATGGAAACATTAAAGAAAGCTTGGAATTGGTTGCTTGGTAAAACAACAATTGATGAAAAAATCAAAAAAACTGCTGTTGAAATTAAAAAAGAAGTAGCCGAAGTAAAGGTTGCTGTTGCAGAAGCAAAAGTTGCTGTTAAAAAAGTAATAAAAGAAGCTTCTGATGTGGCTAATGTGGTAGAAAAAGCTGCTCCTAAAAAGAAAAGATACTACCCAAAGAAAAAAGCTGCTCCTAAAGCTGCTGCTAAAAAATAAATGAAACGATTCAATACTCAACAAATTGTAATTCTTGCTTTATTAGCATTACTAGCATATCAATTCTTTTTTGCTGGCAATCGTTACAAAAAAGATTACGAAAGAATGTTGAGAGAGCGTGAACAAGAATACAACACGCAGATTGAAAAGTTGGAAAGTCAATCGGACTCTCTTTTAAAAATCAATAAAGATATTGAAAAAGAATTAAAGAGAATTGATGTTCAGATTGATAAAAAAGATACTCAAATTAATAAGTTAAGGAAACAATATGAAAAAGATGTTGCTAAGCTTGACGCTATGTCTGATAACGACATTGCCGACGCTTTCACAGACGCTTTCAACTGAACCTAACTTAATTGCAGTTCCAAGAGCCACTCTTGAAAAAGCATTAAAAGTAAAAGCAGAGCGTGACTTGTGTGTTGAAGAATTACGACTAACACAAGGAAAAGTTGTTTTATACTCAAAGTCTATTGATTTATATAAAGTTGAAGTTGAAAACTTAAATAAAATTATCACTTCAAAAGATTTGGTTATTGTAGAAAAAAACAAAGTAATTTCTCTAAAAGAAGACCAAATTAAAGTTTTAAAAAGAGAAAAATCTTCTAAAATGTGGCAAGGTCTTTTAATTGGATTTGCTGGCGGAGCGGCTACAGTTACATTATTGCTTGCTCTATAAATAAAAATATATGGCAAAAAGTTTAAAGGAACTTATTAGGGAAGAGTATATTAAATGTGCTAAAGACCCAGTGTATTTCTTTAAGAAATATTGCTATATCCAACACCCCCACCGAGGTAAAATTCTTTTCAATCTTTATGATTTCCAAGAAGATTTGATGAGGGAATTTGATGACCACCGATTTAATGTAATCCTTAAATCTCGCCAGTTAGGTATTTCTACTCTATCGGCAGGATATTCTTTGTGGATGATGTTGT